ATTTTTTTTTGTTATTTAGGATTGAGTTTTTTGCCTGTCCGTGAGGATCGGCAAAATGATTTGTACTTTTTCAGAGTAAACATAAGGTTTGTTATTATTGTTATTTGGCTCCCGTCCGCTCGTGAGAGTAGGCGGGATTTTCATATCTTTGTAACAAAACGATTTAGCTATGGGTAGATCTTGTTATGTTATAAAAAATAAGGAGGGTGGGGTAGATAATGTCCTTGCCCCGAACGACCAACCATCCGGATTATACCAAAGGGCGATGGAGGTGCTTGGCGACCAGAAGCAGGCCTTATCGGTCTGGGGTACGGCCTACTCCCCCGACTTCGTGTCTTTCTTTGGCGATTGGATGTCCATGCCATCAGAATACGGCTTAGATAGCAATGGGGAGCCTAGGTATGATGATGTCATGTCCTTTATCAAACAAAAGAATTATGCTGTGGGTAATTTCATGGCTGACGAGGTTAAGGATATCAATAATACCATTACTTCCCTGGGCGTTGATAATATCAATGATCTTAACGATATGATCGTATCTAACTTCCTTTCCGGCGGTGATATATTCATCAACAGATATAATCTTGAACGATCCGGGATGTATGATGCTGATGAGATTGATAATATCATGACTAACCGATTGGAGTATGAGCGGGTAAGGGATATGATGAGGAGGATTGTCGATTTTATGTCTGAGGGGGATCTCAATGAGAAGGATACATATTTCTTGTCCTCCGAATCAGGCCTTGGTGATGATTATATGATATATGAGGATGTGTATGATTCATTGGGAAAGAGAAGAGTCTTGAATCCAATGGAGGTAAGGGATACGATCATGAGGGCGGTAGGCGGTATCAGCGACCGCCGGGAGTTCGATCAGGCTTTCGCCTCAGTCCCATACCCTTCCTTGGCGCTCCGGTATCAGGAGGATCAGGATTACGCCGATCGGATGTATGACACATATCGTAATATGACCCGTATGGAGGTCAGGGATCAGGATGGGAATACGATTACCGACTCATATTCCAATAGCACCATACCGTATATCAGTATGCCTAAGGACATGAAAGGTCTAAGGGATAAGGTTGGGGAAATGATCAATATGGACGATTTTAAGGACATCAAGGATGTTGCCGGACGTCTATATGACATAGCCATGGATCTTTCCGATATGGGCGTTGATATAAGCGAGGCGATCAGCGATGAGATGGTTATATCCAGACCTGAGGATATCCGTGATCTTATGGCGTCGCTGGACGTCATGTTGTCTTCCATACAGGCCGGCAATTCGGTATACGATAGCTTTATCTCCGATCTTGATAGGATAACAGGAAAAGGGAATCCGATATACGAGGTTCAGGATACTTATTCTACTGGGGATAGGATGGTGTATGTAAGATCCGGGAATACATCCCCTTCCGATATGTATGATAGGAGCATGTTGTATATTAGTAGGAATACGTACCATAACACGGCTCCGATAACCGACACCGATCAGGCCTATGAGATGTTGGCCAATATCGGGATAGAGCGGCCCTCGTACTTGCCGGCTGGCGTGGTCCCCGCCGGGGCTTCCCGTTCCGATATTGGCGTGGTCAAGGATAATATAAAAAAGCTGGTTATGTCCAACATCTCATCCTCGAATACCGAGAACATGATCCTTGCCAGATTGATATACCAGCATCCAGTTACCCCTGAGATGGATGATGCCGATATCGATCGGGAGTTCAGGAGATACGAGGCTAGACAGGGGAAGGATCGGGATTTTATCAAATCCTGTACATCGTTGAGGAAGATCCAGATCAAGGAAAGGTTAAAAAAATCGGATTTATATAATAATGTCTTACGTTTCCTTGATTTTAATGGATTTTATAATGTATCTTTGAATCACCATGACAGAGGTACGTTAAAAAGCATGGAGATGTCGTTGCCGGAAGGTCAGGTAAGGGATCTTCTGTTTGACGTGGCTATCGAGTCCGGTGACAGTAGCATGAGAAACCTTTTCTATCTGGATAGACAGGATAGGATGATGGATGCCGGGTTTTATAGGTATCTGTACCAAAGGAATCCGGGCCTGCTCCGGGAGGTCAACGGCGGTGTCGAGGCGAGACCGGACGGTTCGTTCTTGGCTCGTGGGAGGTATGATGATTTCGTGTCATTCCAATCCGGCTTATATGAGAAGATAGGTGAGACGGTTGATGGTGCGATATACAGGTTCGTTGATGATCTTATATACTCCGATCCATCATCATATCAAGAAAACATGGTACGAAGGATGGGTGATGTTACGGTAAGGAGTGACGATAACCGCCTGTCAAGGATAGAGGATAATCCCTCATCCAGTAAGATAGTTAATGAATACACTGCTAATACAAATAAGTTGATGCGAGATTTTTCGTGTAGTTAATCTCTCTTTGACGTCGTGAGACGTTTTCTTTCGAGCATTGAAACATTGAATTTATAGATTTGCATGAATCCGGGCCGTAGTGATACGTTCCGGATTTTTTGTCTTGTACCGGTTCTTATTAATACCAATTGCATGACATGACGTGCTTTGATGATGACATATATCACGATCCTAGGATTATTAATTTTTGAACTTTGTAACGCCCACTATCAGGTGGGGTTATTATTAATTCAAAAATAAATAGACATGGGTACAAGTGGAGACAAAATCGTGCTGTTAGACGGCATGGGTTCCGGGAGCGGTAGCGCCGCTAATGGTTTATTATCTATGATTCCGGGTATGTTTACCAGCCTTTTGGGTGGTAATAAGATGGATCCGAATTTAGTCGCTGCGTTGATGAACGGTCGTAACAACCAAGACCAGTTCGGAGGGGCTAACGGTTGGTGGTTGTGGATCATCGTCCTGTTCTGGTTATGGGGCGGCCGTGGCTTTGGCAATGGTTTTGGTAACGGTGGTGAGAATTGCGCTAATGGTCTTCCCGCTCAATTGAATAACGACTATGGTCGTGAGTTGCTGATGCAGGCCATCCAAGGTAACAGAAGCGCTATCGAGCAGATCGCTAACGCCTTGAACTGTACTACCACTCAATTGCAAAGCGCTATCTGTAACGTACAAGGCGCTATCGATAAGGTAGCTGGTCAGGTAGGTATGACCTCTCAGGCTGTTATTAACGCCGTACAGCAACAAGGTTGTGAGATCGGTAATCAAATTAGCTCTTGCTGCTGCAATTTGAGTTCTTTGATCAACCAAAGCACGTGCGCTACTCAAAATATGATAACGCAGCAAGGCTTTGACAATCAATTACGGACGTTAGAGCAAACCAATGTTCTTCAGAGTAACATCAACCAAGGATTGACAAACAATCGTGAGCAGGCTACTACGCAGTTCAATATCTTGAGCGCTAAGATTGATGCTCAAACAACCTTGATTAATGATAAATTCTGTCAATTGGAAATGCGTGAGATGCAGAATACGATCAATCAGTTGCGTGATGAAAGGTCGGCTTACCAAGCCTCCGCGTTGACTCAGCAACAGACTCAGAATTTGATCAACCAGTTGAGACCTACCCCTGTGCCGGCTTATCCTTCATGCTCTCCTTACCAGACTTATGGATGGGGTCAAGCATTTTATGGAGGTAATTACGGATGTGGGTGCAACAATGGATGCTGCAACAACGGAAACGCTGCTATTTAACTCTATAAAGGAAGGAGGCTATTATGGCTTGTGTTTCTAAAATAGGGTCTCTTTATGAGTTGGTCACGAAGAACGTGGTAGTGACTACTACCAACACCATCTTCGGCATCAACCCAAGGATATGGCTGTCCTTGCCATGCGAGGGCCTTCTGCTGCTGAAAATCCGGCAGGTGGTTCCGACAACAGGCGAGACATTGCCAGTGCAGATAGCTATTCCAGCGAACAGCACCGTATCCACGGTAGGTGATGACACATGCTGCCCGGTAACCGGCGTGGCTGTGGTGAATCCGATCAACGTGGCTGTGACCGGAGCGGCTATGGTTAACAACACCGAACGCCTTGTTTATTTCAACAAGGTAAGGGGTGTATTGAGGCTCATGGATTGCTGTGTGCCTACAACTTCCGCCTCGGCGTCGGAGACGACTGTTGATGAGGGATAGGTTAGATTGGATGTCTAATGGGAGGGTATTCCCTCCCGCTTAAAAATCGAGATATGTTTAGAGACTTAAAGAAAGGATTTCAAGTATATACGCTGGATACGTCCGATGTTCCGGTGTTCAGGATGGGGAATGTGGTTAACGTGTCCGAGCCTAGGTTCCAGCAACCCCAGATGGGTCAGATGGGGCAATATCAGCAACTACAGGATAGGGTGATAGACCTTACCGTGGAGATAAACGGGTCTTCCATGACCTATGTCGTACCGGAGAGCAGGGATGTCGCTATGTCCAATAACATAACTTTGGCCTGCTCGGTCGATCCGATCATGAACCAGCTTAACGCCGCTAAGAGAACCAGCTCCGATATTCTCGATAGTATCGATAAGCATAGGAGGACACTAGAGGCTTGTGATTCGATCCTTGAGGAAATCAATCCGGCTTTTAAGCAGACTAAGGATCAAGACCGGAAGATCAAGAATCTTGAGGAGAAAGTCGATAGGATGGGATCCTCTTTCGATGAGCTAAAAGAGTTGTTAATTAAAAAATTAGGTTAAGATGAGAGTTATAGATTTAGGCGGCGGTCACGAAGAGGACTACAATGACGAGATCTACGATCGTAGAGGCGGCCGTGGACGTAGCAGACGTTCGGATGGGACTTACATGGGTTATGGTGGTGGAATATACGACCACTATGGCAAGGAGCATGACGGCAGAATGGATGAGCTAGAACGCCGTGAGCGTGATCTTGAAAGACGCGAGAGGGAGCTGGAACGTGACGAGCGTGAGCTTGAGAAACGCGAGAGACTCCATGAACGTGAGGACGAGATGTATCGCAGGGGATGGTTCGGTGAGCGTGGCATCCGTGACGAGTTCGATGGTACCGAGCCGTATATGCGCAGGGGACGCAGGAGTCGTTACTACTGAGGAGCAGACGCCGATGACCCGGATTATAAGCGGTATATAGACACCCATGGATATCACTTTTCCAAGGAGCTGGCTAGGGAAGCCGCTGACAAGATGCTTAACGCCGACGGGTCCAAGAGAAGATGGACGATGGAGGACGCTAAGCAGATGTTCGATAAATGCGGGGCCAAGAAACCTGATAACGCCACTTGGGGAGATATCCAATACCTGTTCGCTATGTTCTATAGCGACTACTTTCCTAAGGTATTGGATTGCGACCAGAAAATAGTCAAGGCTGTCTTGGCTTATCTGGAAGACCCTGACGCCCCGGAAGGGACGGCGTTCGTAAGGTATCTGGCGGTGCGGTGCTTCGTCGGTGACACAATCAAATGGAGTGATATGATTTAGTTTGATACAACGTTGGAGAACCCTGTCGGCAATAGAATACCGATAGGGTTTCTTTTTGACCGTAGCCTTATTATGATTACATTTGTTCGAGGTAGATCTTTTGTTCATAGGAAGGGTGGGCGGGAATGAAAAAAGGCATCCTCACGGACACCCTTCCCCTTTGGTTGAAAATCACTTAAAACATTATGAGTTACTACACTGCAAATATAGATAAATAAACATAAATAGCAATGGCTAAAGGACATTATTGGATAGAGCCTGTGGATCAGACGTTAAACGATTTTCAGTTTTATAAGGCCCGTATCGTAGGCGATCCTGAATATGACGAGAAACATCATCGAGTTATATTGAGGACTGATAAGTATTTCCCCGTTGGGAGTATCTTTCATGTCCTTAATGATAAGGAGATGTTTGTTATTGAACGGAAATTCAAAATCTGGGGCAATAAATATGTCATAAGACCTTGTGAGGGTGAATGGGAATGGGAGTCTGTTCAGAAACTTAAAGACAAGGCTATTATATTCCGTGCCGGGTTCCTGCATGGGAACGGCAGCTTCTAACACCTGCCCGTATCTACCCCCCCCTCGATTTCTTGGTGTTTATGTATATAGTTATATTTGAGCAAAAAATAAGTTTGATATGGAAGATTTTCAAGGTAAATACAATGGCAAGCAGATAGAGCAGCTTTTGGATAAGGCTAATGATATTGATCTTACCAAATATGCTCTTAAGACGGATAATGCCCCTACCGCCACGAAATTACAGGCGGCTAGGACCATAGCGCTGTCCGGGGCTGTTACCGGTAGTGTTTCATCGGACTTCGGAAGCAACGTAACTATCTCCACGACATTGGCTAATTTTGATGCCTCTAAGATCGCGTCCGGAACCATCAGTATAGATAGGTTGCCTAAGGCGGCTTTGGAGAGATTGATCGTGGTAGCTGACGATACGGCCAGATTTGCCCTTACCACCGCTACGGCTCAAAGTGGTGATACGGTAAAGGTAACGTCTACAGGTAAGATGTATCTGATAAAAAACGAGTCTAAATTAAGCAGTGAGGATGGATATGAGCCTTACACGGCCAGTCAGGCTTCCTCCGTGCCTTGGTCCGGGGTTACGGGCAAACCAAGTACCTTCACCCCTCCCACGTCCTCCGCTACCGTTCTTGGCGGTATTAAGGTAGGATATACGACTTCCGGGAAGAACTATAAGGTGCAACTGGATTCGTCCGGCAACGCTTACGTCAATGTCCCATGGACAGATAATAATACCACGTACAATCAAGCCACGGCTGATACTTTAGGATTGGTTAAGATCGGTTACGATACTAGTGGCAAGAATTACGCCGTGGTGTTAGACGGTAATGGGAAGATGTATGTAAATGTTCCTTGGACTGATAATAACACGACTTATGCTCAAGCCACGAGCGATAAGTTGGGTCTTGTTAAGATCGGATACTCTGCAACTGGGAAGAACTATCCCGTTGTTCTTGACGGTAGTGGTAAGATGTATGTGAATGTTCCGTGGACGGACACCAACACCACATATTCCAATATGGGGGCGGCTACTTCCTCTGCCGCAGGAAAGGCCGGTTTGGTCCCTGCTCCTGCCGCCGGAGCGCAAGGTAAGTATCTTCGTGGTGATGGAACGTGGCAGACACCTCCTAACACTACATATAGCAACATGGGCGGAGCGACGTCCTCAGCCGCAGGATCGGCGGGATTGGTACCAGCGCCGGCTGCCGGCAAGCAAGCGTCGTTTTTGCGTGGTGATGGCACATGGGTGGTTCCGACAAATACCACATACGCTAAGGCTAATACCACGACCTTAGGATTGGTGATGATCGGATATGCGGAGAATGGCAAGAATTATCCGGTGGAGCTGGATGGTAGTGGGAAGATGTTCGTCAACGTGCCTTGGACGGATACTAATACAACGTATGGTGTTGTGGGAGCTAATGGATCAACAGGTCTTGTAAAGAACGGAAGTACCGTGACAAGCGCTTCTGGCTATATCGCCTGTCCTATTGTCAGTGGTGTCCCTTATTATAAAGACACTAATACCACTTACGCCAATATGAAGGCAGCTACGGCTTCCGCCGCCGGTGCTGCGGGATTGGTTCCGGCTCCCGCTGCGGGCAAACAGACATCCTTCCTTCGTGGCGATGGTACATGGGTCGTACCTACCAATACCACATACGGATTGGCCTCTACTACAGCCAACGGCTTATTGAGACAGCTTAATGGTAGCACCTCTAATTTTATGCGTGGAGATGGTACATGGGCTACCCCTCCTAACACGACATATGCCGTAGCCAACGAGTCCACTAACGGTTTGATGGCGGCCGCCGATAAGAAGACCATGAATAGGCTTATAGGAGTTAATACGGTCACGACATTAGCTAACCTGCCTATTAGCAAGAGAAGTATCACGGCTACGTTATCAGCCGCTACCACCCTATCCGTGCAGTCAGGGATGCAGATAGGGGAGGAGCTGATGATCAGGTGCGTCCCGTCGGCGGCCTTCACGCAGGCTATACCCAACTCCGGGGATTATGTCAGCATGAGCGGAACTTCTATATCCACTACGGCCAACAAGCCTTTCGAGATAAATATCTGGTGTTACGCTTCAGGTAAGTATAGCATCGCCGTTAAAGAACAAGATTAAAGAACAGATTATGGCATATACATATATAAACAGGGAAATATATCCCAATATGTTGGTTTTAGACGAACCTCTTGATGATAATTACGCTAAGGGTAATAGTTATGATGATTATATTAATGGTAATCCGATTCCATGGATAGAACTTGGGGAGGAGCAACTGGCGTTCAAGGAGGCCAATCCTAAAGCTACGGTTAAGGAAATTATCGAGGCTAAATTGGATGACTCAAGGCTTCTTAATGAGGAGAAATCGGCTAAATATGAGGAGATCAGGACTTATGAGAATGAGAATCTTCATGAGTTCTTCTTGGATGACCAAAATATCTATATCCCTGAATATGATAGGAATAACGCTTTGTCTGATGGGGCTATAGCTGGTAAGATAACGATCATGGGTCTGGAGTTTGATATGACGGAAGGCAAGATCTTGATCGGGATGATGGATAAGTACGATAATGACCTGATGTCGGCGTTAGGAGCCAAACAGAGGGAAGTAAGCTTAGCCACTACCGTAGAGCAGGTGAGGGCTATTGACGCTCAGTCCGGCTATCCAGATAAGGTAAATATCACCATGACTTATGTCCGGCAACAGGCAAAGGAGAAAGATGCCTCCGATCCTCAGAAAGTGGCTGTCAGATTCTCCAGAATGGTGGTTAATAACAAGGCTATATCTTTATCCCCTAACGAGAAATTGGATGTTAAGGTCCTATTCCCTATATGGGGACAAGAGGGAGCGGAGTTCGGGTTGTCGGTGGATGCCGGATTCTGCCTCAGGGTGGTTAAGGACGATACGGATATCCTTTATGAGGTTATTCAACAACATACATTATCAAAGGAATGGGAACCCGGATTGGATACGGCTTCCTTATACAAGGTCATTGATAAGGAGCATGCCGGGACCATAGGGGATCCTATCCCGTATTTCCCTCCAATGGAGATATTCAAGGATAAGTATTATATCCAGAACGCTGATGTATATAAGTGTACTAGGGATAGCGGAACTCCTCTTAGTCATAATCTAAAGGACTTGATCGGGTTGTATGTTGAGGTTGTACAGGGCTAGTCGTATCTACCCCCCCCCTATATTTGGCTTGTGATATGATACAAGTTATTTTTGGCATAATAAAATGACATTTGTAAATATATTTAAGTATGGCATCACAAAAATTTGGTTTCGTAACCGTCGACCCGGTGTCAGGATCAGGAGATCAGGCGGTTAATTTCTCCGGTGAGAAACACACCGGTCGTCTTCAACGCACTACCAACCTTACGGTCACCACGAACGGCGGGGCTAAGAAGGCGTTGGTAGTTAATCAGGCAGCGGCTGCTGAGGTGGTAAGATCAGACAGCCCTAACGCTTCCGTGCAAAAGACAGGCGGTAATGTTACCATCACCGGTAAGTCTAACAGTACTAAGCTTACGTTCGCGGTCACGCCGGCTGAGGATAACGGGCTTACGTTACAGCTCCCGGCTAACTACACGGCGGCTGGAAAGACTACGGCTAACGGAGCGGTTATCGCCGACGATCCCGGAGCCGCTGGCGAGTTCGTTTGGAGCATCACGATCTCGGACGTACCGGCCAACGTCACGATCGAGGAACTGACAGCTACATTGAAAGTAACCGCCGCTGGTGGCCAGACAGCTAACGTGACGGTAACGCAAGCCGCTGGAGACTCTACTATCGAGCTTGACAAGAAGACTATTAACTTGGATGTAAATGGTACTCAACAGACGGTTAACGTAACATCTAATGACAGCTGGACATGGGCGCAAGCTGCGACTAGAACCGTATTGAGAATGATGGGACGATAATCAGTTTCTTTTCGCTTACTCAGACCCCGATCGACTTAAGCCGGTTGGGGTTCTCTTGTTTTATTATCTTTGTGAGTAGAAGATAACTAAAGGATATAATTATGAGTGATTTGAATGTTAATTGGAAGGACGGGGTAGGCGAGGTAACGGACCAGCCTCTGACCGTCAGCCCGGGGTCCGGGACCGGTAACGCCCCCGTTTCCTTTGGCTCGGTGATGAACAAAGGCCTTGACCGTACCCTTGAGTTGGAGATAACAACCCCCAAAGGCGTTAAGAAGACGCTTACGGTGAATCAGGAGGGATGTAGGCAAGCTTATATCACGAGCGACGGGAAACGGTGGTTAACCAGCGACAACCGGGTGTATGGGGTGTTGAAAGGTGATGCGCCGTGCCAATGCTTTGATACCGGTATGCGTGGAGTGGCTAGATTTAGGATAGATGACAAAAAACTGATTTCTGTTATAGATTCTTGTGGCGATAGCTCATGGATTAAGGGACGAAGGTGCCTGGTTAAGAAAACGGACGCTGGGGTCGCCATATGCTATCTGGATGAAAATAATTCGGAATTGTTCCATGACGGTAAGACCCAAGCCAAGCTTGACGGTACCATGGGTCAGTGGATGACAGATATACCTAGTTATAGGTATAGCTATACTGGATTCAAACATGATAATAATTATGATATTATCAATTATATTACATTAACCCATAACGATGTCGATGACAATATCACCAAATGGGGAAATAAGGGGCTATTCAGGAGATGTTTGGTAGGCGTAACAGAGGCGGTTGTTGTCAATAGTAAATTGTGGAGTCGCAAAACAGGAGATGAATATTCTACGGGAAATTTAGAATCACGTTTATTTCATGATTACGCTACGGCGTTAGGTGCAGGATTTGATATTATTGATTATGAGACACATTGCAAGATAGCTCATTTATTCTACGCAAAATACGCTGATAGAAACCCTCAAGGGATGGATCGTTTTGGGACTGGAGAAGACTCGTTTGATAGAATTATTGGTACCACATCCTCGCTAGGGAATAATGACGGAAAAACTTCCACCCAAATCAGTTTCTTGGGCATAGAAGATTTTTATGGAGGGAAGAGTGAGTTTATGGGAGGAATAGGATTTTATGGTGAAGATGTATATATATATGATGGGTTTAACCCATATAAACCTCCTACTGTTGATTATCGTGTAGTGTATTCAGGAATGTATAAAGAAAGTGGAGGTATATATAAAGTAGTATGGGGGGAGCATGGCGATATGATTCCTAAAGTCATTGATATATTTTCTAGTAACTTTCATTATTGTGACTTTGGATATATTGACGGTTCAAATGGACGCTGGCAGGGAGTTACTCGGTCTGGTTATGGAGCGAGCCTTTACAACGGAGTCGCTTTTTTCTCAGATGGAGGATCTTGGGCATACAAAGGGACTCGTATCCAGTACAGAGGAACTATGCAAGTTATAGATGATCCAGCTGATTTCATAACAATGCCGATAGGTTTTTGATTCATGGTTTTGTTTTTACAAAATTTGTAATTACATTTGTGGCGCATGTCCATCACCATGCTTTTCGTCGCTAATTTATTATAAGGGATACCGGTCTGTGATGGGATCGGCATCCCTCTATTTTTTAATATGGATAAGATAGATGTTTTCGATGTTCAGATTCCTGATGGGAGACAAATCAGTTGTATATCGTATAATAAGGTTACTTATTTTGATCTTGACGATATATGTAAGTTATGTTTTGACTCATATGACCTACATGATGTGGCTGACACTAAGGTAATGAGTGAGTTCCTGCACCGTGAGGGTGGTCGTTATTGGACTACGATAGATGGCGTAAGGCAGTTGTATCGTAGGATTGAGTGCAAGATGTGTTTTGAGGTTATAGAAAAATTAAAAAAATTATGAGAGAGCAGGAATTTGATTTCGTGGTATATCCGTTGAAGTTGATTATCACGGTAGGATTGGATTACGAGACGTTATGTAACCGTTTCGAGAACATGGAGCCGGATCATAAGGGAGAATGGGGTGATAAGGATGATATGGATAAGGAAGCGTCTTTCGTGAATCTGGTAAGGGATAGGGACGATGATGGTAAATTCGCCATACTTTGGAATTTTTCAAGCGACGATGATATAATGATGAGAAATATATGTCATGAGTCGTTCCATATAGCCATGAGCGTGTGTCAGTTCTGTAATATGTCGCTTGGATTTAAGGTCGGGGAGGATGAACATGCGGCGTATATAGCCGGCTTCGCTGGTGATTGTGTTAGCGAGTTTATCAACAATAAGGATATGGATTAGACTATAAATTCATACAAGGGATACAAGAATATCAGCCTCCGCTTATTCGTGGAGGCTTTTTATTTATCTTTGTGAAAAACATTTATTTATGAGCAGTTGCGTAATTAAAAGGAATAAGGAAGGTAAGATAGCTCGTGTCTTGACTCCTTCCGGCGAGGTATCCACCTTGTTCGATAAGATAGCGGGTATAGCCGCCGTAAGTGACCTTAATAAGGCCGCTGAGGCTTATATGACTATTTATAACGATAAGTTCAGGTCTAAGTTCGGAGACTGGACGAGATCCGTGCCAAGAAATAAGGAGGCTGCCAGATCCATAAGCGCCAGACTTAGCGCCAGCGAGTGGGGGCAACTTATGTCAGCCAAGGTCCTGTCCGCCATAAGCGACATGGATGCCCCAGCGTTGGCCAGAAACCTTGGGAATAGCGACAGTGTCGTGGCTTATCTTACCTCCGGAGAGGTAGGTGATGTCAATGATATGGCTGTGGTAGATACATCCACGGTACAGGAGGTGGATCTGGATTCCATAAACGAGGATAATATTGGCGATACGATACTGAAAGAGGCGTCATGGGATGATATAAGGGCTATCAGGGAGAATATAGATATTAAGGAGACAGCCCGTATGCTATGGAAGGCCGTGGAAAGCGCTTTTACCGGGCAACGACCTAATATTAGGGTTAAGGGCGGAAATATAGATGGTGAGATTATATTCTCCGGGAATGTCTTGCCGTTAAACGATATTGAAGATTATACGCCCCCATCTTCAAGATTGGTGTATGATTCCGGTGAGCCTCGCCTGTTCTTTAAATCGGATGACGGCAAGATATACGACTCTTACGCCAACGCCATAAAAGGCTCGTCCGGCGGGCGGATCGAGGCCGGGTTCTTGGCCGGCAGTGTCGAGGAGAGCGACGTCCCGTCCGGTACGGCTGACATCTCCTTTGGCTCGTCCTCCATAACCCTTAACAACAGTGATTCGTTCATCCCGGTCCTTGGCATCAGCTCAGATTCTAATATAAGTACCCGTGGAGGGTTTGTCAATTACCTTATCAAGAAAGGTCTGTTGAGCGGGGAGCGTATAAGGCTAGGAGATAGGTATTATCTTACAGGGACCGGCAACTCTGATGGTCTTAAGATCTATAACGCTATGGACGCCTTGTCTAGACTAAGGAACAGGTTTGGTAGTATGTCTTCTGAGATGAACGTATTAGGCTCCATCGGTTTTGATACGGAGGTAAATAACGATCTTGATCTTATCACGACATCAGGGGAGAAGGTTACGGTAAGCAGATCGGAGATAAAGGGCATGTTAAGGCAAGGTAAGTTTGAGGAGCTTAATAATAAGTATGATGGGTTCATGGAGCTAGCCTTGTCGTTGATGATGGAGGATAACGCCTTGTACGGAAGTAATGTCCGTGGGGTTATTGAGAATGAGAAGGCGGAGGATCTTCAGAACAGGACTGATATCACCAACATCTTATCCACGTTAGGTATTCGGGTGATGGGTATGTCTGAGTATATGGATAAGTATAAGATGCGTAATGGTGTCGAGCCTTCGGCTAGGGCCTTATCCGATATGGCTAATGGGGTTATTGCCCTGGCTGAGGGAGCTACGGTAGAGGATCTTAATGAGGAGGTGGCTCACTTCTTGATCGATACTTATCGTAACCAACAGGAGATTGACGAGGTTCTGGACTCTGTTGTCGGCACGCCATTATGGAATCAATTTGCCGGTCGTTACTATGAGGTGTATGGGAAGGAATACCAAGGGGAGGAACTGGATCGGATGGTGAAGCGGGAGATCCTAGGTAAGACGTTGGCCCAGCGGTTCGTACCGGGCATGGAACAGGCGGTGGAGGATCTGGCCTCGTCCGAGGACGCCCAGCTCTCCTTGTTTGGCAGGATAATCCGGGCTATACGGAATTTCTTCTCTACTCAAAGATCAGACTTGAATAAGGTTCTTGATAGGATAAAGGAGTCGGCGTTAGCTGATGATCCAAGCGCATTTGACGTGCTTCTGTTAAAGGATAGCGACCATCTCATGTACTCATTATCGGATGTTGATGTGGCTAATAAGTTGATCAAGAACGGGAGGTCATTGGAAAGGCTATACACTAGGTTACAGAGGATGAGGTCAAGCCAAAGCCAGAGGATCGGTGAGAGTATCTCCCTTCTCCGTGATATAGGCGAGAAGGTAAGACAAGTCGGGGGTGAGCTAAATAAGAATAACAATCTATTATCCACCAAGAGCGTCATAGCGACCGCCAAGGCTGAGGTGGAGTATTTGGTCACTGTCGCCAGTAGCCTACGTAAGAGCGGAAAAGGATTGGATTATGAGACGATACAGGTTATCGATAACGTATATGGGGAGATAGTTCCTTTGATCAGGAACCTTCGTGGATTCGTCAATAATCAGGCGGCTGATTATTATGGCAGCAATAAGGTTGGCATGGTAGAGGATATGGATGATATATTACGTATGGCTGAGACATCCATGTCTGATATAAATGCTCTTCGAAGTGATCGTAATGAGGACTGGCTGGATGGACAGCTCAGGATGTTTAATATCCCGGAAAGATATTGGAATGGGATAAAGAAGTTGATAAATAACATCCATAAGGATATCAATGTCATGTCCCGGTTCTTTGGCACGCTGGAGCATAGTGGTAACGCTATTTTAGGTATGTTAGGCCAACGTCTAGCCAAGGCTCATAGTGAAGCCCATACCGAAGGTATATCTAATATCAATAAGATGACTAGGATGATGAAAGAGCGTGGATGGGGGATAAAGGATAATGAGGATCTTATACAGAAGATAAATGGGAAGAACTCGGATTACCTTGACTCGTCCCGTGATTTCGCCAAATACGATTTACTATACAGGACCGAGCAGGCTAAGGCTATTATCGATATATATGATCTTAAGAATGTTACGGGTAAGACCGAGAAACAACTTATCGATCTTCTTCTATCCGATAGAGGTCTTAAGGTGAAGACCCGTGACGACATAGTAGGATATGACGGGGATAAGCCTATTACGAAGGAGGTATATCATGTATTCAAACCTACCATCCAGAATTTTGATATCTCGAACATGACGTTCGAGGATCAGCAACGGTATCTGGATACGATAAATAAGTGGTTGGATGAGAACCGAGAGAAACCTATGGTGCAGGCTTATTACGATAAGATCGAGAAAGTTAATAAGAAGGTCGAGGAAAGACTGGGTCGTAGGGTATCGCAAGCCACGTCCGATTTCATGACCCGTATCCGCAGGAGCCGGTATGTGGCTATGGATAAGTTCGTGAGGAACGGGAAGGTCGATTGGAAGGCGTTTCAATCCGATCCTATAGCTTGGAGATCTTATCTGGATATTTTACGTGACAGGGCTATAGCCAAGAGCGAGTGGTATTCCGATGGGACACCAAAGGAAGAGGGATCCGAGGCTCTGATGATGTCCGAGGAGATCAAGGCATGGGACGAGGCGTGGGCCGAGGAGTTCGGGAATACCAACGAGGGTCGTAAGGCTTCCGCCGAGTTCAAGGAGATACTTCGTGGGATAGAGCGGTCCGAGGGAGGCAAGGCTGCGTTTGAGTTCCTGCTAGCTGGCGGTCATCTTGGCTTCTCCAAGGATATGTGGGGATCAGAGGAGGGTGATTATTACGAGAATCTGGTTGATAAGATCACGGAGCAATCTGTATCATCATCAAGGATAGAGAAGGTAGAGGAGGCGATGGCGACAATAAACGAGATCAATGACCAGCTAAGGCCCTTGCTTATCCAGTACCGGGATAGCACGAGATACGGGGAATATGATTTCGATAGGTTACGTGGATCCGCCTCATTAAGAAAGATAAACGAGTTATATGATCGTCTGGCTGAGGCTAAGAGCGTTATTAACGCCGCCGCTTCCGCTGAGGCTATTGAGATGGATATGCCTGATACGGTGGAGAGTGGAGTCACGGATTCTTACCGTAACGCTTTAAGGGATGCCATGGCATACGACAAGAGTATGGATGAGATTAAATTCGCCAAGGAACATATGTCTGCCCGCTCCCGGAGTCAGGTGGATAGGATGGCCGCTAAGCTATCTAGGAAGAACCCGTCATGGACGACCGTGGAGGTATCGTTTTTGAGAAGGAAATACGGTCCTGACTTCAATAATAAGCTAGCTAACGACATAGCGATGGGTAAGGCTGATAAGATCCTTGTCGAGTACGCCAGAACCCGGTTGTATCCTTATATGAGGAAATACTCTCCCAAGGGATATTCTGATTTCGTCAGGAAGATAAATAACGGTACGTATAAGGTATCCGAGTTCTTTGATGCCATAGAAAATGGTATATCCGAGAAAGAGAGCGTATCCCGTTTCGGGTTCGATATTAATATGATTGATCTGACGATCAACAACCAGTGGCTTGATGAGGCCGATGCCGAGAGTTCTTTCCGTAATCCTAATTATAATCCCGATCTGGGTTATGGGTATCATACGCCTAGGTTCGATAAGTACAAGAACGAGGCTTTTTTCAAGAAATACGGTATTACCAACGAAGGGGAGGAAGCTACGATCAATAAGGATAAGTGGGAGATGAGGAAGGAGCTGCTTAACATAAGTCGTAAGGCTATGGAGGATTATGATGAGCGATTCCGGAACATCTACCAAATACCACAGATATCCAAGGGCGGCGTGGAGAGGATGGTGCAGGCCGGGGTTGACCCGAAGGCGGCTATCGGCAACGCCGTACGTGATATCGTTGGCGAGAGGGTGGATGACCCTATACATGGTCAGGGACAAGACCTAGGAGGGCTTGATGAGAACGATAACAAATATCGTATGATCCCCAAATACTATCTTAGTAAGTTGGAGAACGCCGATGACGTGTCCCATGACTTCGCCTACTCCTATTCCATGTTATCCTTACAAGCGACCTCTTACAAGTATAAGAGGGCGGCCTTGGATGATGTCATGGGATACAGGAACATGATGCTGGAGACGCAATACGACGGCGGTAAGAACCCAGAGGCCACTCACGCCTATAGAATGTTTCAGGACTGGGTTAACGCCAGTATCTATGATGTTAGGATAAATAATAAGCGGGCAGAATGGAATATAGGTAATTATAAGGTCGATCTTAATAAGCTGGCTCTTATGTTTACCAAATTCGTATCCAAATCCAACTTAGGCTTCTCCCCGTTCGTCGCGGCTACCGGCGCCCTTACCGGGCAGGCCAACTTCCTTTTGGAGGGTATGGTAGGGCAGTATATAAGCAAGGACTCCATGAAATACGCCTATGGGGAAGCCCAGAAGCAGTTAAGTACGTACGTGTCGGAGATCGGTGATATAAACCGTACCAACAAGCTATATGTCGTTGGAGAGGCTCTAGGCGTATTCAATGTCCGCAACCGTGTACGATCGGCGGCGTATAACAAGATCTGGAGAACCTTATTCCGGGACCTGCCGTTTAAGATGATGGAGGTTCTTAACTCCCCGTTGGATCCGCAGGTCATTATCTCGGTCATGGATGATACCCGCCTATACGAGGGTCAGTTCTGGTCATACTCCAATTTCAAGGAGATGATGATGAAAGACAGAAATATGTCCGCCAACGAGGCTAAACGTGATTGGGAGCGTTTAAGGGATTATTCTATGTGGAACATGGTAGATGTCAAGGATGGAAAGATCGTGGCTAAGAACGAGGCTAACAAGGATATTATAGAAAGATACATACCTACCTTGTCCAGCAGGGTCAGGAGCATGGTGCAGATCTGCGACGGCGCATTGAACGAGCAGAACCGGGTGGGGGCTAGCCGGAACGCTATCCTTAACATGGTGCTGCCTCATCGTGGATGGTTTATATTGGCCGTACAGCGGGCGTATAAGAAAGCCGGTTTCAATTTCCAGACCAACCAGTTCGAGGAAGGATATATGAGAACATTATGGAGATTGGCCGGAAATGTCTATGGCTCGATGTCCGAGGGTAGGATGGGGGAGGCATATGACGTGCTTAAGGAAGAGTATGATAAGCTTACCCCCTACGAGCAGATCAATATCAAGAGATCGATTATCAATATGGCGGTATTCGCCACGATGATGGCTATAGGACGGGCTTTGATGGGATATAGGGAGGATAATGAGGATAGCTGGTTCGGGCAGTTCATTACCTATATCGGGTTCAGGACGATCAATGAGATCGCTTCCCAGACATCCCCGTTCATGGAGCTTAACGCCATAGACATGCTACAGGACCCGCTGGTCACCGCCCGGAAGTTAGGCGATCTCACCGATCCTCGGAACTGGGATCCGTTCGCTACCGTCCAGACCGGCGTGTATAAGGACGAGAGCAAGCTATGGAGGCAGCTCATGAAGTTCTCGTTTGGTAAGCAATGGTATAATATCAAGACGGCTAGGGATATTAAACAGACATCCGACTACTGGCTGATGACCAACGGCATGACGATGGGATTCTTCCTAGGTGGTAGGAATAAGGATGAGTCCGGGGAGGACGCTAATTGGTATTTTGATAGAGGAAGATAGCTGATATAGTATGACAAAAAAATAGCCAGTCAATTGTTTAAGACAATTTGATTGGCTATTTTTGTATTCCTATCTATCCATCTCGGACGGATGGGAATAAATATTCTATTCATGAATGCAAATGTAAGCATTTATTAGGATTCTTCAAATAGCCAAAATTAAATTATACAAAATAAATATAAATTATTGTTATTTCGGTTTGTAGCATAAATATTATGGTTATATTCGCATCATGAAACAATGAATGACGGGATCTCACTTCAAGGTCATTCAATGTGTAAGATATTTTTGGCTCATTAGGATTTGTCGAGGTGAGATCCGGCATTTCCTTTTGAGCCTATTTTTTTATATTATGGATAATCTTGTTTTTATTAATGAATCTAATGATGTGTTGACAGACAGCTTGAGAGTAGCTGTTAAATTTGAGAAGGATCATAGCAAAGTTATAAGATCTATAGATGATTTGTTAGAAAAGAGTTATGTTATTGATACTGAATGTAATCCAAAAATGGATTTACATAAAATGTTTTGTTTATGCTATGATGACATACCTCAACCTAATGGTGGATTTAGAAAATCCAAAAGATATGTAATGAATAGGGATGGATTTACTATACTTGTTATGGGGTTTACTGGTAGCAAAGCTATAAAATTTAAATTGGAGTACATGAATGCTTTTAACGAAATGGAGGCATCCATAAAAAAGAATCTTCCGCATAATTACATAGAGGCATTAGAAGCGTTGTTGGCATCCGAGAAAGAAAAGCAGGCGTTAGCTGAAGCTAAGAAAGCGGCAGAGGAGGCTAAGAGAATATCCGACAATATTATCAAAGAACAAGCTCCCAAAGTAGGATTTGCTGAAACAGCTATTATGGCCAATGACAAAGGTGATGATATGTTGATTCGTGATGTTAGGAGAGAACTTGAGTCTCATGGATGTGATATAGCGGAAAGATCGTTAAGAGAGTTTTTACAAGAGCAGGGTTTCTTTTACAAGAATAATAGAGAGTGGATATTAACGGAGAATGTTATGAAGAAGGGTTACGCACATTACAGATACAACACGGATACCGGGATCAGGAATACGGTTTATATGACCAGAAAGGGATTTGAGAAAACGTTATATAATATCAGGAATATACCTAAATCAAGAGAATCCTTTATTTCTTTTGGCGGTAAGATATTCGATTAAAATAGTAGAAGGATAGGATATTATCATCCTATCCTTCTTATTTTTGTTATACTAAATTATAGATCCATCTTTTGTGACTATAGGAGTTCCTGCTGGTAATATCCTGAAATTAACGCCAACTATTATAAAATTTCCTTCTGGATCTGGATCTTTACATATTAAATATTCTTTCCCATGAAAGCATGTACGTTTAGGATCGTTTAAGAACTCATCGAATTGGGCTAACTCATCATTCTTTAACCTGAACTCTTGTTGATAATCTTTTGCTGTCTTCATATTTGTAATTTTAAAAAGTTAATAAAACTAAGTTCTTAGATGACGAGGCATTCTACCTACTCCACAAAGTTTCCCATCCTCTGATTTGACAATCTTTATTCCATCAATGGAATGGTAAATGTTTCTTGTAGGGTCATTTAAAAATTCTTTAAAACTTTCCAGTTCTTCATCTAATAAGAAAAATTCTTTCTTGCAAAATTCGATGCTCATATAAGGGCGTTCCTCGATGACTGGTTCAAGAGACGGAATAAATCCAACAACCTTTTCGGTAGAAGATCTTTGTTTTATAAAACTTTCAGCTTCTTCCCATGAGGTTGCCCATATTTCACCAGCATACTTCTTACCATTGATTTGATACTCTGTAGCAAATTTCTTTTCTTCTTTTTCCATGTTTGTAATTTTAAAAAAAAATAATAAATTGCGATAAAACAAAAGTTGGACTAGTCTAATATCAACTTACCAATCTCCGCCATCATTTAATATACCATCAATAGTAGTTATACTATTTTCTATGTTGCTACCTCCATATTGCGTAAATTCTGGTGTAGGATTATAATCTGTATCTCCGCGCATCATTACATGAAGTGAGCCGCTGGCGGAATATAACCAAAGACGCTCACCATCCTTTTCCCATTTCTTGGCCAATCTTCTCAATGAGTCGATCAGCTTGCATTCCTCCGGGGTGCATTCGATCCCCGCTCTAGTATGATATTTCATTCCCATATTATTGATTTGTTTAATTTACGAGCCTCTGATAAGGCTCGTGTTAGTATATCCTTTTTTCTTATAATCTCCTTATATCTTTTGATATTCATTTTTATTATCTTCATAATAAGTTCTTTTGTTTTAATAACACCAACATCTTATTCCAATCAACATATCCTTTATCCGTGAGCGGAGTGCCGATATTCCTGTCATCTATATAATAATCACAATACAATTTTGGTGATGATGATACTGGTTCAGGATTATAATTTACTGAGTATAGATTAATATGGTTATATTTGAACCAATCCACCGCATCCTGTAGATATCTACCATCTCTCACTGTATACAATATCAGTAGATTCCTATCAGCTAATTTCCTCAATACGCTAGCAGCCCCGATATTGTCTCCTACATAAGGGTATAAGTCTGTCACGCATGTCCCATCGAAATCTATCCCTATTATTTTCTTCATATTATATATCTTATAATAAATACTCTTCTATTTTCTTAGCCATATCAATAAGCATCTCACATCTAAGGTCGTTAAGATCCTTACAAAACCTCATCTCCTCCTCATGCTTTTCCTCCGGCGATCTGTTATCACTTATACTGTAGCATGGTGATGAGCATATCGGTATGGGCTTCATGGCATCTATGGCTAATTTGATAGCCTTTTCTTTGATATCGCTTATATTAATTTCTTTTTGCATCCAGATCATACCGCTATCATGGCAATCAGGAAAATCGACATGATCCGGGTCACGTATTAAACAGCTTCCCTCGTTATAAAAACAGCATCCTGTACAATGATCTTCTTTTATCTCCGGGACAGCCACGTATGTCATTCCTTTGTATATTCTAACTTCTCCTTTTCTTACCTTATTTATCTTATTCATCTTATCAGATTTTTATATCCTACACGTTTTAATTCCTCTTCAGTAGCTTTCTTCTTCGGGAACTTCCCGTGCCATTTACCGGGCACCACGACATCACGTCCGTCTGGGCTGGTAGCCAGCCTCCCGCATTCGCTGCACAGCCCCATGCCCTTGTACGGCTGTAGTTCCTTGGCATAGTCGAATTTGTCCACCATATACTCGTTTGTCAACATCCAGTAACTAGACGTAGCGGTATTATCAACGCAACCGCATTTAGCGCATACAAATAAGCTCATAGTAAATTATTTAATATCATTATCCTTCTTATCATCGTCAATCCTCTCCACCTTAATCGTCCCCATATCACCTGAAGGTAACGTGATATCACTATACACATTATTCCAGTCCTCGTCAATGGCCAACTGATGTAATATCGACCTATATATTTGGTAGGTGTTGCCGATAAGTCTCTTCCTATTTATCTTATCCTTACTGCCTCCATCGTACCCTATATGCTCAAAATCCTCAAGATCTGGGAACAACCTTCTTCTTATCGCTCGTGAGTTATTGACTATAAAGCTTCTTATCCCCAGCGATTCCGTCCTATCCATATCATCTATCAACGTATCTGTTGTATGCTGTAGATCCATGTCACCCGCCGCAAATCTACTGATGTCTTCCACGCATTGTGAGATCAACATCAGTTGCTCCCTTGTTAAGGTTATTTTGTAAAGTTGTTTATTGTTTATAACCATCTATTTGTTCTTTATATTAATTACTTCCATTTTATACTTCTCTGGATACTCTAGGCATGTGCATACTATTAAAATAGAATCATTCAACATGGTTACTTTATTACCCCTATCATCTACATAAACAGTTTTAGGATAATAATCAACATCTTCTTCTTTTTTATCTTTACATCCTATCATGATAAGAGATAGGATGATGATAATACCTATTTTAATCTTCATCATATTCTATGCTATTTATAATCTCTTTTATAACGTCCTTAATGCTAACATCATCATTAGATGATAATGATCTATGTATGCTTATCGCAGCTCCTTTAACTCCTAGTCTTATACCTAGACTCAAAAATTTTTTATTAATATCCAGCATGCTTAATGAGCTGAATAAAGTTCGTGATGCTGTATCTGCCATATCATTAGTCTCATCACCGGTAATTGACGATAGTCTACTTAAGGCTGATAAAAGATCCTTACCTGTTTTGCTTGTCACTGTTTTAGATGAATGATCCATCATCTTACTATCCTGTACCTTATTATTTTCAAATGGTATCATAATAAGATCTTTATTGATGCTCTTATCCCAGCATTCTATATAACGATTTGATTGACATTCATGCCCGTCATAAAAGAAGCACTCTTTGCATGGTTCTTCTTTATTGAAACTCGCTGATGCTATCAATACGGTATCATTATCATATATTACATCACCTATTCTCATATTTCATGTTATTAATTTTCTCGATAAAACTACTCATGTAATCACAATCCATATCACAATACTTTAGATGCTTACACATCTTATCTCCGTCCCTTGACAAGAACGGGCATGTATCCCTATGGGAGATTATGACCAAGTCAATTATCTTATCAACGCGCATATCAATATCACTAAGCTATAGATCATCCATGCTATCAACACCCACATCATTATACTCAAATATGTTTGTATGTTCCTTGGGATTTGATATATTTCCCTGAACGTCAGCATCATAAATATGAAAGTCTTTAGGTTCATAACTTGCTATATTTTTCTATATAGTTAACTATCAAATCTTTAACTCCTTTTGGTACATCTACCAGTTTGAGATTACCTTGGAATATGTCCTTGCCGTACTCATCCATAATCTCTCCGAATGAAGGATTCATGACTCTTGTTGACATAGATATCGGTTGATCAGTGTCAAATTTGATAACGATCTTCTTTCCGCCGTTTATCGCCTTTTTAAAAGCCACGTAAAGCTTTCGACCTTTTATTATATCACAATTCCCTTTCATGATATTAGACATATGTATGACATATTCTTTCTTCGCATCTCCGGGGTTGTCCATAAGCTTAAGATCTCCTCCCGTATCTCTCCATTTCCTGAAGCACGAGAAACATAAACTATGATTTGCCTTGGCGTGTCTAGGTATCATCCTGCTGCTGCCGGCTGGGATCGTATCGCCACAGCAGATACACGTCCTATCCTTGTTGGTGCGCATCGGCACATAGCTCTTTATCGGGTATTCTTTTCTTTTATACATCTTCTTCTGTTTTCAAAATTATCATCACCATACTCATAATTAGGACAAGCTTTGTTGCTTGGACGCCTTACGTATGTTGTTTGTTTCCTATTATGTTTCCTGTTAGGGTTTATATAATGGTCACACACCTGCCAAATAGAACAACATACCTTGCCATATCTTTTCGCCCATTCATTATCATGCAGATGTACGCAAGTGCCGCAAGTCGGATTCTTAAGCTTATCCCTGTTGTTATCTATAATATCTTTAATCTTATCGAGAATAACATACATATTCTCAATATCCATATCATTAAATTCATTTGGTACCGGGAGATACATTATCGAGCTTATATCTATATCTATTCCCTTTGACTTGTCGTAAGCTGATTTGTACTTCCTTCTCATCAAATCCTTTAATTGATTTACTTTTCTCTCATAAGTCCCCATATTTCACTCAGTTTTCCACCCTTGTTTCTTTAATAGATCCACCATCATCCCCTTTATCTTAGGACTGATAGCCTCGGTAAGTATATCAGCGGCCAAGTTAATAGAGAAGCTTGTCATTCTGGATTCTCCTATATACTTCTCGCTGGTAATTTCTTTCACATAATCGTGGATATCCTTAATCATCTCATTTTGAGATCTTAGGAGATCAAGTATCTCATCGAGTTTATCATTCATTTTTTTTCTCAAATATACCTGACAATAACCAGATAACCACTATCAAAAAGAAACACAACCCAAGCGCCTCATCCGGATAATCATGCATCGCCTCTAAAATGTCCCTCATAGCTTAATGTCCATTTTGCCAATTATACGATAGAAAATATCCCTAGTCAGCTCAATATCATAAGTAGCGTCATGGAGCTTATTCTCGTCGATCTCAATGCCCATGGTTTTGGCTACGGTCATCAACTTAAAGTTCTCCATATCGTTTCTTACACCCATCAGGAACGGTGTCACCATAACATATACATCCATACAGTTAGGATAGAACCATGATCCGAAATACTTATCCCCACATTGCTGGAATAAAGCCCGTAGGAAGCTGTTATCGAATCCAGCGTTGTTATACCCCACTAAATACATTTTATCCCTCTTGTCGAACTTATCCACGTATTTGGATAATATACTAACGAGCTGTCTGTATCCATCTTCCATAGGCTGATACGACTGCACTTGCTCCAAGGTAACGCCGGCCACGTCCAGCGCCTCCTGCTCTATCGTGGCGGCCGGGTTCGGGGCTAGGCGGATGTCGAACCTCTCGGCCTCCTGCCCGTCGATATCCACGATCCCTCCTATTTGGTGTATCCCGTTTCTCCAAAATTTGACCCCGGTTGTCTCTAAGTCAAAAAATAACAGCTTGCTCATATTTATTGATTTTTAAAATGTTCCTTAATCTTCTCCAATGCCTCATAAGATAGATAGCTGTCTATGGCCTTATTGCTATTCACTTTCATCAACTCATCAAACAGATCTTTAGCCAGTACTTTCCACTGTTCTCCCCAATCAAGAAGATTCTCAACTTTTGATCGTATATCCTTGAAATAAGAATCTACATCTGATTTAATTGATTTTGAATAGTATATAACATCTCCCTCATCCCTATCCATAATATAATCACATTGTGTCTCGATATCTTTTATATGACTATCTATATCACTACACATATAATCAACAGGTTTACGTATATTGAATATAGCTTCTGACGTAAGACCGGTTATATTTTGTATGTCTTTTAAATTATCCATGATTTAATCAACTAAATACCAACCATCCACCTGCAAATCCCATTGCGAAAATATATAAGATTATAGATGTGAATAATATCCAATCTTTTGCGCTTAGCTCATTATTATCTCTCTTTATTTTCTCAAGATAATCATATATAGCTGTATAAACAGCATGGTGAATATTCTCGTCTCTAGCCCTTACGATATTATCATATTCATTATATCCTAGATTATAGGTGGCGCTTTCGATCCTTATATTCCCCGTAACCTTTTTATTTACATCGAAATCGAAACTAACCACTATATCGGTGGTTAGAGCGCTGGCGATTTTGCTTTTTATCTCATCATTACTGAGATTAGCATCGTGCACTAATCGCTCATAGTCTTTATCGTCAAGAATTATCTGTTTTTTAATGTTCATATCCCTAATATTTCTGCTACATAAACAAATCCATAACATATATAATTATCAGCGTCATGCTCACCATAATCAACATGCCATACGACGGCGCACGGGAAATATAACGGCATATCCTCAGCCATAGGATCCTCTTTGAGGTCATCAATGTTTATCTTCTCCCTCCACCTCCACAGGTCTTGGATATCGTTCAAAATTAATTTCTCCATAACTATGACGGATATTAGATGTTAGTAATTCAATAGCTAAGCTGATCATAGCTCCCGCTTCAGTAAGTTGATTCATTTGGGCGTACATTCTATGCTCTGCACTACGATAAGTCTCTCTACTACTTATGGTGTCTAGTAAATCATCTATAGCCTTTCTAAGAAGATCGGTTGTCCCTCCTTCTCCCATACCCTTGAAATAATAAATATCACGACCAGCGTAAAACATGTCCTGATATCTTTTAGCTACGTACTCTATTCCGGATAGATGGTATTTCTCGTTGTCTATCTCCACCTCTCCTTCTTCTATAGCTCTCAACAACTTCCAATCTATCTTTACATCAGCTTGACGATTTTTTACCTTTACATAGGCATATCCGCCATAATGAGAACCCAGCGTCCTCATCGTAAGCTCATTGACTTTTTGTTTGTCTCCATCCATAATAATCTGGTTTTTAATGTTGATACAAAAGTAAGATTTAAATAAAAATAAAAGCATGAATAATATAAAAATAATATTAATCATGCTTAAATATAAATATATCCCTTCTAGTTCTCACGGATATACGTATTCGTACTCATCTGGAGGAGATGTCTTGTAGTTGTAAATTTCATAGAAAATCATAGAAATAACTAAGATATCCTACTCCATTTTAGACGCTTCAACACAACTGGCAACCCGGCTGCTCTGCGTCCGTATAGCCGCATCAACTCCTACGGCTTGTATATTTATTGCAGCGTTGAGATCCCTGTCGATCTCCAAGCCACAATCTTTACAAACAAATGTTCGATCCGATAATTTCAGATCTTTATTCTTCCAGCCACATCTTGAACAGGTTTTCGAGGATGGGTAAAAACGATCTATAACAATCAGTTCTTTACCATACCACCTACACTTGTATTCAAGTTGGTTACGGAACATCGAGAAAGAAGCATCATATACAGAACCGGCAAGTTTGTGATTCTGTAGCATACCGGAAGCATTTAGATTCTCAATACAGATAACATCGTAATTATTTACCAGCATCGTGGTCAAATTATGCATGTACCATGAACGCTTGTTGGCTATATCACGATGAAGTCTTGATACTTTTAGCCTGCATTTGTTTCTTCGATTACTTCCTAATTTCTTTCTTGATAAATGCCGTTGCATCCTTTTTAACTTCGCTTGGTTCTCACAAAGAAAATGGGGATTCTCAACAGCAATCCCATCAGATAATGTAGCTAATGTCTTAATCCCTAAATCAACTCCGACTGTTTTGCTAGTTTTCTGTTTGTAACACTGTTCTGTTTCTACAAGAACTGATACGAAATATTGACCAGCACGGTTCTTTGAAACGGTACAGGAGATAAAACGAGCGTTGTCTGGAACTCCACGATCGATAACAATCTTAACCCATCCGATCTTTTCGATCCGGATCTTATTGTTAGTGATTTTAAACTTCGGGAACGGCAATCTAAACGACTGGTTGTCGTGTTTATTTTTGTAATTCGGTTTACCGAGTTTTTCTTTCCTGTTCTTGTTGAAGTATTGTCTGGAGAACTCAATAAAATCACGTTGCTTCTGCTGCAAGGTGGCTGCCGATACTTCATTTAACCAAGGTTTTTCAATAACAAGATCCGACTTTGTCGGGAATTTCGGATTAGGGTTTGTTTCTTTATCGTATGAGTTAAATGAGTCAACACAAGCATTCCATACAACACGTACGCATCCGAATGTTTTTGCAAGAAGTTCTTCTTGTGTTTTGTTCGGATACATACGATATTTATATGAACGCTTTATTAGACTCATCATCAATTCATTTTAATATATTAAATATACAAATAATTCTATGATTTTACAATGGATTACTATCGATTTTGTAATTATTTAATCATACTTGTCTCCTCTTCTGTATACTAACGCCACCCAACAGTCGTATTTTTTGCTGTATCCTATAAGAGGGACATTAGCCATAGGCGGATTATCCTCCGTTTTGTACCTTATTCTTGCTGTTTGTTTTATACTCATATAATCCATTTTTTAATAATGTTGTTATCAGTGAAAATAATGTATCTATAAGATGTTTCTCCTTTCCCCAATATATAGGAATATCATCTATATCCCTATATAATGCAAACCATGCGTTTTCTAGCTTATAACATTCGAATGTAGAACCCTCTATCTCATATGGGAGTAAATTCAGTAACGTCCCTACATCCCAAACAGGATTGGATATATCCGGGGTAACAGCCTCGATCAACCCTATACGACCAGCGTCATCCTCCATAGAATGCAATGAGTCAAGGTACTTGTCTCTGAAGCCGATGGCGGTGGAGATAGGGAGGCCGGCCTCGACCAGCACCCTCCCCTGTTCTTTTGTGGTGAATATTCTTTCCTTCATAATTTCATTTTCCTTTCTACTGTAACTATCGTATCATTATGCCATCCCCCATGAGCCACTAGAAGAATCTCCTGCTGCTCGAAACCAAGCCCTGCCCCTATACCGCCGGAGTTCCATGCACAGGTAATGACCACCCCGCCCTTCTTGGTGATCCTAGCTATTTCATTCTTCTGCCTAGCCCAGTAGCTGGATTGCGTTGTTTGCATATCAACAGATCCTCCAAGTCTTTTATACGACTCAGATACCTGTCTCGCAGAATATGGTGGATCATATAATACCATATCAGCTATATTATCATCAAGATGACACAAGAAGTCCGTGGCGTCTTTATGATACATAGCCTTAGTCTCAGGATCAAGATCGTTGGTTATCGTCCCTATATCGCTGTTTCTGGCGAACGGATCCACTATAACCATCCCCTCTTCTCGATATTTGTCTATAAGTTCCCTTATCGGTCTTATGCTGAATGTCTCTTTATTCGGCATTGACCATTTTTTAGTAATTATCATGATCTATGAAGTTTATCCCATTCTTCTTTATCTACTCTTTTACCTTGTATATAAAACAACTGTATTGACCCATCATGAGTGTAAATTGCTTTAGACTTATCATTTTTTAATCTATCGAAAACATTACCAAACCTCTGTGATAATTTCATAGATTGATATTTTTCAAGAAAGTTATATTCTTGATCTGATAAATTTAATTCCTGTTTAATCATTTCCCTGCTTTTGCTCATACCAAATTTGATTGTTTATTTCCTTTTTGAAATTTAATTTCATAATACTTCTAGATATAGGATCACATATATCCTCCCACCAATTCTTGTGCCCTTTTGGTGGATGTATATCCTTTTTCCATGAAGACCCCTTAACTGTTTTGACTCTTCCGTATGGCTTTATTTTGCTCATGTTTATCACATGTCACATTAGTATCCGTTTCTGATGATCCGAACATAAGCTCATCAGTGATCTTGCGAAACTCCTTTACAATATCATTCATCTGCTTACGCTCTATGCTTCTTAGCAAATGGGCTATCACATCCACTGTCCATCCGTTTCCCGCTAAAGACATGGCCGTATTCGGGGCTATCCCATCAAGGTAATCATCCGGCAATGTCTGTAGCCTACACATCTCCACAGGAGTCAGGTATCTGAACTTATCTTTCATGTCAAAGGCATTAGGATATCTTCCGGGCGGTAATGATGATATCACGTTATCTTTCATGACTGTTGTAAGGCAATTACTTTTCTTAATAGAGGTAGTATTCTTGTCTTTTCTTACTTCCAGACATTGCGTTATTTTCACGTTCTTGTCATAATCCTTTCGATGTCCGTCCTCTCCTATCCTTCTACCGACAATGACTCCTATATATATTCCTCTTATGGCTCCCGGATTCCAGCCCTTGTCATGCTCTAAAATATCATCCAACGATATATGTTTGTCTTTCGGCATTTCTACCGGCCAATTACACCAATAAAGACGATGCCGGGTCTGTGCCGAGACCAAGGCGCTATCGATCTCCACCGGCTCTACGCCCAGCTCCTCCGTTATCACTCGGCGATGCTCGTCCCGCATCCGGACGTTCTCGCCCAAGAACAGGATCTTACCTTTGGTCTCCTTCTTTAAATACCTTACGATGTCCGAAAAGCAGAAGAAAAGCCTTCCCCTTGCGTCCATAAACCCCTTACCCTTACCTGAGCTAGAGAAACTCTGGCAACAGAACCCTCCCATGACCAGATCTATGTCTTTCCAAGGGATATCCCATGTTCTCCAGTTATTGACATCCCCTAACTGGATGATATTCGGAAAATGTTTTTGACTTACCTTTATGCATGTCTTGTCTATCTCCGAGGCGTAATAAGTATCTATAGGTATGCCGGCCCTCCGTAACGCTAGATACCCACATGATATCCCGTCAAATAATGATAATACTTTCATATTATTTATCGTTTAGGTATATAATCACTTTAATTGTGATATTACTCTAATAGCATAGAAGGAAACGCCCTTTCTCTCATCATTTGGATAAAACTCATTCCCGTTATAAGTCACTAACCATGCTTTCTCATAATTATATTGAGTGCTAGTCCAATAACTTGTAGTGCCTTCGTCTATATCTAATCCATCGATAAGAGACATGCATCTGTTAATCTCATCTAAATTATTTATGATCTCCATCCATTCTCCCACTGATGCCAGATATCCCATTTGCCCGTTCTTGAATTGAGTAACAGTACATTCATAAGCGGCACTAGCATGCGTATATTCCGCGATACTTTGTGTGTTTTGAAATCCATTAAAATCTTTTTTTGCTTCATTACTTGATGTTATTGTAGTTACTCCTTGGATCAATCCAGTCGTATTAGACCAGCTTCGATTCTTAAGCTCAATACCTGAAATAACGAAGCTGCTGTTGTCGCTTATCAACGCCACTCCTACGGCGTCGTTTCTCCACGAATAATTCCATTTATCACTAGTATATAACTTGCCATTGGTGTGTAAGATATATATACCGTTTGAAACGGTTTGACCGCCTATCATCCTTCTTCTCATATTCTTCTACCTTGCTAATGTATGTTTATAATTCTAAGTTTATCATATTCTTCAGTAAGAATCCCATGATCAAACAATTTGCTAGCGTCTATTTCAAAGTCCCTATATTTGTCAGTTATATTGATATCAGCCCACATGTTCAATCTCCCCTTATCATCCAACTGCATATGGATAAAGCCTTTTGTCACCTTCTTCCCGGCTTTAAGAGCCTCTACGTCTTTATCGGTAATCTTTTTCATGCTTTTAATATTTTATCGTTACAAGTGAACTACTCACGCCTAAAGTCAGGGAAATTCACGCTTAATCCTTAAATTCATCTTTCATCCTGATCTTTATGCCCCCATATGATAATTCCTTATGAGCTGTGACAAAATAATCAACCGCACCTTCATCTAATAAACTATGCGGACACCTTTCCCATACAGGACTTTGATCTAGATGATCCCATGTAGCTACAAGCAACTGATTCTTGTCATTATCAACAGTTATTTTATATGTCCCTATAGTAGCCTTACGTTTAATGATCGCTCCATTTAACATCTGCTTCTTAGCCCAGCTCCATGAACCTCTCAACCCAAATGTCCTTATAACCCAGTCATTTATCTTCTTCATTTCAAGTTATTTGTTAAAAGCGTAATATAAATATAAATACATAAATTGGATAGGGCTATTCACCATACCCTTATCAGTAGGCTCGTCATACTTGTCAAGCCAAAGACGAAGCGCTTCCCAATCGATATCCCGCCGGTCACAGACCATGCAGGCTAGGTTAGCCCCGAACAGATCCCCTCCGCCACGTAAAGACTCGTTAAATCTCTTGGCTAGCCTTTTCTTGAATCCTTTATTGTACCAAATACCGGAGGTAGCGGCATAACAGTAATAAGCGTTGTATTTCATTTTCACACCCATCTTCTCAAATAAAGGCGTATGCCATATCCGGTCAAGGAAGAATACTATTCCACGATAGATAAAGGTTCGCAGGTTCTTTCTGTATCTTTTCCCCATGAAGTTATCCACACAAGATATAGTTCCGCCTGAATAGTACCAGTTATTGGCGCCTCTCTTAACCTTATCCGTCATCTTGAACTTATTTTTCCTATCCTCTACCCTATCCCAAGGCTTTAATTTATCCTCGTTAAATGTCGGGCAATAATGATAGTAATGATTGATCCATGAAAGGTATGGGTTGTATATCGTATATCCATTATCACTTACATATGAGTTTATCTCATACCCAAGCTTCTTAGCTAATGGCGATCCCTCATCAGCTAATACCTTCAATATCGGGTTCAAGTTCCATATCTGGTCTTGGCTGACGAACATCGAATAACAAGGATCCTCATCCTCGCCATACCATCCTCCCATGCCGCTTACGATCTTATCCAGATCAAGAGCATAATCTTTACCCCTAGAGAAATCATCCCTTATGAAGAAACCTTTGTAAGTAGGCATATCCTGCACTCCTGGTTGATCCTTAAATATCTCTTTAGCTCCTTCTACTAGTCTTTCCAGTGTCTGTAAGACAAAGAATATCTCTAGAGGATTATAGTCATGCCCATACACCTTATTGTGTATCCGAAGATATTGAAGAAGCTCGGCTATATTAATAGTCCCGTCCTCCACATATCCCGTATTGTTATCGAAGTTTATTTTGGCCAGAGGGATGTTACTCCCCGGCGGTTGATCTATGTCGTCATAACAATGAACAAACCGGTCGAAGAACAGATCCTTCCAGCCAAGATATTTATCCTCAATCGTCATGAGCTTATTTTTTATCGTACATAGACATGACGTTGATAAGATCAGCCTTTCTGGTCATCCCTTCAAGCTTCTCGAAACCATCCATATTATCACCGCTGACGATGATAGTAGGGTATACCTCAATACCGTATCTGGATATCTCCTCCTCCGTAGCCTTGTTCTCCGGGATCTGGTTCAACGTAACCTCACCCTCATACTCCTGTAACGTGTTGGCGATAATATATCGCATGTAATCGCTGTACTCAGCGTCTTTCTTCGTGAAAAAATCGATTCTTACCATTTTAAACAGTTTTTAATCTATTAATAATTAAATCCGCTGTAAATATAGCGTTATCTATCTCATCCATACCTATTTTCCTTCCATCAAAATCGTTAGATAATAAATCTTTCACGATTTGATATCTGCGCTGCTCCCAATTTATGTCTATATCAAAATTCAGATACCTTACATAATCATAATTCAATTCATCATAACTATAATTGAGATACTTAACTATCGGAAATGGAGTATCATCATAAATAGTGCGCTTGATTAAATCAACGTATTTACCGGTTTTTTTATTGATAGCTCTTAATCTCTCATCTACTACTCTTTCTCCTGACTCTTCCATTCTATAAGCCCTTTGTTATGTTTATCGTAATATAATAATGCTATAGCGTTCCAGCATACGGCGGATAGATGCATGAATCCCTCCTTATCATATCTCTCCCCTTTCGTATAAGCGACCAAGTGTCTCATGAGTGCACCTAGATAACGATTGAACCCATCAGGTATATCTTGCCATGAGTTATCAGCATACTTCTTGGCACCTTCTGTATATACCCTCACGATGTCTTCTATCTCAGCCAAAGGAAGGAGGTCCCACCGGAGTTTGCCGTCGGCCCGGTCGTTCTTCCCGCTGCCGTCCTTCCCGACGAACGGTGCGTCTGTCGCTTCCCACTCATTGGTATTACATAGACCCTCGCCGATAGAGCTATAATCCGTAAGCTTATCGACCGTTTCCTCATCAATAATCCTTAATTTAATAGCCCTGTTTAATGATACAACCATTTCCTCGTCAGCCCAAGCATATTCATATGATGCTTTAAATAATGGGCCTAATTTCATCATTCCTGTACGATCGGCGGTTTCAAGTACCTCAAATACCTCACCGTCATAAACAACCTTTTCGTATTTACCAAATTCCTCTTTCATTTTAAATTTCTTTTTGTTTTATTATTATTACTGGATCATCATTAAAAGGAGACAGTATTCCAATATGCAGCAATATGCTTCGCTCATCCCCATCATTCTTTTCTGCTTTAAAGCCATTGATAACACATTTGTCACTAGATATAATAAAACCGCTTGTATCAGGATTATTTTCAATTGTAACCCATCCCTTTTTAACTGATTCATGATTCCTTAGTTTATCAGCATCATCTTTCGTTAACCAATATTCCTCAAAAACAGTATCCGGATATTTGGTCTTTATTTCCTCGTAAGTATCATACCATGTCATATTTTCATGTTTTAGATTAATAAAATTCGCTAAGATCCCTGCATTCTGGTGTCTCACCTGTTATGGAATAAAGCTCACCAGATGATAGATATACGCAATGCGAGGTCTTCCCGTCCCTCCACTCGCTTTGCTTCGTAATCCCGCAAATAGCGCAGCGTTGGATTCCCGGCCCTGCCTTTACCCACGAGTGTCGTACGTTTTTCTTTCTCGTCCTGTTGGTGTTGTCAAGTTTCCTCATATTAATCCTCCAAAGTCATTATAATCTTATCTTTCCCGATAATAACCTCATTCCCGCTCCTTACATCAAAGCATTTCCCCTCATCTGCCTCCTTGAAATAAAGAGCGCCATTGTACTCGAACAAACCGAAGCCATAATCGTCTAGCTTCATTTCGTTAAGTCTCTTGAATTTGTATATTTTCCCCATATTTTCTGTATTTTTTATATTTTGTATTACTAAACACATCAAAAAGATAGATAAGATCGCTGCTATTATCCCTCCATAAAATTTAGTCGAATCATTCTTTTCATTTCCTTCTACTATCAAATAGATAGAACACGCCATTATTATAAAGGTAGATCCTAGTCCAATCATAACATTTTCTTTGTTTTCAAAAACTCCATCATATCCTCTGCGCTAAGCTGGAAGCCTGCCGCCGCCTTATGACCTCCTCCCCCGGGATAGGCTTTATGTGCCAGCGCCGAGACATCCACCTCCTCTTTGGTGGTATAGAATGAACATCTAAAGAATCTTCCGTTCCAGCAAAATGGCATCATCAGATCATGTCTCTTAGGGTTATACATAGATTCAAATGTAGTAGAGTTAAACTCCGTGGTATTCATACATATAGCCTTGTACCCAAATACATCAGCCTCGAATGAGAACATATTCATCTCCCCTCTGTTTTTCTCTACTATATACTCTATTATAGCCTCCCCGTTATTTATCATATCATTCACTAAGTTGTTATCGGCTTTATCTAGTACATTCTTAACAATGTCTACATCAAGACCGCAATATCCCCTCATCCCGTATTGGAACGCCATGACATCACTCCACTCGAACCGGTCATGATCCCATACATCATAAGCACTCAATAATTCTACCACATTAGGAGTTTTGATGTCATCGAAAAGATATTCCCACGTAAGCTCACAGGCCGCCGTCCCTATACACCTCTTGCCCTTTACCTCGTAATCCCTCATATCGTCTATGGCTGTCTTATGATGGTCTATCCATATGACATCTGTACCTTTATCCTTCCACTCATCGAAAAGGAATCTTGTTCTGTTTCCAAATGACACGTCAACTACAAATACCTTATCATATTTATTCACGTCAGGTATTTCCTTGCCATAATTGTAAGGAAGAAGATCAATGTTACCTTTGAAATACTTTTTTACTATAGCCGCTGACATTACTCCGTCAAGATCAGCCTCATGATATATACATCCTGTCATAATCTATTGTTTTTAATTAAAAAATCTATGTATTCTTTTATCTCCTTATTTCTATCATTATCCCAGTCAAATGTCTCGTTTATGAATTTGAAGTACGATACTGGGATCGAATGTAACATCCACCCACTATACTTTCCAAATGTCATTACCGTAGAGCCAAGGGGATGATCCGGCCTCCCGGGTACAGGGGAGGCGGTAATGCCCTGCGCCAGCCCCCTCCTTCGGTCTTTCTTGGCGGCCTTGATATCCATATCCGTTTTCGTTACCTTATCCCCCATCGGGATATTAGTGATTAGTTTATCGCCGATAAACATCCCCCATCCATATCCCTTGTAGTTCTCTATGCTAAGACCCCGTATATCGCCGAATCTCGAAGAGTTATCGCAGCAGTCAACCACCATCGCACTATCCTTTCCATCCTTGATTCTCACGGCTCTACCAATGGCTTGGTACCATGTAGAGAACGAGAACGTAGGTCTACCGAATACCACGCAGTCCAGTCCGGGATGATCGAATCCGGTTCCGAGGGCGGAATAGTTGAACACCACCTGCGTCCCACCTGACTTGAACCTCTCGACTATAGCCTCCCGTTGTTTCTTTGGCGTGCCTCCGTGAACTACCTCCGCCATGCCAGCGCATATCTTGGCGTTTATCCATTCGGCGGCCGTATTACAGCTCTCAACAGAATCCATAAATACCAATATAGACTTACAGCTATTCTTTAATATCATCAATCGGCGTAAAATAAGGTTGTTTAAGCCATTTTTTCTCACCGCCTCACTAATAGACTCAGCCGTATATTCGGAGCCGTTAGAATTAAGCTTAAGGGCATCTCCATTGAAATCCCATGTCTCATATTTAAGAGGTGTCCAAAATCCTTGCCTTATCATCTCCTCTACCTGTATCACGTGAATCAGGTTCTTGAAATATACCGGTCTCATACGAGTGATGAAATTAAGTTGGGAATATGATATCTGTCCTATCGACATGTTTTTAAGTCTACATGGCGTGGCTGTAAACCCTATCACCTTTCTCGGCTTCAGCTCATTCATGAATGTCATGAACTCACTGCCGTCCTCAGGACTGTATCCGGCATGAGCCTCATCTATCAATACATTTCTGATTCCCATCTCCTTAAGCTGCCCAACAACCTTCTTGATAGACCCTAACGTGGCGTATATCATGTTAGACAGCTCTTTCTTGCCACAGGAAGCGGAGTAGATGGTAGCCGGTATGCCATACGACGTTATCTTGTCGTGGTTCTGTTGCAGCAATTCTTTTGATGGTTGTAAAATCAGCGTCTTATCTCCCATCAATCTAGCCGCCTCTGCTATCAGCAGTGACTTACCGCAACCTACAGGACCTACGATCAATACCGGATCATGTCTATCAGAATTTATGTAATCGGAGATACTTTTAACACACTCCTCTTGATATGGTCTTAATTTGTAAATCATTTGGATTTGTAGTTATCAAAAACGTCTTTTACGTACTCTAGTCTTATAGGGCATTCCCGACCATCATCCATCTTCACCATCAAAGTCTCTTTGGTCTTGCTTATGGCTATCACCTCTCCTACTCCTATCTGGGTATGGACTATATCGCCTAGCTTTATATTACATTTGATCATGGTCAAGCTTTTTATTAAATTCCTCTATCTTGCTCCTATCTGTCTCATTCACCATCTCAGCCTCTTCCTTGAATATGTCATACCCTTCCCGGATATTGTCGCCAACCATATTCTCTATCATCTCCCTTAGCTCATCGCTTCTTACGGCAAAAGATATCTGGAATGATTTACTTGTGCCTTTCATCAGGTAATCAATCTCCTTCTTACATTCTGCCATTAACCGATCCAGATTATCGAACTTAACGAACTTGGAGTTGCCATTGGCTTTTCTTACCCCATCCTTGAAATCCTCCAATATCCCGTTAAATACATCCGCCATACACATCATGGAATGTAGCCATACCAGCATATTGAATTTATATTCATTATCAGCATTATTCATCAAGCCTATCAAAGACTCACTTTTTGTCAACATGATTTTAGATTCTCGATCTACGATATCCTTTATCTCTTGCCGGTATCTCATGGCTCCAACGAAATCCATCCTAGAGTAACATTCATTTGATTTCTCTACCAATTTCCTGATATCCTTTCTAGACATCAGAAGATCCAATACCTGTTTTTCTCTTTCGTTTTTATCCATAATCATTTATTTATTGACACAAATATAATTAAAGCCTAGATATTTACCTAGGCTTTTTAATAAAGTTAATCTTTTTTATTCTTTCTTTTTGACTCATCCCAATCCGATGAGTACCTGCATGTCCCTTGTTTGTGGATCGAGAAATCGCACCAAAAACACAAGGGCTTGGGGCGGGGTTCAAGGCAGGCCGGCTGACGTCCCATGAGGTAGCGCTTCTCGTACTTATACCCCTGTTTGGCGTCGTCCCAAACGTGAGCTTGATAGCTATCTATTTTATTTGTCTCGAAATCATACATGTCAAGGAGAATATCGTTAAGTTCCTTGACCGATCTCTCTACTTTCTCCTTATCTACCTTCACGTTCTGATTGTCCAGCATGCGGGTAAAGAAATAGCTGCACATATCCGGCAATACCTTATATTTTCTGAGTATGTAAAAGGCGTATATCGGATGTTGGAGATTATGAAGCAGCTTATCTTCATCGAATAACTTTCTCCCGGACTTCCAGTCTATCGTATACATGGCTATCCTGTCCTTTGTCTTATACTCTCCACGCCAGTCCACCGATCCTATGATATGTACCTTATCGTACGTCACGCCATCCAAGGTAAGGGGCTTGGGTAGCTTATAGGGCAGGACGAAGCCCTCCTCCACGCCGGCCGGTCTCGACCCCCGGATCACCTTCTCCATTGGCGTAAGATCCGACCACATTTTCTTATAGTTGCCAGCAGCATCCTTCTCAAACAACCCCACAATCCATCTTATTAACCTAGCCGCATGTTGCATGGACTCGATCTGAGATTTTACGCTATCAAAAGGTATCTTCTCTATATCGGCGTAATAGTTAAATGCCTTACTCATGTCCTCATAAGAAGGTCTGCATCCGTTCTTGAAGAAATACTCCATCGTCTGGTGGATAACCGTACCATATGACGTAGCCTCATGCTTCTCCGTGGATCTGTGACCCTCCACGTAAGTCTTATACCACTTATACGGACACTGGACAAACGTGTCTATCTGCGAGTAAGAAGCGGCGAGAACCTTCTCTCCATTTATTATCTTACACAAGAGATGTGTCTCCGGGATAGTCATCATCGAATATATTTAAATCAAGTGATGTTTCGTATAAATCATATGCTATATTTTGAAGGTGATGGAATCCTTTGATATCAATTTTAACAACTGTGTTACCCCATAAACGTGTGATACTTAAAACGTAATCTTTTGTTATTGTTATATCCCCTTTATTGCGGTAATCATGATTATCATAATCGTTAAATCCAATCCAATCCAATATCCTCTCATTCAAGCTTATTGGATAAACATCACATTCGGAAGTATACCACTTTATTGTGCCATTATCAATTCTGCGTTCGAGAATCAAACTCCCTTTGTCCTTATGCATACCGGTAATACATCCTATCCTCCATATATTACCATCCTTATCTTTCACAATATTGCCTATTCTTAACTCCTTAACTGAAATCATATTCTTCCTCCTCTTTATAATCGTCATCGCAATCATCAACAAGAGGGGTCTCTAACCCCTCTTCCCAATCATCATATCCGAAATCCATTATTTACCCTTAACCCAATCATACAACATATCCACAAAAAACCCTACAGTTAGTTCATCGACAGATTTATCGCCAAAGACATCATCCGGTATCCTTATATCCATCTTTTCTTCAATCCCCATCAATACCTCTAATAAATCAAATGGATCCATAGCTAGATCAGATGACAAATTACTTTCTTCTCTTACATCGTCAATTACCTCTATATTATTAATGTAATTGAACTCATGCATTTTCTCGAATATCTCTTTCCTCGCTATCTTCAATATTTCATCTCTTTTCATAATCCTCTAAATAATCATCCAACATATTTATAAGCTCTCCTACCGTCAATTTGTGATAAGGCTTGACGCCAAGTGCCTCATCGGGGATACAATTACCCGTTTTCTTTTCTACTTCCATTATGACTTCTGCAAAATCAAAGGAATCCATAGCCATATCCGTATCCAGCTTATCCTCGTTCATTATCTGAGCGGCATGATCAAGACCATTAAATTCACCCATCTTCTCGAATATCGCCTCCTTGACTACTTTTTCAACTTCTTTTCTTTCCATACTAAATCGACATTTTCAATCTTCTACCTAATTCTTTTTTTATATCCGATATCCTTTCGATATCCATCTTAACATCGCCCGTAATGGAGTATTCCTTATCCATCCTCTTGGGGGGATCCGGAAGCCGGCTTATGGCGAACAACCATGCCAGTTCCTTGTTCTTGTTCTCCCTAAGATATAGATCGGATGTCATGCCATACATTTTTATGATCGTATCGAATAACGTTGATTCCGATAAGCTCATATGTACGCTATAGACATTTGATGGCTTCCATATAAGGTTATCCAACCTCATCGTATACTCACGTTTAAGATCTATGTGGGATATTACGGCTCTTACTATAGGTTCTTCCTTGAAGTTAGTATTAGCCACGAACCATACGAGCCGTTTCTCTACCTCCTTGATAGCTCCTGTATCCTTACCCATATCGTTATATACCCCAACGATACGGTCCCGGATCCCCTCGACCTCCGGTGTCAGACCGGGTGTCTCTATCAGCATCAGCAGCGATCCTCCCCTTGGTGTTATCTTCCACTTCCCGTTCTTTTGAGGCTCGATATAACCAGACGCCTTATAGCTGTCTATTTTCTCTTTTGGAATGACGTCAGCCATCTCCTCCTTTTGCCTGATCATCAAAAGATACCCGACATCGGACATTGTTAATCCTGATGTCATCATCTGTTCAAAATTAATATACATAAGTTAATGAGTTAAAATATTGACCTAATCTTTCTAGCTATTTTCTCTACTATACCAGGATGATCGGTATCGTTGTATATGTTAATCAACGTGCGTAATATATATAGCCTTGTATACTTATCGGAAAGATTGAACCAAGCTTCCTCTATACGACTATTTATCGGCTTAAACATCCTCAACTCAGGTATAAGTTCATATGCTAAAACTTTTTTTCTATCCACTAATCCAAGCATATTAGCCGTTTCGGTTATAGCTGCACACATAGTTAACTCACGTCTACATTCTATAGCATTGTAAGCTCCTATCAATACCCTAAGGCCGTCTGCTTTCGATAATCTCTTTCCCTTTCTCATATTGTTTTACCGTATAAGATTCATTAGCCATACCAACCCTGCCAACTGATATGGATTGATTTATTGATTGATTAAGATGTCCTATAACCGACATCTTAGCCCTAACCGTATTGGCGCATCTTAGAAGGATGCGATAATCCTCTAACGCCCTCTCGTATCTTACGTCCACCCTAGCCCTTTTATCAGCATCAGTCATGCTCTTACATGTTCCGTCCTCCCTCAGGCTTATAGCGATCTTGTCCCGTATGATTCTGATATCATCCTCGGCTATCACCAGTTCGGCGTCAAGAACCCCCTTGTATGAGCTAAGAAGATCCTCCACCGCCACAACTTCCCTTTTCAGGTTCTCCAATTCCAATATCATTGAGTTGTCATTTATCCTTTTATACTCCTGTACTTTATTGGATACCTCATCACAGATACTCATGATCTCCTTTTCCCGTTCCCGATTTATGATATATCTGATGCTGTATTTAGCCATTTCCTTTAACGAGGATATAATTTCCTTTATCCCCATCTTATCCTCAACCGACAATACGGTCTTCAAGAACATTTCCAGCACCTTTATCACTACAAGCAAGTAGTTATGTCTCAATCTCATGTCAATAAGGTGTTTCGTCATGTACTATATTGAAATCATCACTAGGCGGTATATATTGTTGCTCCAACGGGATACTGGGAGGCGGGGGCGGCAGCGTCACCACGGTCGTGTCCGGCTTGCCGCTACCCACGGGGGCATCCGAGCCTCCCGGTCTTTCTTGGCGCACCACCCCTCCATCAGGATAATATCGCTCATATCCTTTCATGATATCTACATGTATCGCATCAATCTCCTCTAATGACCGTTGACGGACCTTTACGATATGATGGAATAATAATCCATCCACACGGAAGGATCGTCTTGATTCACTTTTAAAACGTTCCAGATTAGGATACCATCCTTGCGGAAATTGCATGTATGAGGAGTACCCGTATCTCTTCGGGATATTTAACGCTACCATAGCCGTACATAACTGTCCCAATGTATCTGATTGATAAAAATCAGATTGCTTTGGCATATGATCTTTTGGATCCCGTCGTCCTTCGATATCACGATTGAGTTGGGATATTATAAGAAAGAAAATATTAGGAAAAGTCCTTTTAGCTATATTGCACATGGTTATCAACGAGTCGATATTCCTTTTGGCATCTCCTGAACCTTGTATCAGGGCCGTATGATCTATAGACACGAATACCATTTTTTTATCTTTGTTTATTGGCATATACTCATTCCACAGAAAGTTTTGAAGCTCATCTACGGTTGATGGTTTAGGGATGTATGTTATTCTGCTGGAGTTTTCCTCCTTAAGACATTTCTGCATTTCCTTTATCTCTTCATCAGACATCTCGTTAAGGAGAATATCTTGTATATCCTTTCCCATTTTTTTTGATAGTGAACGCAACATCAAATCTTCTGGGTTCATCTCAAACTCACATCTTAACCATACATAATCATCTGCCTGTGGATTGATATTGACATTCATCACATTGCTCATGATCTTCTGCGCCAAATAAGACTTGCCGACTCCGGGCCTGGCGCCGATAGCCACCGCATGTTGTGGGTAGAACCCTCCCAGCAACGCCTTGTCAAGATAAGCGTATCCAGTACGAGCCGGGAGAAGCTCTCCCGACTGATACTTTCTTATTCTCTCATAGGCATCCATGATAATCTCCTTGGATGACCTCCATATCCTATCCTCACTCATCCTCTTGCGTTTCTATCGCCAGCCGTATCGGATTTAGATCCTCTGTTAGCTGATCTTGATTTATATCTTAACCCCTTAGCTGTATGGCATAGGTCCTTCCCCTTCCGATAAGCCTTTCCCTTCAACTTATCGGTCTTGTAGTTCTTACGACCCAACTCCCGTCTCTTGGCTTTCTGCTCAGGTCTGGCGTTGATCTTCTTATCCGTCTCAGCCTTCTTCTTTCTGGCTTCCGGATGTGTTCTGTAATATTCAGTCGATCTCCCCATCCTCTTCGTCCTCCTCATCATCATAATTCTCCATGATAAGATCCTCTCCATCCAGATATGAAGCTTTATCCTTTAGCCTAGATCTCATACTCTCATAAGGGTCATCTCCGTTCTCCACCTCCCATATGCATGCGTATGGGCCTATTATATCACTTAACTTCTCGGCTCGATCCTTACTTATTCCTTTCTCTATCATCTTATCCTTGCAATAAGACTTGTCGAACATCGACCCTCCTACATAATATCCAGTAGGCTTATGAATAAAAATTACCTTCATCTTTTATATAATTAATATTATCTACCAAATTTATTATTTCTCTTCTTTATACAGTCGCCATAGCTCATATCCATATCACACACCACCGTATCGGTCGTGTCGTTTACCACATGGAACAGGAACTCCGGGCACCCGTGGCAGGCGTTGCTCCCGATCGCCACCGCTCCGTGCCTAGGGCAAGCCTTCTTTACCATGGTTCTATCATATATCCGTATATGATTATCGCCATACTTTTCAATATATCTCATGGTATTAAGTAGTGATGGCAAAGACATCTTATATGGGGATACATGTTCTATTGGTATATCCAATTCACCAGATAGGCTTTTGTAAATATCCTGTACATCCCGTTTTGTCCTATACGCAAATATATTAATCTCAGTCATTACCATATCCATACTCCTAAGAAGATCCGGCTTAGCCAGCCTCCCCATCGGTTTCCCAAAAGGATCGGATCTCATCCAAGCCCCACACTTCTCGCACCCAACTTGCTTCCCCTCCACCGTATTTATCATAGTGGATGGGATTTTGCAATATGGACATACGGATCCGTTTAACATAGCTTTCTGGGCTAAAGACAGTTCTTTCATACCTTTTCTTCTATCTCAACATTAAATAGATTGCAGAATCTATCAAAATTTCTGTTCTCTATTCTCATATCCTCCTCATACCTGTCAACCGATTTGATGAAATCATTATAACAGTCCTCGCACATCCATTGATTGATTACCGCTACATAATAGCCCACGGACGTAGGTCTGTTACACATATCGCAAATACCTAAGCACCCATATCTGGTGAGCTTATCCATCATCTCCTGTCTTGTTATTTCAAGCACCTTGAATTTCTTGTAATTGTTAACTACCTTTGCCATTGTAAATTTGTTTAATAATAAAATAATCCGCTATATCCATTCCCTCATTTATATTGGGCTTTGATTCGAGAAAATCGCTTATCTCTATATTCATTCCTTTCATATCTCTATCCACCTTCTTCTTCCATTCGTTAAACGCCGATCCTTTGTCAGGATATAGGACTATTCTCCTACGTCCCAATGTCTCTATCATCTCCCTTTTCAACATATGGATACCTCCGCATGCCATGAAAAGCCTATCTGGATATACGATATTACAGATGACCGCCGTCTTCTCCGACTCAACTATATATACCGGGGCTTCTTTAGGATAGAAGTTGATAAGAAACTCACCGAACAGACATTGTCTTAATAAATAATCCTGACCGTCAAGGATGTGAACCCAGCATACATGATCCATGGGAACCTTTACCCTCTTACCATCTGGTCCGTAATCCATTATCTTCCCGGTTCTTATCACCCAACTTTTATCAAGTTGCCAGAACACGCAGCATTTACCCCAATCCCCGAATCTCATCATCCCGATCTTATATAAGCTGAACGCTCTATTGGTATGATATGATCCGAATATATTGGATAGATAATCCTGAAGATCAGATGTCTCGAAAGGATTAAGCGTCTCAAACATCTTGCTTACCGGAATGCAGTTGGCTATATCCGGATCCATAGGAGGTCTGTACCTCCTTAATACTTTGTTTGAATCGGTAAAAAGATCATTGTTCCCAAGTTCGCTCCCTGTTGGATATTTAAAGTAACCACATTTATTTTTATGATCACACACCCCAAACTGCTCTCCAACGATCTGACCGGTGGTTACGTCCACGTACGGCGTAAAACACTTATCCTTGCCGCATTGCGGGCACGTCAGCTTCCTCCTTGGTTTGCTATGATCCAGCTCATACCGATGAACGCTCTTATTGAACTCCCTAAATTCCATCATCCTCTCCTCTCATTCATGACTCTATATATATAGTCCCTCAGTGGTTCTTTCCTTATCAACTTATTAACGTCAAACTCGCCTTCTATGTCCAAGGATCCGATTCTTGATGTAACCGTATAATTAGTTTTCTCGAACTTATACTTTCCTTGAAGATATACTACGGTAGCCATATTCAATATAGGATTGTCAGTCTGTCTCTTCAACTTATATTGGCTGGTCTTAGCGGTAGGATCACCCGGAGCGAAGTTATATATCTCCTCTATCTCCAATATCTTTCCGTAATTCTCCAGTATCATTCTTCTATATAGCTCAAGCTGGAAAGCGTACTCGTCATAGAAATTGCCTTTCCTGTTTGATTTGAAGTCCAATATAGCGAATATCCTCCTGCATCTCTTTATCTTCTTTTTCTCCGTCTTAGGCTGACCTTTCTTGGCTCCCGTCTTATAGAACTCTCCTGTCTCGACCTCTATTTCCACCATCTCCGGCTCACTATCCATCTCCACCACTGCGTCCACCGAAGAAGCTACTTTCAATCTCCTTGACCTCAACATCTTCTCGATCAATACAGGTTTTACATGTCTTTCCTTGCAGAATATGGCAAATGATATTAGATCCTCTATCAGCTCATCAATGTTATCCACTAATATCCGCTCCATCCTATACTTGTCTATTCTCAGCTTAGCCTCCTTGACAGCCTTTCTTATCCACGTCGGGATCAGCTTTATCTTAACCCCGGTCAGATACAATCCAAATAGATAATGCATGATAGTACCCAAATCAGCCCTATAGTTAGCGTACTCATCAGGGTCCTTGCCCTTGAGTCTCATCTCATTCTTCCATTTCTCCAAGGCTCCGGACGTATCACAATACCCATTGGCGATATTGTTAGTGGCTCCATCGTATATGATAGGATACCCATCAACATCCATCTCATAATACACACGTTTGCCGGCGACAGTCATTCTATATAACACCGGTGTCGGGATATCCTTTATCCATTCAGCGGCATAATACTGTTGCTCTGTCTCCAGATCATACTCAACTTCCATCTCCTCCTTAGGCTCGTTTTTAGGTTCTTCAGCAGGCTTTTCCTCCTCAACCATATCTTTCTTTGGGATCGTTGACAAAACGTCTAATATGCCAAAGAAAGCGGTAAATTTAGGATCTGTATGATATGATCTTAATATTGGTAATGATGATCGCCAATAATATGATGGCGCATTCTCGTCCATTGGCTTATTATGAACAAACTCTATTACAATGCCATCATCCGTGATAACCACACGATGTTTTTTGGATAAACGGACTCTCATATCATCAAATGATTCTTGATCGCTTATGACTTCCATATCCATTCCTTTCTTATATATCGTATCACTTATAGCCTCGTATCCAAGAGCTAGAAGTAATTTTTGTTTTCTTCTATCCATGATAATAATCTGGTTTTTAATTTACCATCCTCCTCGACTCTAGGTGCGAGATCCCTCATCCTTCTGGCTGCCAACAGCCATACGTTGCCAAACTCGTCCAAGAGCCGGCTGAAATCCATCGTATCTAATAGATAATCGAATCTTGTATGCTCATCAGCCGTCAAGTAGATAATGTTATCATTATCCTCAGCAACTGATTTATATTTCCGTTTAGGGTATAAGTGGCATATGTTGCTTACCCCCGGGCATGGTATGTATGCGCCGGTAGCAGATCTCCTTGTCATACTCAACCTAGCCACATGAGCGCCAAAGAAAACGGCTAGGCTCTTCCCCTTCGGCTTGGTCTTCACCCGTATCGCCGCCATTTCCTTTGGCGGTAGCTCCTTGGCTCTGCATGCGGGACACAACCCCTTACTCCTTATGGTTACCATCCTTCCGCATCTCTCACACGGTAACATCCTACCTCTCATGCCTTTTTCTTTTTATAACTTTTGTTGAACTCCATAAGGCTCATAGCCCTATACCTCTTAAGCCTATTAATCTTACCCTCAGTCCAATCTTGATCCTTGAAGTTGATGATCGTATCGAATATCTGAGCTAGTTCCCGGATATTAAAACTCCTGTTTTGTATCTTCTTATAGAACCCCGATCTGCTATATCCTAATTTAGAAGCTAGATAAGTTTTGTTAGACAATGTGAGGATACGATAAATCGTACCCTCCATTTTACTTATCTCCATCAACTTCTCGGCTATGGACGACGTGGTTTCGTAGCTAGCTTTACTGCCTACTATCCTCATTTTTCTCCGGATTCCTGATCTTACCATCAAACTCGTAGAAGTCCATCAGTTTCTTCTCTTCCTTGATACAAGTGACAACGAAATCTGATATGGTTCCTTTCATGCCTTCCTCGAAATTCTTTTTGGCATGATCAAGGTCATTGGCCCGAACGATGTAGTTAAACGCCTTGCGTTTCTCATTGCCCGATTTCTCGTCTATCGTAATATAATCAGCCGTGACCTTATAGAACCGGTCTCCATCCATGGCAAACAATTCCGCTATCCGGAATCTCTTGATATCCACGCTAAACTCACCGGAGATGAATGGCTTCATCTCCTCTATGATCCTAGCCTCACACTCGGTATAAGAAAAGGCATCTACCAAATACTCTTCCTTTACCTTCTTCTTCATGCCGTTCTCGGCATCGGTCTCATAAGAAACCGTACATTTAAACCAATTGTGCATCTTATTAATCTATGTTATTGTTAAACAACGGGTAATCCTTTATCCCTTCACGAATATATCTTTCCGTATCATCATCCACGTCATAAGCCTTCTTGAAAAATATCATAGCCTTGTCCGTGTCGTGATCCACCAACGGAAGATATTCCTTTACGAAAAGAACTTTAAGATGATTCATGTGATCAATCTTGCGCCTTACATCAATTACTTTTGGCCATATCTCGGCACGGATTTCACCCATCTTTTTTACATTCTCTTTGTATTCGTTTACCTGATCTTTGTACTCCTCCTCGATCTCGTTGTTCTTATCCTTGACAGACTTATAAGCTTCCTTATCTTTCGTGTCAAACATCGGAACATGCCTGATATTGATTATATCCAATCTACTGCATAGCTCCTCATTGGATATGGTGAAATCATATCTAGTCCTGTATAGATCAAATTCACTTAATAACTTAGCTATCTTAATAGCATCATTCTGATCAAGAACGGCTATATTCAAGCCCTCCAAATAGTAGAAGAAATGAGATGGAGAAATAGATTTATATCCATACGTCTTCATGACTGGAGGCTCATCTATAAACCTGACACCTTCCTCCGCACATCTTGTTACGATCAATTTCTCTACCTGCTCATCAGTAAGATCATATATCTCCTGATCGGTCATCTTATCAATTGTCTTCATCATCCTCATCCTCCGATATCGTTATAGCCTTTGTAAACTTTTGTTTATAGACCTCACTCATAAGGCAGGCGAAAGTCCTATCATTCATACTAGCCATAGTATTGGCCTCTACCATAAGATTCATCTCGATGTTCTTTACCGAGATTTCATAGTTATCATCATCTTCTTTATAGAAAATGACTTTACCACCATACTCGAAACCATCATCCTCGGCCTTAACCATATCGATGATCTTCTCTAACTCTTTTACAAATTTACTCTTTTTCATATGTGTAATTTTTATTTGTCTACAAAAGTAGACATTTTGTTTTTGAATTAAATTAAATAATGATTATTAATAGTTAATTTACTTTTTCATTCTATCAGCTTTTTTCTGAAGGCTTTCCGCTAAATCATAGAAAGCTATATTTACCAAATCATAATCTTTCGTGGTCCGTATCGAACTACTTACCTTATCCGATTCTATTAAAATATCAACGCTTTGAGCGAATACCTCTAACGCTAATATCATGGCCTCTCTTTTTGTCATATTTAAAATTTTGCATTTTTTATATCAAAATAATCTATGAATCTATCCCATAGCTCTTTATTCTTTTTATTAGGCTTGAATTTCCCGGATTGTACTCTTCTCACCAGTCCCTTAAAATCATCCACTGTTCTCTTTGATAAATACCACGCTAATACCATATTTGGATTTTCTCCTAACTCTTGATAGTGACCGTCTTTTACAAATATCTTTATCTCATTTAGGAACTTCTTTGTCTGATGAGGATAATCAAACGGATATTTCATCATCTCTCCGATACTTGACATTGGGCATAATATACATCCTATTCTTTTCATCCCTTTGTCATATAAGTCGCAATGCTTGATATTCATCTTATTCAAGAACTCCCATACATCCTTGTCCGTCCATGCTAATATTGGTGATATTATCACCTTATCCTTTCCACCAACACAAGAGACCATCTTTTCCTTATGCTCATCAAACTGATCGAATGATATATCATACTTTCTTTTACTGGTTCCGATCTCATTCCTTTTAGATCTTGTCCTGGATTCCTCCGCCCTTATCCCTACTAAAGTCACCGTACCTCCGCCTCCTCTCTCCTTGAGGACTTCGCAGCAATATCTTTGCGTTTTCGAAGGAAGACATTTCTTTTTTCTTATAAGTTGGTAAAAATTAATATCCGGAACATGCCTTATCACGTCTGGGTAATTGTTCTTCACGAAAGATACTACGTTCGCCGGATCCACTGTAGTCATATTCATATGAGCCTCGAACTTAACGCCAGCTAATTTAGCTATATGGTAAAGAGCCTGACTATCCTTGCCTCCACTGAAAGCTAGATAATATCCCTTATCGTAAAATCTTAGGGCAAACTCCTCCCCTTTTCTTAATACCTCAATGGAGTGTTTTATTTTCTCCATCAACCCATCGGAAAAACTATACTTATTTTTAAGTTCCTCCATCTCCATATTACTATCCTCCATATATTTTAAGTCCTTTTATGTTATATTTGCTTATATCAGCGCATAAATTACACCCTCCATGACAACAGCACCACGAGCAAAAAGCTAGTCGCTCCCGCTCCGGCATGCCTTGAAACTCCACCGCCGCCCTATACCATGCTGGGGATAACACCCTAACCTTCTCCGGCACGGGCGGCGTCATGAGCACCGATCGCCGCCTTCCTTTGACATCTTCCCTACTTTCCATTTGGATTATCCTTTAACAACTCAGCTATCTTATCTTCCTTCAGCATATTTTGCTTCCTCATATTATCCACGATAAAGGTAGCGAACGCCATATCATATCTCTTCCTTAACTCATCAACAAAAGATTTAGCCCTTGAGCTTATCATTGTCTCAACATTGCCATCCACGATCTTTTTGATCCTGCTCCTTATAAGCTCATCTACTGTTAGCTCCTCTTCCATATAATCTATCTTGAATTTATATTTCTTCTCACTGGCGTTCTCAATGAGATCGCTCATTGATTCTCTCGCTATATCCTCAAGCTTCTCTAATATCGGATTGGATATTTCCCTCATCAACTCGTTCTTGAACCTATCCTTAAGTTCACATACTATCATGTGTCTTACCGAGCTGGTAAACTCCTCCTTTAATGACACCTCATCATACATAGCGTCATTAAACACGTCTTCTAAATCTAATTCTACTTGTATTTTCATATCATTATCTTTTAATAAATTATAAATCCTTTATATAATCACCTTTATTTATTCATGAAATCAACGACTTTATTCAAATACCCTCTTGTCATCTCAATAAAGTTCACGCAATCCAACTTGCTCAACTTGTAAATCAAAGCCGGGTTATGAATTACGGCTATAATTTGTGTTTGCGGTTTATGAAATGACAATACCTTGTACAGATCCATGATATTGTCAATATCTAAATTCCTGTCCGGCTCATCCATAAGGATTGTATACTCAAAATCCTTCTCCATTAATACCACATGATTGTCTTTGTAGTATTTTAAAAGATTGTCGATCCTGTTTGCCCAGAACTCATTTGACTTTTTCTTAAATTCCATAAGCTTCTGTATCGGAAACGCATACTCATCTTGGTTAAACACAAAATCAAAAAGCGAGTTCATGGCATGAAGGTTCTTCTCCCCAGAGGATCTAGATGTTCCATTCATATACAAACTTAAATTATTGATATTATCCAATATATCATCCTTTCTCATTTCAGTTTGCTGTAGGAGATGGAAGACTTTCCCAATATAATCCGACTTAATACTGATCCCGTCAAGCACTTTGTCATCATCAAATATATCCGGGAAATACAATGCTTCTGACGGTAATTCAGAACACATCTTTTTCTCGCACAACATGTACTTCGATATCATATTCAGGAGGGTTGATTTCCCGCTCCCGTTCTTGCCTACAATCACATTCACGCCGGGCTTGAATATAAACTCAGAGCCATTTTTGAACGCTTTTATCTTTTGGATATATTTAAATGGAGTCTTCTTGTTGTCGTCTATCCTTATAGAAGTTATCATCTTATATGATTTTGTGTTTAATTATTTAAGCCTTTCATCAATCGCCAAATCAAATATCTTATCAAGACATTTCCTCATCTCCGCCGCCCCGATGATCGCCTTTCGATTCCCGAACGAGAGCCACGAAGTAATGAACCCACTGACCTCCGCGTCCCGCCCGGAATACCGCATTGGGAACTGGACGGGATCGCTGGCAATAAAGTCGGCGGTTTCGTATTTGTCCGCCATGCATTTCGGCATGTCTACAAATTTGTCATTCATTGTTTATCCCTTCATTTGTTCGCATGCCAATCTTTCAAGTTCCGGTGTAACGTTGGTATTCATTATGCCTTTCAAGCAAGGGCATTGTCGCCAGACTATATCATAAATCTTTGACAATTCAATCAAAGCCTCATTGTTTGATTCAACTGTCATAATCCAATTGTCCGGCGATATCTCTATCTCCCTGCATGGTATTTCTTTCTTGCCTTTTGGCATATATCCGTTCTGATAGTCTTTTACATTACATCTACCAAAATATCTTCCAGTGAGTATTCCGTTTTCGTCCGTCTCAAACAACCCTCCTATCCATCCTATCTTATGGATGTTCTCCGTCCACGTTCGAGTGGCGAATAAAAACTTTTTTACAGGAACTTTTGAAAATGCATCAACATCATGGATACTCCCGTCCGGCTCTTTGAATATCGATGATTTTCTTTTATTCTGGCAACTCCCGTCTAAGCCTATTTTTCCCCATTCGCCATCGTCAAATCTCAAAGGAGAGATTATATCAAAACTGCAAAGTTTCTTGACGAGATTGATTTCAAATGATGCCGAGAATCCGCTGTTACCATGAGAAGAGAACAGCGCGACAGCTTCTATTACCTGTTCGCGCATCCATTTGTTAGGACCGTCCTCTTCTTTGCTATATCCGGCTAATTCCAATTCTCTTATCGCATGTTTACATAAATTACTGTTTGCGATAATATACCGAAGAGCCTTCTTGTTGATAAGGCTCTTCTTGCTCATTTTCTTTACAATTCTTCTACTCTTTTTCATGTTTAATGTTATTTAATGTTTTAATCACCAATCTCCTCTATCATTCGTATTGTGCCATGACCATCTGTTTCGCGAAATCTTTGTACGCCACTATTTTTCGCAGGTTTGCTCGCATTCGTATTTTCCCGATACCGCCGACCGGAGACAAGGCGCCTGTATTAACACCTCTTCCCATGTTTATTCCTCCTTGTTATATAATTGCTTGTTTTTATATTCCAACATCCTTCCCATCCTCTTTAACCCAATTAACTGTATCGCAATACCAACAATACCCTGTCTTGGAATCCTTTTTATGAGAATGGGATCCACATGTGGCGCACCAATAATTATCATCCATATTGTATGTATAACTTTCATCCTCATGCATTTTGGCTATTCTAGCTACCCTATCCTCCAGCAGATCCTTTAGATAATGGCATTCGTAAGGTCTATCCTCTTCCTTTAATATATAAATATCGATATCCATCATGCTCCCCATCCTGTCCGTACACATACACTCGGCGGCATGGCGCACGTTCCCTTCCGGCATCCCCGGGACTATCTCCCGGATCACCGCCTCCATCTTCTGTTGGTATTCGGTGTCTACTTTGATCACCAAATCCTCTAATTTATCTATTAAACTCATGATCTTTTTACTTCTTTATATATAATATCCGTACTGTCTTCTCTATCATTATCAATACAACAAGTATCCATACAATGATAGATACTATTATTAAATATACACCCATCGCAACTATAATCATCAGATTTAATCACCTCCAGCTCTATTTCTTTTGAACCAATATAGCATTTAAATACAGAGCGTATTTTATGATACCCTATATTACTCAAAGTTATTTTATTATCTTTATCAAGTATCATCCGGGTAATAAATAATTCCATTTTATCATCCGAACCATTCTTGCTCAATAGTCTATTGCACTCATTTCTATCAAATCCGAATGACTCTATAAAACATTTCGCCATACTATATTGCTCTATATGTACCAGTTTTTGTATGCATAACCATATTCCTTGTTTTATGCCTTCCTGCTCAGCCTTATCAATTGTACTCTTATTCATAATTCTATTTTCTTAAAAATTACACTTTTATCATCCTCTCTAACACTACTAAAGCATCTCATGTTACTACATATACTCGTATCTACAAAACAACATTTACTACAAATGTCATTCCTAATGACTGTCTGACATGCTACCGCTTTTATAATTTTATTATTTATCCTAAAAGAGTGAACTACGCCTATTCCCGAATCCAGAGGACGATCATTACGATATACATCATCCATCTTATCTATCCTGACGACCATTATATTATCATTTGTCTCACGCTCACTCTTATTACACCCCTTACATAATATCTCGCTATTTGATAAATAACATCCATTACACCCCAGCCTTGATCTTTTTACAGCCTTGATCTCCACCATCTCCTTTTGATTGTTCATGAAGCTATATGTATCACCTACTTTCATTGTAGATATATCTATATCAATCATCTGATCATCCTCATCTAAATCTATCTTACGACCGAATATCGTATCAATAAACTCAAGCATTTCATCATCAAACGACCCACTTTCCTCTTGTAGCTTTCTACATTCATCCTCGGTCAATCCACAAGAAGACACCAGTTCTTCTGCGGCCTGCGTCCAGCGCCCGGCATAGACTAGCTCCTGAACCGCCAGCCATATCCCTTGGTTCATGCCCTTCATCCTTGTCTTATCTAAAATATCCTTATTACCCATATTTTCAATCATTTAAGTCTTTGTTTCTTATAATAATCTCTATATTGTTTAACATCTTATCTTGTAATACTTTTTCTACCATTCTTGGAATGACATTAAAATCTCTTTCTTTAAGCTTATTCTCCACTATAACCTTAATCCATCGCTCTAGATTATTATCATCTCCGTAAGTATTACGCATACATCTCTCAACATATTGTCTTATCTCAGGTCTAATTGCATTGATTATATCTTCCTTGGTAAGTCCAAGCTCATTATGGATATAATTCTTTATCGCTTTATATTCTTTACTTGTTTTTGTATTCATATTTATCCCTCCCATTCAGTCATTTTTTAACAAAATCTTCCCATAACATATCAACGTCATTGTGATGTTTACAACAAGCATTCTGTATTCTTTCTATCAACGGAATGAACCATAACTGAGTTATTCCGTAACGAGTTTGAATTATTCTGCATAGGTTTATTTTTATTATCTCCATGTCATCAATACTAGGAGATGTGTTGTTATCATCACATCTATCTAATATTGTTTGAATTGTAGCCAAATAATGATCCATGTCTTAAATTGTTAATTATATTACCATCTCCCATTTCCCGGCGTAAACAGTATCTCCCCTGTCCTCACCCAATGATTCCAGTTATTTTTAAGTTCATCAATATCATACGCCTCAGCCGACTTACCGTTATCAGATCTTTTTATGACCGACATAATACTTTCCGCTCGCACGCTCCAATGACTATAACAGTCTGTCCCGCACCCGCACGCCGTGGCTCTCCCGTTATCGAACTCCCAGACCAGAGGCCGGAGGCCGCATCGTGGACACGGCAACCATTCCATTGGATTCTCCGGCTTCTTGTAAGCATCAATACACTTATATTCTTCTGCTATCATAGCCAATCCTACGGAATTGATTTGATTTTTTTGATCTCTCATCTCATTCTTATCCTTAAACATCATTATCCTATTAACAATTCCCTCCGATTCCATGTACGTCGAGAATCCATGTATTCTTAGATATTGGATTGCTGATAGTGATTTTTTTAATATCTCCTTATATTCTATATCTATTTTAACTGCTTTCCCCATGATCTTTTTTCTCCATTTCTTCTAATATGATTTTAGCTAGATATACTATCTCACTTATCTGGTCGTAATAAACATCCACTCCCTCAATTTTCTCATTATCGTCATCATATCCATCGACCATCAAATTATCTTCCCCCGATAAATACACGGATGTTATAGATAAACAAATCAACCCGTTATCGGTAAAGATCCTTATTTCAGCCGGAAAATCATCTACATGGGTTCCGCTATCCATGTCAAGATCAAGTCTCCCTGTTCTTTTAATCAAATCAACCATAGCCCCATAAGCTACTACGTTCGCATTTAATAGCATTTTATTTAATGCGTTTATTCTTTCTACGTTTTTCATATCCACCCCCTTTGTATTACATCGTTATACGTTATTCCGTTATCTTGAATTAGTTTCATAAACTGATCTTCGGTATAAGCCAGAGATTCCCCTCTGTTAGCCCTCTCTATATTCTCACTCATCATCCCTATAGCCTGTATTAAGGCTGCTGAGGAGTTGGCTATCAATTTAGCCGCTTCCATTATCCTATTATCGTCCATAATCATATTACTTTAACTTCCTCGTTCCACAAATATCTTTCATGTACCATGGTTATTCCTATCAAAATCCCGGTATCTTCTCCCCAATATTCAAGTATTTGATTCCTGAATTTGTGACGCAATTTTTGTATTCCTCCCTTGTTTTTATCATAAGAAGAGTAATCTGATAATCTTACTGTCTCCATCGTTTACCTCCTTCATTTGTTCGTATGCCAATCTTTTAAGTTCCGGCGTGGTGTTTGTTTCTTCTTATTTTCCCCCATACTTATTTCTCATTTCATTAATATAGCTCATATACCAATCTCTTATATCCTCTTCACTATCCATGCTATACTCTTTATTGAATGGATCGTATCTGATAAACTCCTCTGTTCGGCAGAATGGGCATGGAATCTCTTCCAATGGCTTGATTAGAACACCATCATCACCTACATTATCCAGATCATACAATATGCCATCTATGCAAGTCGCGTCTGGATAATTCGCACCGAAAAGCGGAAATTCTGGACATGTGTTTCTCATACTTGTACTATTCAAATTCGTTCTCATATTCCTTTCTCCTATCCACTTCCTTTAAATTCAAACCATCAGGTGTCAATATCTTCTTTTCCAACAAATCAAAGAGAAGCATCGCCCTTGACTCCACCTCTGTTTCCCCAAATCCGCTATATACTTCTGCTGGCGAATCGTAGGCATTGTAACGAACATAGGCAGCTTCGTAGTATTCGCTATCCTTATTCGGGAAATATTGTGTCAATTGCAACCAGTCATCCCATATTTTTGATTTACTGATATTTATCATACTTGGTAGTATCTCTCCAAGTTCATGACTCATATAAGCCGGTATGAGGTCGCCTTCTTTTCTATATGAATACCTCATTGTATTTTGTGTAACTGATTCTGTTTGGGATCCCCCTCCTTTCATCTCTTTCACAAAATAAAATTCCGACTCTGAATTTACACCCAACTCATGCAACTTTAATGCAAGCTCATAAGGGCACATAAAATTTTGATATTTCATGTTATTCTATATTTTCGTTTCTGTAATCTCCTGCATAGTCCAGCCATACCCTGTAATCATTTCTGTACTTGGTCGCCTTTATTTTCATATTCCGGGATATACTCTTATTCACATTTTCACTAAGTACACTCCTTAGCTCCTTCTGTAAGACCGCCCCGATAAGAGGATAGACGTCCAAATAATTGCCTTCACACTTTTCGAAATCTATTACCTTGTTCCCTATTGCCCGTTCCAATGCCTTATCCATTGCCTTTACGATGGATTCTTGTACATCTTTATATCGATTGATAAAATCCTGTCTTATAGATACCATATCTCCTTCTTTAATACTCATATTTTCTTACGTATTTATATGTTATTTTATTACTCAACCAAGCCAACGGGCAAGGGCTGCGCCTTGTCTTCCCCGACCGCCTACCCATATACGCCGGCTCCACCGGTAACGCTACCCATGACATCTTGGATGTCTCTCCCGTAAATCTGATAGTGATTGCCATAGCTCTCAAATGTTAGTTGATATCTGTTTAATCCCATCCTAATTGTCTCGCAACACCCTCCATCTCGCTATATGCGATCCTGTGACATCCAGCAACCAATATATCATTCTTATAGCTATTGATCTTCCATTTGTGACCGGTTGTATCCAATACCATATCGTGTTGGAATTTACTGCCATTATGGAAGAACTTTATCAATTTCCAAAGTCTCTCAGCCTCAGCTCGTCCTATCTTGATATTCTTGCTAGTCTCAATTATGCCATTCTTGATGCGAAGCCATACGTTAGGCTGGTCATCCTCCAAATAATAATGTAGATATAATTCCAGAATCTTGCCAGACTTCCACATCTCGATCTGTTCTTCAAATTTTTTCTTGCGATCTTCTTTTTCTTTTCTTCTTTTTTCAAAAATTAAAGCCTCTTTTTTCGCCTGACTGTCTTTCCATCTCTGACATCTGGCCACATACTCAGCCCACGTTCCTTCACCACAAATCTCATCTACTATCACATTGGTCGTTCCTAAAGTTTCTAACGCTTGATGATTTAGCAATACCTCAAACACACGCTTTAACTCATGGACATATTCACTTTTAATCTTATCCGATTCATAAGATAACTCATGTTTAGTTCCGATCCAGGTGTTTGCGCTCTTTTTAAGAAGACTCTTGGGAGTACCCATATTAAAGAACTCAATATAATCCATTAGACTTCTAAATACTCCCCAAACATCCCTATAAGACAGGCTTGTTCTAACCTTCTTGTATTTCTCGATAACCTCTTTGATAAGCTCCAATTGACTGGTGATAAAAGCCATGCTGCCATCATCAGACATATTATATCCAACAGAAAATACCTTTGAACCAGTTGGTATTGCACTACGAACACAATGTTGATGTTTACAGGTAGAAGAAGAATAATACTTATCGTTAAGCAAATACGCCTTTTCACCACACTTATTTCTTACGATTCTTCCAACCTCAAAATGATAACCATAAGAATAAATACTTCTACCTTCAAAGAAAAGATTACTACCTCTTGCGGATTCTTTCTTTTCGTTTGCCCACAAATGAGCGACCATAGAGTTGTTCATATCTATTAAGTTTTGAGTGTTAATTATTGATTATACTTGCTAAAAATAACATCGACACAAGTTCCGCCAATAGCGTTTGCGTCATTATACGAATAAAAACCTTCTGTTCCCCAATCCACACCAACTGGACAACCATCTGCATGTTTTACAAAGTCATCAACTTCTTGCGCTTCCTCGTTAGATATTCCAGTGTAGTCACCATTAATCAAAGCCCCAATCCAATAAATCGGAAGCCTATATCTTATTATCTCTATATTCATAACTTTATCAATTTACAATTACTACCTTTTCATTCTATTTTATTCAATGGACCGGCATGCGCTTCCCCATTCTCATAATAAAGCTGACCCTCATACTGGTTATGATGAAGCTCCTCACGTATCGCATCTTCATCGTCAGCCCAATGTTCATATTCCTCATGCCATGACTTGAAGAAGTTATCATAACATTGTCTCATCAGATCCTCTAAAGAAAAACCCTCCGGATAAGTACACCATACATTGTAATAATCAATTATAGGTTTCAGGAGATAATAATCATAACACATCCCTGTCAATGGGCAATTATCTCCATAGTCAAACATCACCCTACTATACTTGTGCCTGTATTTGTATTTCCCATCAATATATTTACCTGACGTGGAGAAATACTTGCCCTTGATAATATATGGCATAATATTGTTGTTGATATATCTGAACAGTAATTTGCCGCATAGATTCTCAGGGAATATATCACGATGATAATCTATAGGATGTTCATAAATAGGATCTTTGTATTTAAACTCATAACTAAAATCATATCTCTCGTATCCAACTTCCCAACCATAAACATTAGTATCTGTCAGATCTTCAAAGGCTTCCATTGACTTTTTATAGTCTATGTCATAAGCATCCATACATTGCTCCATTACATTCCAACGCTCACGCTCTATGATCCTTTCTTGTGAGTCTTTTGGTAACTCATCAAACTCATACAGTTTTAATACAATCTTTTTCATAATCCCTCCTCTTTTAATATAACTAGATCCCTAATGTCAATCGAATGACATACGTACCTCCTTATGTTCACGTTTAGAGATATGATTGTGGCTATTCTCACGAACCACCACAATCCAGATTCAGATATTACTCATCCTTTATCTTTACGAATGGGTTTTCTACATAAAACTCCACCACATCCTTAGATTTTATAGATGTCACTATACCGGTGGTATCCACAAATCCATCTGTTTCATCCATTGTCAAATCTTCTATTTTATCTCCAGGCAGAAAACAAAGATTATAGTCTTGATCAATATACATAATCATCTTTAACCTAACCATGTCATCAATGATGCCCTTCATTCTCTCCACAACATCTAATTGATCATTAGTAAGCATTAATTTACTTTTTGAAGATTTTACTAATCTCATGTCTCCATTCTTGTCAACTACGGTTAAATCATTAAATCTATACACATCTTCACATGTTCTGTAATATGTTTCCTTACAATAAATTTTTCCTTTATTATCTATTTCAATATCAAAATATTCCAACTCACCCTTGACAGCTCTTCCGTTTTTGCATTTCCACACATCACCTATTGGAGCGAATCCATATAATGACTTAAAAACATCATATATTGATAGTTTTGTCTTAGGGATGCTCTTATCCTTTTTAAAACATTCTTCGGACGAATAAAATAATTTCCCATCTAATGTCTTCTCAGTCCTACATCCTCCCCATGTTCCTACATATCTAACTACTCCATATGTAAAACTGATCAAGATCTTATCAATCTCAAACCACTTTAATTTTTCTGACATATCGTCAAAAAGATATCCACTCTCTAGATAAACCGATAAATATTTTCTCATTTCCATAACAATTTATTTTTTTTTAAATTAAACAACATCATTTGTCTTGATCACTATCGGTCTCAATACTCCTCTAAGTATCATGGTTTTCATGATACAACTCCCTTGTGTAAGGACTCCAGATCGTCCCTGACTCCACTGCCGCTGGGTCAACCGCCATCAGCCCCGCGCCTATCTCGTAATATAGCTCAAGATCCATTGGCTCTAACGCTATTTTCTCCGCTTCTTCCCGGCTTAATCCTGACAGCATTAAACACCTAACTCTATGTTCATAAGCAATGGGCGTTTCATCCGGACTTAACCTTACTGATATTATTTCAGCATCTTCTATGCTGTTAAAAATCAACTTCCTCTCCATACTATTATTCCATTATAATATCACATTAAACAATTCATTAAGTCTATCTACCTCACTTAGGTATTCATCTTCTTTATCAAACTTAATTTGAGTCCCATTATCCAAGCCAAAGGACAGGGTAAAGGATATGACCCAGCCCGATCCGTCCACGGCCTCCCCCTTGGGCGTCCATGACATCACATGTTTCTTGGATATCCACCACCTTCCTATCTGGACGAAATCAGGATAGTTATTCATTAAATATACCATCTGACTATCCATCTTATTGACATCATCAAAAGACACTATATGATACTTGTTTCTTATCCTGACCTTCAAGAAGGGGTTATCCATATTATATGCCGCAAATGCTGATATTACGGAACTGGGGTATCTAACCCCTTTTATTATTACCCATTTCATATACAACACCTCCTATATTAAACTATCTAATATAAATTCATCTTCCTCCGTTCTCTCATCCATAGGCTTGTTTAGTACCGTTTTGACAAGATCAAGCGCCTCCTCCCAAGTCCTTTCTGATAGCGTCCCATTATTTATGCCACAACACCTACATCCACTAGAAAATACCGGTATCATACTTCCATCACACATCCTAACGAATTTATATCCTACATATTCATTGCATAAGAAACATCTTCTTACTGGGATAAACCTTATTCTACCTCTATTAATGATACTTATTAATACCTCACGATTCATATTATTCCCTTAATTTACGTTTAACCTCTTTAACATACATAGGAGAATGCAATCCCCTATGCAACTTTATAGCCCGATCTATATCCTTTTTAGGATTGTGGTGAGATTGATATATCTCGAACATTTCCCTAGCCTTGACAGGATTCGTTCGATCTTCGTATCTATATCTCCTTTTCTCCCTTTTAAGGCGCAATATCCTATTAACCTCATCAACATATATCCTTTTCATTTGCCACCTCCCTAAAGCCCCGGATGAGGCGTTATACGCTCGATCGTCATCCTTTGACTCCACGAAAGACAGGGCGGCCGCCAGCTTATCCCATACCCTTGCCTCTACCACGGCAGGGCTTGGGGCGTGGGGCAGGCCACCGTTCCCTTTTGGTGGTGTCAACATTATCATCACCGTCAAGAGCAAGTATCTTATCATACTTCCTTGTTTTTATAAAATTCTTCTCCAAATCTCACATTATCCACATAATCCTCCATACACTCATGAACAACTATATAAATATCCCCCTCCGCATATGTTACCTCGGACATCAGCCTCTCATTAGTCATCCACCAAGAACAACTATCAATATACCGTGTCTCGAATCCATGATCATGCAACACATACATAACATTGTGATTTAAAGCCCGGCTCATCATCACACAATCATATATGATATAGCCGTTGATACTCTCATGAAACCATCCGAATGCGCAAATATATTTACTCATTAGCTTATACAACTTCCTCGCCACTGGATTAGGTATTACCTCATCCATATCAAAATCCATACTCTCCTCGATAAGCTTATCCACATCCCGCTCCTCAATACAAGCCCTAGGCATGCCTTTCGCCCTCACATGAAGGCGTGATCGACTATCCCGGCTTAATACCGTCCCGATATACTTCTTTCCTTTGGTATATCCAATATTATGATTCCCAGCAACGTGAAACATAATTTTATCACCTATGTTAATCTCTTCCATATCCAAGATATTTATATTATTTGTTATCCTTTTTATACAAAAAGGGGATATAATGGCATAATATTATGATATCAAGACACGAATACGTTATCTATCATATTATCATACATATCCTCCATATAACGTTATTTATGGCATTATATCGTATATGATGCTGCATACCATAAATACGTCCAATCAATCCTCTTTTAAGCTCTTATCGCTATTTAGACTATCAGCTATACTCAATATCTTCGAAATAAGAGCCTTTTTAGGCTTGTAGTCATCATTTACGCTTATAACCGAGTAATTATATACCACGCCTTCTTTCGACACCTCCACACCCACGTATTTAGGCGCAACAGCATCCCTATGCAACACGATAAACGGGTTTTTACCGTCCAGTTTATTTATCAACTGGTTAAACTGTCGCCTTGTCATCTGATAGTGATATTATTTCCATGTTATAAATACGATCTCTCTTTACCCTTATCTTCTCGCACAGCTCATCAAAGCACCCATCTCCTTCTAACCTACCAACATAATATGATACATTCGATTTAGAGCTTCCTTGAAGATATATATATCCTCCTATATTCCTTGAGAAAAAATTAGGTAAGACCATCTTTTGTCTCTTATCCTTATTATCCATGTAAGATATAACGACAACCCACAACTCTGGTTCCCGTTCTTTCACCGATAACATAAGATCGAGACCCGATTGACCATTGATATTCCTCCTGCCAGTTTCGTTATAACGAAGAATAACATAATCATCCGCTTTATCATTCTCAATCATCACGACCATAGGACTATTACCCTTTCCGTTATCACATAATACTCTTGCCTCTTTTCCGTTACGTAGATATACCTTATCGTAATCTCCGTTTTTGTATATCTCAAAATCAAATTCTATCACCATATTATTTTCTCCTATTGATATATTGTTGCGTACGTCCTTCCTCTATTTTTTCGAAATAAAACTTATTCCCATATAACCGAGTGAAGCAGATGTTATACCCGAAATGTTCCGCGCGTCTGATCTGTGCGTAACCTCTACTGATATCATTATTATCAATCAGCGTAACAAAACAATGTGATCCTACTTCTGTATTCAAAACCAGATTTTCCCAATCTTTTACCTCCATATCAAATCTCCTTAAATAATTTTTTGTTATGATTATCGCTATTATACCATTTATCAATATTATCGTACTGCTTTGGATAAACCCCATAAGACCTACACCACCTAGGTAACGGCCCGTTCAGCACGTCTAACGCCGCCTCAAGGTCAAACGTAGCTTCCTCCTTGACACAACACCCCGATCCACTTCCACAGCTCGGTACATAAGCTCTACTATATGCTACGCTCATTCCATATTCTCCATGACTCAGATCCCCGATGTTGGGTGAATCAGGGAAGGCGTAATACAACATTGTATAATCACCCTTACTCCAACTTCTATTATAAGTATCATCCTGCCATGCGAAAACCCTGCAACCAGCTTCTTTTAATTCCGCTGCCGCTCTTTTTAAAATATTACCTTCCATACTACTTACATTTAAGTTATGCCAAGGCGCCGGGAACCGACCCCGGACCATATCCGCACACGTACGATCATGGTATTCCTTCCGCCCCGCCAAGGCTTGGTTCAACATTAACAAACTTTCATATCCTCACACATCTTAAAAAAGACCTCTCTTATGATCCTCTTATACAAGATGTATATCTCATCATCATCCTCATCGAACTCCACGCCCCATGAACGTAATAAATATCTAATGTCGCAATCCGCTATATGAATCCTAAATATGGATGGAACGCTCATTATGTAATCCTCAAAAGCTTTCTTAATCCCATCCCTTTTGATATGTTCTTTATACTCATCCTTGAACACGTTAAGCATAAAAGATAGATATTCCCTATCATATTTAAACTGCTTACCATAATTATCTGTATCTATATGATCCAGTATATATATCTCTATAGCGTCTCTATCGTATTTTGACATACTCCTTCCTCCTCCTTTTGATATTTTATAACCTTTTTCTCCCCATACGCTTTCGCTAACTGGATAAGTTGACCGGTAAATACCTTGGTACGGTGTTTTACGATCTTATCCACCAGCTCCGGGCATCTGGTTCTCCATCTATAATTAACCTCACCTTTAGCTTTCTTCTTGTAATACCTGTAGAATGTTACGGCTACTACCACTTCCCCATTCTGTTCAAAAGCAACCAAATCGTAATTGTTGTAAGTTATTTCGTTCATTGTGTAATATGTTTTATAAATTCAATCACCTTCTTTGGCAGTGAATCTATATCCTTCACTCTTTTACCAAAATTGTACATATGACTTCTATGCGGATAATAATCTCCCGCATACATCCCCACTCCTAATGGATGGAATGGATCCTCACTACATGAGAAAACAGGATAATACACCACCCCATAACCATCCTTTATATTTTTATTTACATATACTATGGTATATCTATCAGCCACTTCATCGCCAAAATCATATACTCTTACTTTTACTTTCACGCCATCCGCATTTGTTATAATATTATCCATATATACCTCCTTTGTTGTTCAATATCCGACTAATCTATTTTCCTTCCATATAAGGTGTATGTACCATACCATCCCCTATCCATATTTACCACCTCAATATGATGTATATGATAACAACCATTAGCTATTCTGCCGCAATCGGCTATCACCATAGCTATATTCCTATACCCAGAATCAATGAAAACATGAGCCAACCTACATCCGTTAAATATAGATACCTTGATATCGTCTTTCTCTTTTATAATCCTTCTCATATCATATCCTCCTATCAAACTAATCTATCCTTTTACCATAATTAGTATATGACCCACACCATCCACGAGCCTCATTCGACACCCTAATATGATCAATGGGCTTATCCCCGACCATATTATTGGCGTACGATATTACATCCGACATACTTCTGAATCCGGAATCCTTAATGGATTTTATAAGCGTCCTATCATACCCGAATACCAATATCTTCACAATATCTCTTTCTTTCACAGTCCTTCTCGCTCTCATAATATTCTAGCCATAAAATAAACAAACATAAAATCTATTCTCTCTTTGTTATCATCCATCCTATGCCCGGTAATTTCAAAAACAACCCTACGCTTTTCTACAGTCTGTATATTATCTAACTGAATAGCTATGTAAGGATATTTCATAACTTTCTCTCTATTGATGTTATTCAAAATAGCGTTGACATCTTGCCTGCGAAAATACATATTTACACCTATGTAGCTGGCAACCAAAAGACACTCATCTATCACCCCATCAGTATCGAATAGAAATAACATATCATCCTTCTCTATAGTATATTCCGCATCAAGAATCTTGATACGTTTGCTCCCGTCCTTCTTATCAGCTATAAGAATCGCTAGCATCTCCTTATCGGTCGTAAGAATATAATACGCCTCTTCTCTCGTAATATTATCCCGTAGATAAAGCAGCGCTTCATCTTGTAATTCCATAATCTCGTCCATGTTATTAGTATTTTATATTACCACGCCAAGGAAAAGGACGGAGACCGACAACCGCGCTTACCACGCCGTGACACCGCCGCCCGTTCCCCTTGGTGTTATTCCACCACCATCAACCGGTTTTAAATCCAACATTCCTCTACCTCTATCTCCATATGATCCTCCCAATCACATCTATCAACATCCTCACCATCCTCGAAATAATAGTAAGCCCATACCTGTACGCCTCCTACCTCTATATATCCATCACTTTTCCATTCTATCAACCCGTCTTGCCTTACCACGTTGGTAGGCTCAGCCCCTAGCGACAGCAGATTATTTACTATACTACCGCCAAATACGTTTCTTGCTTCTTCTTTCGTCATATCACTATCAGATTTTTAATATTACACTAACGCCAAAGGGGAACAGGGGACGGACGACCAGCGGGGCCGACCCCACGCCACTACCGCCCCCCGTTCTCCCTTGGTTCCCTTCGCATCACCCCATACTAATAAACAATATCTACCCACCAATAACACCATACCCACCATCACTCACAACCGCCTTGCCTTGACGGAAAACTCCTACCACTTGTAAACTTCTATATTTGAGTGGAAGATACCCCCTGCTTGCTTGAAAGACGTTTCCTTGCTCGAAAGGTGTTTTTCTTGTTTTGGAAGGTATTTTTCTTGCTTGAAAGGCGGTTTTCTTGTTTGGTGGTGTTTTTTCTTGTTTGGAAAGGTTTTTCCTTGTTTGGAGGTGTCCCATCACGCAAATCCCAAACCTCCCTCGAAATTCCCACGAAAGCCTAGACCTTCCGCTACTTTGTTCCACGTGGAACGCTGATTCAGTCTAGGATATCGAGGTCTTTGTTCTTGATTGCCTTATATACTTGCCTAATACAATGTATTGATAATAAAACCAATAAAAGAACTATGATCAAAGGCAGGGCGTCGCCCGTAGCTATAACATACCGCCCTAACTCAAACGCCATGTACCCACAAAACAAAGTAAGCACGAAATATATAACTAATCCCATAAAATATACAATAAGTAAACACGATTTTAAAATTACGCCAAAATAATATAATCAATTGAGTATCAATAATATAATATATATCAATCCCTAGAGCTTCCTCTAAGGAAAGATAAGCCCAAACATAGATAAAAAATATACAATAAGTACCGCCTATTATATACCTTTTAGGATCGATTCGCGCACGAAACCATACATAAGGGCACAATATACCCGCCTGCATGGATATAAATATATACAGAATGATACATAATAAAGCATTTTACTTACACATTTTAGATCAGGGCTTAAAATTTGCCGCCTTAACACTTTTATGTGTAAGCAAAACATATGAATATGCTATCATTCTGTAAAATATAGGCACAAAAAAGCCCTTCCGTCTTATATCACTACAATACGGAAGGGCAAAACTTTAAAATCAGATAAAAACAAACGACTACTGCCTCAATTTGTTTGCCATGTAACTAACACGCTTACGCCTGCACTTATCCGACTCCCTGCTACAATCTAATTTATTAGAATTGTATAGTTCTTTGGTAAGCTCAATATAAAACTCCATTTTAGACTTTCTAGCAGATTCTAAAGCCTTTTCTTTTTGAATAGATAGTTTCCTATTCAAGTTACTAAATTTATTCTTGTACATAATCAATCGCATTTAATGAAGCCAATAAGAAATAGGCGACTAACAAGGCACAAGGCCGCCGTTATCAATACAGCTAGCCGGACGCACCACACCCGCCAGATTCCCTTTGGTTTTTGTCCCTTTGCCCCGAACGAACGAGACCAAATACGCACATACGTCACCCGTGATACGTACCGACAAGGCGCACTTTGTCCGTCAATTTAACCGCACAAAATACCCTTGTAAGGGTTGTTATTTTGCTACTACATATAGCGTATAAGTATTTAAGCCACCTTAAACGCTATTGTTTTGATACATTAGCACGGTTATAACACCGTTATGCACTCCATACGTGTTACTCTAGCAACGTATGGACATACGCCCTATACATACGTATATACACCAACGTACCCCGTGATTCTACACGGCCTACTAGGCTACCTAGTGTACTTACCGGATTGATATAAACCTAAAGATAATAGTACTATTATAGACTATAATAGTACTTAAACCACATTGTTAAGCGGCGGCCTATCTACTGCTAATTCTCTATACCATAACAATATGCAGTATGTTTATATCAATATGTTAAATATCGTGTCCATTTAGTCTAGATCAGTGGCACGGCGTGAACGTATGGACATTACCACCATAACGCTCCTATACATAAATAATATAGGAGCTAAATACTTGTTATCTTTCGTTTTTTGGGTGTGTTAAATAGTATGTAACACATTTAGCTATTAAAGCAAATGTATACCGTTTAATAGGTACGGCACACTTTACGATACGTTTGTCTGATCCGTTAAACACTTCATAATATACACCCCCTTCATATTCTACAGGCTCGTTATACCCAAAGCGTTTATGTGCTTTGCCTGTTATCGATATCTCTGCCACCTTATCCTCTGACAACTTTGTGTTTCTATCCTGATCCTGTTTATCAAGATATATTCTCTCGATTTCCTTGTAAGCGCAAAAGGTTTCATCCACACGTGGCAGTATATCCTTGCAAAGTTGTATTACTACCTCCTTATCCCTTGCTAAAGCAACCAAAGCCGGTACTATAGATTTGTCTACTTTTATATCATTATCTTTCAAAATTTCGTTAATTTCTTTACCAGATTTAAAGATCTGGCACCAAGCCTTGACCGCACCTGTTAACGTTTTCTCACTTGCTTTCTTTACTTCATTCTGCACTTTGTTTAATTCTTTGTTTGTCATTAGATTTGCCCGTACCCTCGGGACTTGTATTGGCATCTGGTGCGCCTGTTTGTTAATGCTGTTATCTTACAGGAGCAAATATACTACATGTTTTATTTTCAAACAAATATTTTGCAATAAAAATTCGACGATTATATGTAATAAATATAATCAAATGTAAATATATATTAAAATATTGGTTTATATGATTGATAATCAGTAAGTTAAATGCAAAATAAACATTCTTTTTTTCGGTTAGCTGGTCGTTTGCCGTTCTCATTTCCAGACCTTCGTAGGTCGGGGGGGCGGGACCAAAAACGGCAGCCCGGCCGGGCCGATTTCGGGGTGGTGGTCCGTCCCACATATCCCACATATCTCCGCATATCCCCCATCCTCACCACATATTCCGCATATCCCAATATGTCCGGCGTCCCAACATATTCCTATGTTCCCATCCCTCATCCCCTCACGACTTAATAATCCCATTAATTTTATTATATTTGCGATATAATTAAAACATAACATATTATGAATAAAAAAGTTAAATACATGGGGGGGGTATTTTAACCCTCAGATAAGGAGGGGGTATGTTTAGGCGCAGGACTTCTTCCGGTAAGATCCACTACCGTATTAATATAGACAAGAGAATGTGTCTTAATCCTGTAGATATATATATTGATGGAGATACATATCAACGTGGTTTTAACGGATCTTATCTTGATATATATCGCGATAAGAAGATAAAAACTATAAGCATAAGAGGACAGATAGAATATCTAAATCCGAAAAATGAGTACAATATTATTTTAGGCATAAGTGGAGGTATTATAGAGGGAACCCTTACGTATCAATATAATTCGGGTATGCATTGCGAGTTGGCTAATATGGTGACATACGGGAATAGGATAACTAATTTTGTTCCTGTAACGGTGATAACCGATCCTGGGAAGATTATTAATTTCACTTACAGACCTGAATTAAAGACTCAGGTTTTAGATGAAAGTTATGTAACTTGGGATGGTGATTATGTATTAAACGATAATTGTATAGTAACTGATCTTTGTTCGGGATGTGAATCTTATGCCTATGGGAAAAGTTCTCATGGTAACTATCGAGTAACGGTAAGGATAGTGTAGTACCAAGGGAAGGAAGGAGACCCTCATCCCTCCGGGCCTCCCCCGTCCTCCCACCGCCTCCCGTTCTTTTTGGCTTTCTTCTGGTTTTATCCTCAAATTTTCATATCTTTGGGACAAAACTATAATCATGTTTAGAGACATACTTCATAAGCTTAAGATCTTCTTCTGCGACGATGACGTTGAGAAGATATATGTAAGGGACAGTACGGTTATCCGCAACAACGAGATCCATAGGATGTATAATGAGATACTGGACGAGTTAGGTGATTTGGCTACGGTCGTATCAAGGAACTACGTATATGGTAAGATAAAGGACAGGACTGGATTAAGTATCCGTCATATTAGTAGGATAATAAACCATACTAAAGTCGAGGAGATATGATAAAGGACGTAATGGAGCGGGATATGATAAATGAGATATCAGCGTTATTCGTGATGATATTCACGGCCGGGTTGATGTTTGTCATGCCGATGTTAGATATAGAGTGTGATGATATTACTATTATAATAGGATCAGGGATAATACTATCTTTTATATTAACCATAATACCGATCTTACTTTCTTATGACATAAGGGATGAGATCATTGAGTTGATTGGGGATATGGATAGCCAGATCGTGGTAGACACATCGGTGTATAAAACGAACCTGCCCTAAGTAATTCCTAGGGCAGATATTAATCTCAATTCGACTTCAAATACGATTCTATTCTATCAGCGACCTCTTTAGGCGTATGTCCATCCCATTCCCATGCCGTATCAAGTTCAGGGATATTAAACAACTCCCAATACCGGTTCTCATAATGATTGGATATCTGTCCCGTTGGCAGTTCTGCCATTACGATAAACCACAATCCGCCGAAGCATTCCTCTCCATCATAATGCTTATGTGATTTACAGATCTTTATATCGCCTTTCTTAGCAAGCTCATTGAAGAAAGCGGCATTGTAAAGCATTCGATATCTATATAGTTCGTTAAATGTATGATACCCATCGGATATATTACTCATCATATCATCTTCATGTAAATATGTTTTCTCAAAAATGTCCTGCTTGCAAGGATAAAACTCCCCGTTTACTCCCTTGATGATGTAATCACCTACATTGGCTTTCATAACACCTTCAAGGGTTTCTATACTACAATCAACAGAAGGAGGTATCCCATTATCAGCGTCACCTTCCCTAATAACTTCTATTTTAACGCTATCACCAGCGAAATCCTTGATCTCATCATTATTAAAGCCTTTCCATTTTACGGCTTCTATCGCAATTGGTTTCTTTACATATCTATTCATAATTTTACGATTTAATATATTATTATCTTTTGATATACCTTTCTATAAGATCTATGGATAATTTAGCGCCCAGCTCTTCCTCCAACAGGTTAAGGTAGTTCCGGTGCAGGCACCCGCCCCGCTCCACCTCCCTAAAGCCGGCCCCGTCCCGGATCCTGACTAGCCCTTTCCTTGGATCCATGTCGATAAGATCCCGAAGCTCGTTCATATTCTTGAACCGGTTCTCTATTACCTTAAATACATCGATCTTAGGTCTCTTATCCTTATCTTTGGACTTTATTTTAATTCTTCCACTCATATCAATTATCCAGTAACTTTACATGTAATATGATTCATATTATTATTACCGCAATAAGCGCACATAGATACGTAGGGAGAATATACTCTTCCACATACCGGACATCTCCATCCATACATAACAGGATGTGTTTGTTTGTCAATTTCTTTCAAGCCCTCATTAGTAGTAGATGATGTATTTTCGTTTTCCATATCATTCGTTATTTATCTTATCTGTACTTCCAAATCCATTATCCCCTCTATCAGATTTCCCAAGATCTTCCAATGACTCCACTTCTTCCCATACGATACGTTCCCTTCTACGAATAAGAAGTTGCGCTACCTTACCACCTACATTACAATAATAAGGACTATGACTATCCATTTTTCTGTGAACTATCATAACTTCCCCACTATATCCTTCATCAATGGTAGCAGGGGCGTTTTGCATAATTAGCTCGCTATTAGTAAAACCACTACGTGGACGGATTTCCATCTCATAATCCTCTGGCAATTCTACATGTACGCCAGTATGATATATGATCCTATCTCCGTCAAGTTCTATATCCTTAACGAACAAATCCATGCAAGCATCTTCTTTATGAGCGTATTCAGGCAGCTTAGCTCCTTCTTCCAGCCATATCTTGACCTTACACGTATCTATACCATCAAGTAACTCAACTGCCTCTTTATAGCTCATAGGTTGCTCTGAGGCTAATGAAATGACTCTTGCCAATAAATCTTTAATTTTGCTCATTTTATCTTGTTTTTAAATTCTTTCCCTTTCGGGCATTGTAATTTACATTCCTCACCACAAGCGGAACAGTTGGGTCTCATTCCGGACACCCCTCTTCCCCCGTACGGCCAGTAGGCATAATCGCAGACGCTCCAGAACGCCTCCATCGCCCTGATCTTGGCATCGACGGTTATCTTCTCCTTCACCTTTTTCATGCTCTTCCTGAACTCATCTTTCATATCCTTCCCTTCTATCTGTCTGGCTTTACGTCTCTCGTTCCACCAATTGTAGTAGAATTTGTCTGCCATCTTATAAGCTTCGGGGTCAAATTTATCACGATGCAGGATAGGGGCGTCCTTGATCTTTCTCAAATTCCTGCCACAAACATAAGCGAGTCCTGCGTACGGAGGTATGTCCTTAGGATCAACCAACCCATCCGGAACGCAGTAGTAGAAGTAGTTGGGCCGGCCGTACCTGACCCAGTCCCCGGTCTCGTATAGGGCTTGCTTCCGAGCCTCGAACCAGCCTTGCATTACTTGGTGCTTTTCCTCTTTCTCGAAATCCTTGTTATAGTCAGCCAACGATATCTTCACCTCAACCTCATAAGCGTACATAGATCTGGTTATAGCCAGATAATCAGACTCCCAGTTATAGACATACAAGTTGTTTATAATCCATCTAGGAGATACCAAGAACTGTCTGTTAAGGATATCCAATATCCCTCTTTCAGTGTATTCAGCACTTTTATTTGATTGCCGTGTTCCCATCTCCAGTAAGAGGATTATTCCTATATCCTACCGCCATTATAGCGTTACCTATCAACATCCTCAACTTCTCCATATCCTTATCATGGAACGAGAAAGTGGTTAGAATATGACCATTGGTCTTATCATAAGATTTTATCATCAACACAGCCACATACTCACCCATCATCTTACCATTCATGATATCAAGATCAATTATGCCGTGATCTATTAGATCAACCACATCCCATCCTAATGGCAGGTACTTTTTTATTTGATTAATGTCCATCCCAAATAGTTATTATAAATAGGAGGGTCGTGCTACCCTCCTATAGATTACACACGAAAAATAGAACTGAAAGCGATCCTAAGCACGTAGGATTTTATTAATTCCCGTAGGCTGTCTACCGGTTATCATTAACTACCGACCTACGGGAATATGTTTAAGAAAACACCATGTACCCCAATCCGGAATCGAACCGAAATTTCATCGTTAGGACCGACGTGTTCTATCCATTGAACTATTAGGGCATATGTCCTTATTCTCACGAACCAGGACATCAAACGTCTAAACTTTAAAAAACCTAATGACAAAACTCTATGCTAGTTTTTCCCCAAAAAATAGCGTGGACCCGGCCGGGCTTGAACCGACAACCTTCTGGTTATGAGCCAGTTGCTCTTACCAATTGAGCTACGGATCCTAAATACACCACATCGGCTTTCACAAGAGGATGTGGATAGGAATTTCTCGAAGTTTATATAGTAACTTTATGAAACTATTGTCCAACATTCTAGCATATAGCACCAATCCTCGAACGGGAACGTCTCCACGCCAGACCTACCCCATCCCGTCCCCCAACTGTTCTGTAGGACGAAGCCGGCCTTGTCCCAGCCGGTGAGGATAACGGCATGACCTCCCAAGTTCTGTCCTTGGCCTTGCCAGAATCGATTACCATAATTATAGCAATACAGACCTATAACCAGAGGCCCATTCAGCATCAACGCTACCTTAGCCGATACCGGATCTATGATCCTAGCGTAACTGTTTATTTTCTCCCCATCTACGCCTACGTTCTTGATAGACTTGATAGCGTCACGAAGAACCATCCCGTCTTGATCCTTATCCTCTCTCAGATCATATATATCGTAGGGAGAGATCTTAGCCGGTCTTTTAATAGCCCTTATACTCTTTCTCCAGTTAAGTATCTCAGCTAAGCTTACCGCAGCGCAAATAGGAGAAGATCCTTGATCCACTACGCTATCAACGTTATTGACCTTATACTCATCAGGGACAGCCTCATGCTGCATGTTCATAATAGCGTCCCTATCATCTGCTGGCGATGGTATGTAACCTAGTCCGTATTCCATTACTTATCTTTTTTATGGTAATCAATTATCTTGATATTAAACGTATCGGATCTTTGCCTTACCTGTATAGACCCTCTAGCCTTTCCCTTGGCGTCGTATAGGGCGGTGAAGCCAAAGTTATCGACCCGGCCGTCGTCCAGCGTAAACCGCCACTCCTTCCATTGGCCCATCACGGTCCCGGAAGACACTATAGAATCCACTACATAAGATATGTCAGTAGTATCATATTCCGTATAATAGGTTCTTGACGTACTGCATCCGACAACCGCTAAGGTAAATAACGTTAACAAGAAAAACAAGATCTTATTCACTTTTCTTAGATTTTTTACGTTTCTTAGATTTCTTCTTATCCTCCGCCTTATTCTCGACATTTACGTCAATACCGGCATCAGCGACCTCAGAGGCGTTATTTTCAGGTATATCAATATGACCTGAGTTAGGATCCATCTTATCCTCATCAACAACAACCTCATTAGGAACATCGATGTCTAAAATCTCTGCCTCCAGATACTTGATACGATCTGACATAATTTTATTCTGATCCTCAAGTTTCTTATATCTTCTTCTAGCCTCATCGAGTAATTTAGATGATAGTTTATGTTTCTTCTCGATATCCATATAAGCCCGTTTAAGAGTTTCTTTCTCTTTTACCGACTCATTATATAGCTCTCTTGATTTACTAAGCTCATTCCCCATCTTAACTATATGAGAATCCTTGGAATCTATATCCATATCAAGAGAATCGACAAGCGTATCAAGATACTTTATTTTCTCTTCCAATTCCGTTATATTCTTACTGGCATCCTCATAATCCCTTTTTAATCTACTTGAATAGCTAATAGCTTCATCAAGATCCTGTTTTAGAGTATCTATATAACTACTCTTTACTATCTTCAATCCGAACATGTTCATTGCTTTTATAAGTTCTAAAAATATCGGCTTTTATCTTGCCGACTATAATTAACTCAGCTATATGTTTGTCTTTCTCGACTATAGCCATATCCTTACGGACATTAGTGACCCTGATCATGATATTCCCGTTATTAGACGAGACGAACGGTGATCCTACCAAAGTAAGTCCCGTATCTCCGGTAAACGACGGCAGCATCATCAACACCCCTATGGTGTTATCCGGGAACGACGCCCATACCCCTGTGTCTATATCAAGGACATCACCCTGTCCTAATGGGAAAGCATTACCCTGCTTGATAGGAATATCCTTACCCAACGAGTTCCATGCTTTCGAGAATCTTACGGAGTTAAGGAAGATCTTCCCCTCTTCCTCCATCATCCCTACCATAGGGTCGCAATTCAATCTAACCTCGTTTTGTTTATCATCCGGCTTCTCCTCAAGCTCATCAAGGTCTCTGGCTGATGTAAACGACTTGCTTTCCAGAAGCTTTTTAATATCCTCAATACTGGCCATTATAATTTGATTATTAAATAAACGATCTTCAATCCTAACTTCAAATCAGATGTCTTCTCGAACATCTCCCTAAGAGGTAAGATAGTAGCGTCAAGATCTGACGCTACCCATTCTCCATCCTTATAATACATATCCTTTTCCTCGGAATACGCTATACAAGATCGATGCCCTAGGTTCTTCATAACCGTATCTACCTTATTTTGGGTAGGCATCGAGACACGATTCACTTTAGTAGATATATTGAAATTACTCTCCATTAACTTTCTGATTTTTAATTAGTTAATTAAAATGGAAGATCACTGTCGTCTCCAAAAGGAGGATATTGAGGAGGTTGTTGTTGACCTCCAAACAAAGGGGCTTGCGCTTGCTGCGGAGCCTGCTGGTATGATGGAGGAGGCGTTTGCGATGGAGCCTGCGTAGCGTATGACGGTGGGGGCGTTTGCGTTATAGCCTCACCAGCGTTGTTTTGGCTTGGAGACTGAACCGGTCTCACGCCATCCGCTTTAATACTTTGGATATATTTATTAAGTACCTGATAAGCGAAAGCGTCTTGGGTCGTATAATCAAACTTCTTATTCCCCATTATATCAGTACTCTCAACCCTGTCAGGCCATCCATTCTGCCTATTCTTATAATATTGCTGGATAAGCTCGTCCTTCCCATCTGGAGTTTCCCTAGCGTATGAAATGAAAAAATTACCGGGAGCATATTGATCCCCTTTCTTAGCATGAGCAGGATTGATCACCACCTTACGTTTCAGGTCGATATTAGGCAAGTACCTTACCAGTGACTTAACGTAATTATTGATACCTCCTTTTTGAGTCATCAAAGGAACGTTTATAAAGTAATTACCATCCTCATCACTTATCTTTATGGATAAGTATTTGGCATTTATTCCATTGAACTCCACTTCTCGCACATTGATGTCAGACAAATAGCCTTCGATACCGTTCCAGAATACCCTCCAATAAGAAACTGCTCCGGTCTTCTCGTTTATATGCTCCTCGAAACCTTCCTTTGGTTCTCTTGATGACTGATATAATAATCCGCTACCACTTACTTTAAAGTAATGGTTATTACCACCTGATGAATTTTCTCTAACTCCCATTTTATGTATTTTTAAATATTAAACAATAACTGATGATGACAAGAAATACTCGTTCTTATTATCCTCCCCATAAATCTTATTGAAATGAGATTTATGATCATGCTCGATAACCACCCTATTACATGAGACGCTTTTTATAATACCAAGATATCTTCCACATAATACGTTACATATAATATCTTCACCATGATAAGACAAAGAAGCAAGTCTCTCCTTACATGATTTACCGGAAGACGGGTTCTCTGACATAATACCGCATCCTTTATCGGTAAATATCAACTTGCAATGATCGAACTCATTTACCTTAAGATTGTTTTGGAGGGCTTGGACGAGTAGATCCTTATCAAAGACATAGGTACTTGTTTTGACAAAATGCTCGTCCACGAACCTCCAATTTGGATAATTACCCTCAAAATGGGTCTCATACATATCCATATCAGGCGTAGAAAAATAAGTCTTAGTATCGTCCACTTTTATAGACAACATATCCGATGACTTATTGATATGCTTATCAAGCAATATCGCGGATTCGTTCGATACCGGTATAAACATCTTCTCTACCTTATCCTGATTAGGGACAAAATACCTGTAAATAGTATTTCTATCCGTACTTACTATATTAATATTAATATCATCAATATCAATAACCACATTCTCGATGCATGGATAAAAGTCATCTACCTCCGTATAATCGCTGGCTTTGTTAAGAACCGAAACATAATCGCTCATCTTAACCTTAATTCCTCCATCAAGTATCTTATGTACCTGTGGGAATGTATTGATATCAAAAGCCGGACAACTATACTCACCAGAAGCGTAGTGGATCGTGATCTGATCTTTTCTATCCGAAAGCAGTATCGTAATCTCACAATTCTTCTGTTTTTTCATGAACTTAATAAAAGAGCTTGCCTCTACCAAGAAAGAGAAGTTAGAGTCAGCCTCTACCTCCAATCGCTCTATAACACATACCTTTGCATTTACGGAAGTGATATAAGCCAGATTATTGACAACATCTATCTTAAGATCCTTATAAAGGGAGTTGGGACCGGCATTCTTAACAACCGTCTCCAATTTGCCCAACTTCTCATTTAATGACTTCGACAAGCACTTTATCAACATAATAAACAACTTTTACATGACATTGCAAATGTAATCATAATTATATTAATACAAATACAATAAATACTTAATAGTATTAAAATAGTTTAAACTTACGTCTAATATACTCGGCTATAAGCGTAGCGTCACACATCCCATCTTGTATCTTGGTAGGTTGAACTCCTTTACCTGACCATGGTTTTACGAAAGAAACCAAAGGGAAAAGGCGCATGGCACATCGGATGGAGGTAGCCTTCGTGTCTAACTTCGCCGCCGTATACACCCGATCGGCTGTCGTATGAAGCTCCTTCTGCCAGGTCTTTGGTTGCACCTCCTCGAACATGAACCTAACATCCGGGTGAGATCCGTATCGCTCCATCATCTCCACCATCATAGCGAATAGGGCGTTCGGTTCCCGGCGTCTCCCGCCAAAGGTGAAGTTGCTGGCTGCCGAGCTGTTGTGGATGCTATGGACGTCCTCGACGGCGATCGCCAGCGTCCCGCCTCCCTTTTCTTGGATCTTGTCAGCGGCATCGAGGAAGAAGCTTGATATAGCCCTAAGATCTATATCCCCCTTAACCGATATCCTTGGAGTCATAATTACCTTAATATCCCCGTTCTCCGGGATCATGGACAATCCTCCGGTGTCTATACCCGGATCTATGCCTATTGATATATTCATAACTTCAACGTATATAATGAATGGAAATCCTCCGGTCTAAACACCTGTATTGAGTTATCCGGATACATACCTATATAATAACCGTAAAAAGCCCGTAGAATGCCATTTTCTAGGATTATATCCAAAGCCTTTACCTTGTGACCGTCAACCATCACATCAAGCTCCTTGGTTCTTTGGGATATCTTATCAAACCATTCAGGTATAGGATCAATCCCGTACCTGAATGCGTTTACTGTTGATTTTATCGATATATATGTTCCCATGATCAGATAAGATTACAATCGTCACGTTTAACAACCTTAAAATCACCATTGCGAAGGAATATCGCCACATCAGATCTCGTATACGTAAGAGGTGTATACGATACCAAATGATAAGATGCCTGCCCGACGGCGGGGCGAACCGGTCTCAATACGGCTATGGCTATATCTCCGCCAAGTTCCGTGCCACCGGTGACACCCTGTAGGCACATGTATATGAATCCCTCATACTCATATCTCTTTCCAATAAACTCACTCATGGGAATACCTACGAACAGATAGTTCTTCACATCCCCTTTCTTAACCTCGACAGCGTTCTCTACACTGGACGGTATTACGTCTACAAATTTTACTCCTATTGCCATGATTACAAATTCAATTTAGTTCTTAATTCTTGACACAATTCTTGATTATCCCTCATGATACTTAACGTATTATCGACTCCGTTCCCTACACGAACATCCCCGTACCAGTACCATGATCCTTTACGGATAAAGATACCGGTTTCCTCGCATAACTTCAAAAGTTCAAGTTCCTTATCAAACCCCACGCCATAATACAAGGCTGTCTCTGCTATTTGGAACGGAACGGCTGTCTTGTTCTTCAGCACCTTTATCCTGACCTCATGACCTACTGAAGATCCGTCCTCACCTAATATAACCTTCTTTCTCGCCATCTCCATACGGATAGAGGCATAGAACTTAAGGGCGTTACCTCCGGTCGTTACCTTAGGATCGCCGTATATAACACCGATCTTCTCCCGATATTGGTTGATGAATACCAGAACACAGTCGCTTTTGTTTACGATCCCTGTAAGAACTCTCATAGCCTTTGACATCAATCGAGCTTGCAATCCCATGTTACTATCCTCCATATCACCCTCGATCTCCTTCTTCGGGACTAGATTTGCCACGGAATCCACGACAATAAATCCTACCCTGCCGGACTCCACCAGCTTGGCCGTGATGTCAATAGCCAGCTCACCGTAGCTTGGCTGGGAGATCAAAAACCGGTTTATATCCAACCCCATTTTCCTAGCGTACTCAATATCGAAAGCGTTCTCCACGTCTATTATAGCTACTAGCTTATCTGGATGTTTTTTCTGGAACTCGATCATACTTAACGTACACATCATGGTCTTGCCACAAGATTCCATCCCGACCAGCTCATGGATGCGGCCTACCGCCCATCCGCCGCCGAGGGCCTTATCCACCACCAGCGATCCGGTACTTTCCCTTGGTATGGATATTATAGGCTTATCATCACCGAAGTTCATTATCGAGCCTTCTCCAAGCTCTTTATTTAAAGATGATACTAACTCATCTACGTCTGAAAAAAGTTCTTTCTTAGCCATTATAATCCGTATTCCTCGAAGTTAAATAAATCCTGTTGTTTCTTAATCATATCCTTCCCGATATCAGATATCTTTTCCGGATTCAATACACCCTCATTCTCATCCACCTTCTCTATAAAGTCAGATATCTTATCGCTTAGCAGTACCATATCTTCCTTAGGCACTGATTTTAGATAAAGCCCGTCTATAGACCTACATCTTGAAAGAGCGGTATATATCTGTCCTATCTCGAAGGCTCTGCTGATGTCTACAAATATATTATCTAAAGTCATTCCCTGGGATTTATGGACAGTTATGGCGTATCCTAACCTCAATGGATATTGTATTATATAGCCGCAAGAAATGCCTTCAAGGGAATCATCTACCTGCTTATACTTCATCTTCTCCCATTTCTCTTTGGTTATCTCTACCTCAGTATCGTTATCTAGATGAACATATATCGTTTCATCAACAGTATCTATGCTGGTTATGATACCCATCGAGCCATTGACATATCCATTGCCGTTTCTGGTTATTATGACCTTAGCTCCTACCTTTACTATAAGCTCATCCTCACAGGGCGCTACAGGTTTCTCCCCGAATACAGTAGCATCGAACTTAAATACCTTATTATTGATCTTATCAAGATTAGTCTTATTTATCTCATAAGCTTCTTTGTTAGTTGAGCATATAATTATAGTATTATCCATATTATCCGGATACTTGACCCTACTATCCAATATCTGTCTTGACTCATCGGTAATAACCCCACATCTTATATCCTCAAGTACGGAAAGAAGCTGAGGATCTTTTTGACGGAATACGTTCTCGAAGGTAATGACCGAGAATCCTGACGCTCTTAATGCCTTTGATGAGAAAAAGAACCGGCTCTCATAATATTTGTCGATAAAATCATCCGCCGTCACCACAGGCGGTAGTTGTGATAGATCTCCAAACATAATCAACCTAACACCACCGAAAGGTTCCTTGCTACGCCTGCATTGTCTAAGTATATCAGCCACCTCATCAAGCAAATCAGGTCTTACCATACTGATCTCGTCGATAACGATAGTATCAAGGTTTCTGATCTTCTTCTTCATAAACGGACTTACATCCACCTTATTAGACAACATACCTCTCTCGATAGAAGGGATATAAGGATCGTTCTTTATAGAGAAAAACGAATGGATGGTCTGCCCTCCTGCGTTCAACGCAGCCACGCCAGTAGGAGCTACAATAACACATTTACCCAAGAACTTTACGATACGTCTCATGAACGTACTTTTACCACTACCGGCTCTACCGGTAATAAACAGATTCTCCCTAGTGGTGAAAATCTTCTTCAAGGCACGACCCTGCTCTACGTTTTTATCCACCGTCATAATATGACGAAGGAGGTCGTTTTCATTTCTAAAATCCTCTTTTACCATATCTTTTAAGTTTATGGTACAAAGATACGAATAGTTATAATTAACTATTAAAAATAAATGTGAATAATATGTAAATATTAAATTTTATATCTGATACTCAAATCATCCAGCTTTACTCATCTCAGAAGATTTTTCTCCTAAAAATACATCTCTTATGTATTCTGTCGATATAAGGATATGCATATATTTCCCCTTGTATAATAGTCTTAAGCATCCGATAGTTACGTTCTTTCTGTCTTTGGTATTCACCACTCCATTGTTTTTTTTTACCTCGTCATACAAATCGGATATACTCTTCTTACACATGTCTAAGAACATGCTTATGTATCTGTATATAGTGGATTGAGATATTTCACGCATACCTATGCCTATGAGTTTCTTATTCAACTCATTAAGAAGGTATGCTACATTGAACTTAACTGTCTTTCTTTTAGTTACCTTGTATATGTGATGTACGTTTCTGGTTCTGGCTCTGAATATTATTTTGGAAAGGATTCTCACCCTATCAAGCTTCCGGCTTTTGTTAGCCATTCTTCGCCTAGAATCCGAATCAAGATTCTTATCAATGCAAGTGTATATGGATTCTCCTTTCTTTACAAACATATCCTTTATCCTTGGGACCTTACTAGCCTTATGCTTGTATTTTATGATATCTGACAATGCTATTCTGATCTCTCCTTCAGCCCAAGCCTTTAGACTTATAAGTTGGTAGTTTATATCTTCGTGAGAATCTCTTAATACATGTCGGTAGCAGAAATAAGCGCATCCATCCGATAGAATATCAATAAAATCATTGGTATTGATCTCTATCTGATCTCTGTTTCCATCTTGCATCCTTTTTCTTAGAAACACATGTTTGAGTACGTTTATGATAATAAGATATATCATTGCCATCTTACATTCATCGCTGATCCGGATTCCCGATCCATGATACTCCTCATGTTTCAATGAATATTTTATGGCTGTCACTTTCTTGCCTTCCTTATTAGTAACAGGCTTAAAATCAACTGGACATATAAGTGATCCGGCTGGAAGTTTTACACATCCTAGCTCATCTTTCTTGGTCTGAATATTACGTGGAATATACTTTTCGGTAAGAATCTTATCGAAATTTGATTTCATTTTCTGTAAAAGTGCTATCTTTGTTCCAGACATTTTTTTAAAGTTTTTGCTGCGAATATACAAGTTTCATCAATACGAAACAAGTTATTCGGATGGATGGGTAGCCTGTGAAGGTCGCCCATTTGTTGTTTAAGGAGGGTAGGTTATGTCCGTAAAACGTTGAGCGCGTGAACGATGTTTTTTCTCAACCTACTTGTTACGCGCGCGTTAATAGGTATATTTATTAAATATAATTAACTCTATAAACATATACTACTTACTAATATCTCTATCCGTACACAGAACCTCTCCTTGCGTCGAGTTCCTGTGTACTCTACTTAAAGTTTTTATTTAATAAAACATTGCTTTTTACCGCCAAGGTATGGTGCCGCCAGGCAGGATACCGCAGGATAAACATGGTAGAAGCCGTATCTTATACCGGAAGCCGGAACCCCGGTAGGGGAATCGGGTGGAGCAAAAGCCAAAGAAGAAAAAGCGAGGTCATGTGCGGTCGCTCACGCTCCGGCCGTCCGTATCTTCTACGGCAGGACCATGCCCCAAGGCCTCCCATTTCCCCTTGGCTTTATATCCCATAGCTTTGGGAAGAAGGAATCCAAAGGGGAAAAGGTAAGGTCGTATGCGGTCGCTCACGCTCCGGTAGGCTAACATAACTCTACCGCCGTCCATGTCAATAGCGAATCTCTGGCGGCATTGTCCGGTATGACGGCGGTAGCCTTACCTTGGGTGTCCCAGCGTGTCCCCCCCCCCACCAACCTTTTTCCCTTTGGATGCCTTGGGCTATGTCATGGGACGATAAGAAGCCAAAAAGAAAAAGGAGTGGTCGCATACTGTGAGGCAGGATAAGGCTGTCCTCCGCCGTCTACGTGCGTAGCGTACGTGAACTTCACTGTCCTCGCCATCGTAGCCTGCCGTAGACATACATGGCTTCGTTCGTACTACCCCACTAGCCTTTTCCCTTTGGATTCTCGTAAATACATGCTAGTCAGCATATATTATGTCGATTATGGCAAAATTTCTTGACAACGATATTTTTTTTAAGTAGTTTTGCTGAAAACTAATTTCATATGCCGGAACAGAGAAAAGCTTTCGTATTTGCGTTACCTTACGACACTAGACTGGATATGATCCAGCAGTTCTTAAGGATATACAACGGCTATCTGGATTCTAAGGGTAGAAGCTTGATTACCGAAAGGACGATAAACTTACTTTCTTTCTACATCAACTACGGATACTCGGATGATACCAGGGCTAAGTACATGGATTGTCATGGACAGAAGGAATCTTACGTCGCTGTCCTGAACAACGAGCTTAAACGTGGGGGTTTTCTGGTGGACAAGAAGAACGGGAACTTCCGTACCCGTGAGCTGTCTATTGAGATGAGAAGCTTACGTAACTATTTTATTCTTGACGGGGAGGGTGATGATACCCGTGTAATGGGGTTTGTGTTCAAGAGAAACAAATTGGATATTGATGGGTAGGAATCTTATTTCATTCGATAGGGATATCGTGGATGAGGTGGTAAGAAGATCTGATGGGAAGTTTACCAAACAACAGGTAGAGTGGTGCATGAAAGCATCCGTATCTTACGTCCACCACCTAGCTAGGTATACTGACAATATATCTATCAGAATCCCGTTTATCGGATACGTTATATGCAATCTCCGAGAGATGCGGGTAAGGCGTGATAAGATACGCCGGATATTTGTCAAGGAAGGTAATCGTTATCCGGATGAAAGGATGCCTATTGAGCTTGATTGTCTGGATAAGAAGATTAAGGCGATAGAGGATATGGAGGGGTTGAAGAACGGAGATCCTCTTATACGTGATAACCATGAGGCCATGTATCAATGTCGGTATGGAATGACATGGGAACAATTACAGGATTTTCAACAAAAACAATTTAAGAAATAATATGCAAACAATCGGTAAAGCCCAAGTGATAGCCCAAGCTTGGGAAGACAGTTTATTGGGTAGGATTCCTAAGGATAAGAAAGATTATCCCGAATGGTATAAGAATCGTCTTGAATTATGCAAGAAATGTCCTAAGAACTCTTCTAATATCAGGTTCTTTAAATTGCCGCCTAAGGTATTATTCCATAGATTGATTGGAAGACCGGGATGCTCGTTGTGTGGTTGTTTTATCAAGGAGAAGGCTTGGATGAAGACCGAGGTATGCCCATTGAAGTTCGTGGAAGGAGAGAAAGCTAAATGGAATGCTATGGAGGTGATAACAGCCGATCATAACGATTTTAATATCGAGTGCCCTAACGATTCCTTTGATATAGGACTAACGGATGACGAGAGCGAGTTTTATCTAAATATTTTTGATCAGAAAATAGGTGATAAGATAGAAATCGTGTTATTTATCACCCATAAAGATGGTTTCCATGTCAAGGAGCATCATCTTGGATGTGGATGTATGGGAGACGTGTCATATAACAAACATCCTGACAATGAGAATAGAACTATATTTAGGATGACGTTGGATACCTCAAAATATACGGAAGGTCATTTTGAGAAACATCTATCTCTCATGGGTTATACGAAAGATGATCCTGAACGTAATTTCAAACATTTCCCGTTACGTATTATAGGGGAAGCTTATAAGTAATAGCGATGAGAAGTCCCGTAAGAAGTAAGATAGATGATCGTATCCATGCTCTTATTGTTATGGAAGTCGGTTGCCGTGAGTTACCCGAATATTCGCTGGGTGATATACTTTACTCCGCTTTAAGGAGAGTTGCTAGGGCTAATGGTGGTAATGTACGCTTCTTGCGGGATATTAGTACCAGAGATCTATTGAGGTCTATAGACCAAAGTATTAGTGATGAGATTGAGTTAAATAATAACGATTACAACGCGTAATGGAAGAGGATAAGGATATTAAGAAAGAGATCAGGGATTATCTTAAAGAAGAGGCGGATACTCATATAAGGCATTGGATAGCCATAAAACGTGAGAGCAAGCGTCTGTATAGCGATATTGAGGATAGGACTAAGAAGATAGCCCTTAAATCATCTTCGTTGATAAAAGAGGAGGATTTTGTCGTTCTTCATGAGATGACCCATAAGATACAGATGTTGAATATAGAGGCTGTAAAAGTCAATTCTAGGTTGATGTTCATAATCCAGTTGGCTACCAGCTTCGGTATGGATCTGGATTTAGATACGACATATGCGTCCACCGCCAAGAGCATTATAGAAGACAGAACGTCTGGATTCGTGTTTTATGATGACAAGGAACGTCTGAGATACGCTGACAAGGAGCTTGAGGATATGTTCCATGACATGAGCGTGACGGAAGTAAGTAAGATCGGGGTTGTTCAATCTTATAAGCTTCTTATGAAACAGTATAACGAGTTTAAGGACATGAAAGCCAATGCCACAGGGAAGACGAAAGCCGACGAGTAAGGACGTCGATCGGGTAAACGATAATCTTGAGGTCATAGCCAAGGCCGTGGATGACGCCAAGGCTTATATTGATAAGCATCCTTGGGACAAGGAGAAGCCTGAGGATATGGCAAGGGCATTTGACTTCATATCAAAATTAATCGATAAGATAAATACATGGAATGATTCTTATATGGAGAAAAGTGGGATCATGGATGTATATAGGTCTGTAAGCAATGTCCAGAAAAAGGAACGTAAGGGACAGGTTTCCGGTGGTATAGAATCCGTATTAAAAAATATGCGATCATGAGTTTAAGCACGAGTCCAGAATTTTATGTAAATATGAAGAATCCCCCTGTATGGAACGATCTGTTCGGTTGGGAGGATCAGGATGATGATGTTAAGCAGTTTTTCACGGAGGAGGCTTATAAGGTCAAGAACGGGGTGACTATCAACGGTACGTTCATCCCGCCATGGCTTTATTGGCATGTTAATTTCTTTCCCGTATTTCAAGACCTTCCAAATGGAGAGCGTGTTCCGGCTATCAGCCGGTTACGTGATAATGAATGGTTTTTCGCCGAGATGTACCAACGTGCCCGTATGGAGAAGAAGGGGTTGGGGATGTTTGGTACTCGTCGTTTTGGCAAGGCTCTTCTGGACTCGGAACTTATATACACTCCTTATGGTTCCAAGAAAATAGGATTCGCCGACATAGGAGATATCATATACGGTGATGACGGGAATCTTACTACCATAGTGGGCGTATATCCTCAGGGATTCGTTGATACGTACAAAGTGACCTTTGAGGACGGTCGCAGCGTGGTGTGTTGCGGGCAGCACCAGTGGAAGGTCAAGTATCATGGTGATTATAAAGTCATGAGTACTATGGGTATTATCCACTCTGACTTCTCTAAAATGACTATAGATATGGGGGAGGCGGTTGATTTTCCTGAGCGGCGTTGGCTGATATCACCCCAGCTCATGGGGTCTCTGGTCGCCTCCTTCCTTTGTGGCGCTACCGACAGGATCTTTGAGCTAAGCAAGAAGGAGATGGATGATGTCATTTATTCATCCAAAAAACAGAAAGAGTTATTTATAAGCTCGTTCATGAAGATTGCTTGCGGTATAAGCACCGGTGATGATCGTTTTAAGGTTGTTTACAAAAGCGAGTATATTATATCATTCGTAAGAAGAATATTCTGGTCTATGGGATATTATTGCGTCATGGATGGTGATGATATGTATATATCCAAGACCCATAATAGGCTTAGGATATCCGATATAGATTATTACGGGAAATATAAAGCTACTTGTATTGAGGTCGATAATAAGTCCCATCAGTTTCTTACCACCAATTTTGTCGTATCTCATAATACGACTATCATGTCATCCCTTCTTCAGATGAACGCTACCATGACGATCGGGCTTAGCCATTCCGTGGTAGGTTTCAGCGATAGCGATTTATCTAATATAGGTGAGTATTGTGAGTATGGTCTTGATCATGTGCATCCTTTTTTCAGGATTAACAGGACCAAGACCGACTGGAGTTCTGGTGTCACCTTAGGCAAGCGTATGTCCAACGGGGTTCGTGATGTTCATGCCATAATATCCATAGCCAACATCAACATGGGTAGGAAGACATCCACACAGAAGACTGCCGGTCTGACCCCAGCCACGGCTATTTTCGACGAGGTAGGTAAGGGACCTATCAAGAAGCCGTACACTGCCGCCATGCCGTCATACGATACTCCTTATGGTTGGCGTCTCAGTCCGATCTTGGCTGGTACCGGTGGTGAGGTGGAATTATCCAAGGACGCTCAGGAGATGTTCTCTGATCCTGATACATACAATCTTCTGGTCATGGACTGGGATATTTTAAATCGGAGAGCCATGAAAGGGAAAACATGGAAAGAACGGAAATGGGCGATGTTTGTCCCCGGTCAGATGGCTAACTCTGGTGTCAAGAGAACGATAGGGTTAGGTCATTATTTGGATAAGCCTGACGACAAGAAGCTTAATAAGATCAAGATTGACGCCACGGATTTCGAGGCTAGTACCAATAAGCTTAACGAGGAACGGAAGAAGCTATCTACGAAAGATAGGGTGGCTTATACCTCTCATACCATGTTCTATCCATTTACGATCGACGACTGTTTTTTAAGCTCATCACAGAACCTATTCCCGGTCGAGTACGCTATCAAGCATAAGAATGATCTTCTTGAGTCAGGGCAATATAGCGGCATGCTGTGTGATGTTTTCCTTGAATCTGGAAATAAACTTGGCACTACTAAATCGAATAAGCAATTGGCTGGTTTTCCGTTTAGCGGTGGTGTTATTGACGCTCCTGTCCAGATATTCGAGATGCCTCAATCTAATAGGTTTGATGATTTTATTTATGTTGCAGGCCAAGATCCCTATAAACAGGCTAAGTCTGATACCCCTTCATTAGGAGCTTTTTATGTATTCAAAAGGCGTGTTGGTATTCGAGATCCTTATGCCTATAGAATAGTGGCTTCATACGTATCCCGCCCATCATCCATAGATCAGTTTTGCCGTACGTGTGAGGTGCTTCAGAAGGGATATGGGGCTATATGTCTTATGGAGAACGCTGACCAGATGTATGAGCAGTACCTCAACCGGAAGAGTGGTATGCCCGCTTCTTTCTTCCTGTTCGCTGGTGAGGCTATAGCCAATAAGTACGTGAAGGCCGGCTCCCGGCAGAACAGCAAGCTGGGGCTATACCCTACCCCCGGCAACCAGAACCTGCTCTTCTCCTGCGTGGTGGATTACTGCTGGCAGGATTTCGTTATCGGTTATGATGATCAGACTGGTCTTGATATAACTGTCAAGGGTATTGAGCTGATCGATGATATAGCCCTACTGGATGAGATAATACAGTATAAGCCCGGATTGAACGTCGATAGGATAATAGCGTTCGGGCATGCGTTGGTTCTCGCCAGATATTTTGACGATAACAATTACATGCCTAAATCGAAGATCGAGGAGATGAATAATGCCCGCAAGGAAGACGCTTATAAACACCATGAGGTATATGCCTCTGCCTTTGGATCGGTATCTATAGGAGCTTTTAGGTAAATGAATGTCAATTAAACGCCTATCTTTGTTGTAAATAAAATTGAATAATCATGGAAGTGTTTAATAGAGATCATTCGTTTCCAGCAAAAGGAGCGTTATTAGGATTACCTCCTCAGGCTATTTCCACGAAGAAAAAGAACAGGAAATGGAAGGAGGATTGTATGGACGCTCTTGAGACGATAGGGTTGAAACAGTATGATCGCAACCAGATGTACCGTGACTATTATCTGATGGCGGATGGTAAGTTATCTTTTATGGAGATGGCGGATGTTATCCCTCAGTTAAGGAACGTACAGAAGCTAAGGAGCGATATAAGGATACCTTCTTTCTTGAAGCATTATGATATAATAGGTGGTATCGTAAATGCCTTTGAGGGATGGCTGACAAACCTACAGGATAAGTATACGGTTAACGAGGTAGGGGATATGGCTATAAGTGAGTATGAGGATACGATGTCAAACTTACTTCATCGTCATATACAAGAACAGTGGGATATTATCGTTAATCAGCGTCTTGTGGAGGCCGGTCTTGATCCTACGTACAATGAGTTTAATTCCGAGGAGGAGCGTCAGGCTTATGTTCAGCAAATCCAACAGGCCAAAGCGTCTATGACCCCTGATGATATCCAGAGGTTCATGAGTACAAGATGGAAGACGCAGGCGGCGGTATGGGGGGATCATACGATCGAGGCTGACCGTAGCCGGTTTTATATGGATGAGCTTGACAGGGAGAATTTCCGGGACCGTCTTCTTAGCGGAAAGATGTTCCGTAATCATTTCGTTGGCTTCGACTACTATCGTCCGGAGGTATGGAGCCCGATGGAGGTATTCCATCCTGACGTGAAATACCCGCAATACGGATCTTATGTGGGCCGTATTCATTATTACGAGGGTGTTGAGCTGATATCAAGATACGGCCATAAGATGACGGCCAAGGACAAGCGTCGTATTATGGGCGGTGATGATGATTATGAGGGATGGGTATCTAATGACGGTACTAGGTATGACTGGAAGAAAAAGAAGCCGTCTATTACCGGTATGTACGAGAATGAGGTTGTCCCATGGAAGGGATACCATGACTATGAATCTATAGTCGCCGCTGAGGATTACTACGGCGTTCCGATGGGTGAGTACCACACCTTCGGGCCGGACGGGGAGGAGCACACCCAGCCCCGCTTCTTGCCCCGCTTCCATCCCTTTGGCTATTTTAACTCTGACATGTCCAATGGTAAGAGATATGAGATAGATTCCCGCCTTTTTAGGGTCATGGAGGGATATTGGGTATCCATGAAACCGGTATTCTTAATAACTTACATGACGGAGACCGGGATGGTGGATCAGGAGCTTGTTACCGACGAGCTATTGCCTGAGTTTTTGGAGAAGAACGGGATAAAGAAAGTGAAGAGGGTTATGGCCGAAGCCGTCAGTGATCCTGAGGTGAACACCTACATCTTGGAGTATGTTCCTGAGGTTAGGTTTGGCGTTAAGATCACCGGAGGTAATTTAATGGATAAGCCTATATATATTGGTGGGGATCCAATACCTCATCAGATACATGGTGACAGCAGTCTGTATGATTATGTCATTCCGGTTTCTGGATTTATAGGGGCCAGTCTCGCTGATCGCATACAACCGTTCCAGATGATGTATAACCTTGCTATGAATCAGCTATACAATAACGCCGAGAAGGAGATCGGTAAGTTCTTCTTAGGCGACCTTGGATTCTTGCCTACTGAATATAAGGATATGATGGACAAGAAGGGTGCTTTAGCTACTTTCATGCAGATCGTGAAGTCCGTCTCGTTTATGGGTGTAGGTGGTAATGATACGAATAATCCTTACCAGAATCCGCAGATGAGTAGCATATATAACCAGTTTGGTGTATATGATCTTACTAATACGGATCAGATAAGATCCCGTATGGAAATGGCTTCTTACGCCTATATGATGGCTTATAGGATGATAGGTATATCCGAGCAGGCAATGGGTCAGTCAACCAGATACGAGAGTTCTACGGGCGTAAAACAGGGGGTTAACGCTACTATGCTACAGACCCAGACTTACTTTAATGATTTCGATGACTTCAAGAAACGGACATTGGATATTCATCTAGCCGTGGCTCAAGTATGCCAGAAGGAAGGATACGATTGGACCGTGATGTACAGGAACAGCGATCTTTCCTTGGCTTACATCAGTCTTACGGATAATAGCTTGTCGTTACGTCATCTTAATGTTATGGCTGTCTCTAATTCCAAGAAACGTCTGGAATTGGAGAATTTGAAACAATATATATTACAGACAAATACGTTAGGTAATGACTTACTTGATATCACTAGGATGATGAGCGCCAACTCAACGGCTGAGATGAATCAGATCGGAAGGGACGCTAGATCTTACGCCGATCGTGTAAGGCAGGAAGAATACCAGAATCAACAGCGACTTGTCCAGCAACAAGCAGAGGCCGAGCAACAGGCACGTAATGATGAGCATGAGAAGGATAAGGAGCTGGCTTATATCAAGGGCAACTTCGACTTACGAGGTAAGAGCATAATGGCCGCCGGTCAAGCGGCTAGGACCGAGAACAACTCTGAAGGCATGGATTATGTCGAGGCTATGGCTGATAGGGCTTTAAAGGAAAGGGATCTTGATATCAAGGAAGAGGATATGAGAACCAGACAGGCTAACGCCGAGGCTGAGCGAAGATCTCGTGAGGAGATAGAGAAAAGGAAGTTGGAATTAAAAGAAAAGGAGATAGACGCTAGAAACAAACGTTCTGATACAGATAGGTTTACGTCGATAATAAACAAGAATTGATTACAAGTTTTGTAAATATTTTTACAAAATCTGTAATCATTTTGGCGTAAAATTCTGTCATATACTATAATGGGTTTGATTTAATTGGTAATTGGATTAATAATACTTTTGTAAAAAGCAAAAAAGGAAATTGTATGAATGACATGGGTGATTTCGCTAAGGGTTTTAAGACCATGAGTGTCGAGGAACTTTTTTACCGTGGTGACGGTGATGGCGATAAGAATAATATCGAGGGTAAATATGATAAGGATGGTAATCCTATAGGTGATTCCAAGGAAGAGCCTGCCGACGGCGGAGCGGCTGACGGTGGCGGGGATAAGGGCGGCGATGCGGTCACCGCAGACCCTGATTCCATTGGCGAAGGCGGTACTGATAATAATGTAGTATCAGGATTTAACGGAAAATCCTTTTTGGAGAAGATGGCCGCTAGAGGTATTATCGATAGTATTGACAACCTTGATATTATGGTAGATGATAAACCGGTCGATCTTTCTACTATCACGAAAGAGGATGATTTACTCGATATAGTGGAGGGATTGATCAAGGACAAGGCTGATGAGTTGTTGAAGGATAAGGTTGATACCGGTTCTATGTCTGACTTTATGAAGAAGATGATAGAGGTGGATAAGGCCGGTGGTAACGTTGGCCAACTATTAAGCCAATATCAGAGTATTCAGGCTCCGTTGGATAACCTTGATATGAGCAACAAGAATGATCAGCTTGCGGTCATCCAGCATTATTATAAGATGTTGGGTATGCCGGAAGACGAGATAAAGGATAATATGGAAATGATGATTGGTAAAGGCGATGAGTTTATCGAGTCTAAGGCCAATAAGTTTCATGATATCCTGAAAAAGGAGATGGATAACCTTATCGAGGAGGAGAAAAAGAAGTCCGAGAAAAGGAGACAGGAGTTAGTTGAGCAGATGAGAGTCTATAAGAAAGGTCTAAAGACATCTATAAGCTCAGGATTTCAGTTGAATGACACGATGATAGGTAAGGCTGTCGATTTCGTTACCAAGCCGATAGACAATCAAGGTCATACGGCTATAGATAAAGCCTATTCCGAGGCTATTAAAAATCCGGACATGGCCGCTGATTTGGCCTTGTTCTTGATGAATAAGGACGAGTTCCTTAAACAGAAAACCAACAAGGCTAAGATGGAGGTTAATAAGAAGACCATCACTCTTCTTTCTGGCAATAAGGGAGGAAAGCAGAATAAGACTAATATCGATAACGATACTATAGAAGCTAACTTCCTTGATCTGAGTGGATCAAAGAGTGTATAACGTTTAAATATATTGAAAATGAATCCGTTTCTTACAAAAAGTTTCCCGGCTACCGTGAATGGCGATAACGTTATTGCCTTTACCGATGCCAAGAACTATAAGACTTCGCTCGTAGAGCATAACTTAGGCTCATTGGCGAGCTGGTATTACGAGGATCCTGACAAGAATCATCTGGGTCTTTTGAATCTGTTCTCTAATATCGCTAATTACCCTGTACCGATGTATATGGGTATGATTAATAACGGCGCTACGATCTCCGTTAACGGTATTGGAGCTTCTTTCCGTTATGATCTTCCTGTTACAAAGACATTCGCTGTCGTTACGGCAGAGGATACTTCAGGTCATCATCTAAAACCGGGTATTGACGGTAGTTTGTTTGATATCGTTTTGAATACCTCTGAGTTTACGGCTTATGATGTTATTACCTACGATGCTGCTAACGGTTGTAATATCCTTATCTCAGGTGAGATCCCGTCTAAGACAGAAGGTGACTTGACACGTTATTGGTGTCGTGTTATCGGTGGTAAGGCTAAATACTTCCCTAAAGAGAAATTACGTCCTGGTATCCGTTATTGGAAGATCGGTCATGCTCTTGGTGAGTACAGCACTCAGTTCTCTAAGGTATCTGGAGCTGACAAGGCCGGTTCCATGACCTGTGAGTTCCGCTTAGGAAACCACCGTGGTGTTGAAGGAGAGACAACTATGTATGCTGGTATGAAGTCCATGCAGGCTGCCCAGAACAGCACTTCAGAGTTTGTGGAGACCGCTCTTCGTCGTATGAATGCCATGAGAAGTGAGTATGAGGGTAATATTCCTGATCTGGCTATTATCGGTAAGACTGTTAATGGTAGACTTGATTTGCGTACAGCTAAAGTAGCCTCTACGTTGGAGGTGTTCTGTATGGCTGAGTTGGTTAAGCTGGAAGCTAGACAGTTGATGTGGCAAGAAGGTGGTATTATCATGGATCAAAATGGTCCTATCCATTTGAATGAAGGTATCTATCGTCAGCTTCGCCGTGGTTACACTATCTACTATAGCCGCCCGATGGGTATTACTAAGGATACGCTTATGGCTGCCGCAGCTTATATTTTCCGTGGACGTCAGGATCTTCCTATTACGGAACGTAAGATTAAGTTCAAGGTAGGAGCTATGGCTATGATTAACTTAGAGAAGTTGATCAGGGAATCGTTCTTCACTACCTTGCAGAACTTAAGCTGGGGTATGGGAAGCGATAGGATGTTGCCTTCTAATCCTATTTCCGGTACTAACGACGCCATGATCTTAGGTCCTGTTCAGGTTAAGGGAGCTTTCATCCCGGGCATCGGTAATGTTGAGTTCGAGCATGATCCTTCTTTGGATTACGCCGACATGACAGATCGTAGCGAGTTGGTGAATGGCATGTATCCTAGATCCTCTTATTCTTGTATTATCGAGAATATCACTGACGCTGGATCGACTAACGCGTATTCCGCTATTCCTAATACGGCTAACGCTAAGTTAGGTAATATGAACAACAACGTATTCTATATCAAACCAGAAGGTGTAAGTATGTGGTGGGGTTATGAATACGGTCGTTGGGCACACAAAGCCAACGGTAATGAGATCGTATCATCCTTGCCGGGCATGAAAGAGCAATTCTGGTGCCACTCTGCTTCCGCAGCATGGGTTATGGATAATAGTAAGTTCTTGATTATCGAGCTTCAACCGAACTACTTCGGATAAGTTTTTTCATATATGTAATTTGGTTTTTAGAGGGGAGGATATTCCTCTCCTCTTTTTTAAAGTAACGCAAAAAGGAAATGAAAGAAATTTTAAAATCAAGGAAGGTATTGGCCGAGGTAAACGGTTTTAATATCATGTCAGATACCTTATATGAGGTTGTAGGCAAACACGATGGAAGTGCTCCTCAGGCCTTTCAAGACGCTAATATAGCTAAAGCTCCGTTCCCGGAGAACGCTACTCACGTATGTTGCCCTTGGGATGATTTCTCCAAGGCCTATAACACCGGTTTTTATCCAAGATCAAGATGCTATAATGGTCTTGACAAGAATGAGATCGACAGGCTCGTCAAACAGCGGGTAGATAATATCATGAAGCCTTTCGAGGAAATGTCGCAGATGGATCTATCTCAAACCAATTTAGAATTTTGGGATGACGCTAAGGATAAGATCTTCATGGGTAAGGTTTATAATACGGCTAATACCGTAGATCTATTTTATTTATATTTGGCTGTATTTTCCGGCATGTTGACTCCTCAGGAAATGGATGGCGATCCTGTCTTCATGAACTCCATGTTCTGTTTCGTGGAGAAAGACAATATGAAGGATTTCGTTCAGCAGCGTGAGATCAATAAGATGAACATCAGCTATAAGTTTATCAGCGCCCTCAAGAAAGGCGGCGACGATCGTCAGGCTGTCATCGATCTTCTTCTTTACATCGGTATCGTAACTCGCCCGGATTTCACGGAGGATGAGTATTATACAGGATCTCTATCAAACTGGATGAATGAGAAGAAGACCAATGTTGATTATCTGCTTGATATCTGGGATCGGTCATTGGAAGGTGATTTCAAGGAAGTTCTTGAGTTTTACCGTATCGTAAATGTCCTTCAACGAAATGGTCGTATCAATATGACTCCATCCGGATTACAATATAATGGCCAGATCATAGGGCCTGACGTTCGGACATCCGCTGAGTTCTTGGCTACCAAGAAAGACTTTATTAACATAAAGGCTAATGTATTGGATGAGTATGAGGAGATCATATCTATGTCTAATATCGATGATAAGTCCAAGACCAAGAAGGTTAAGGATATTAAGAAGAAGGATGACGTAGAGGAAGGTGATAAGGTTAAGGAGGAATAACGATGACAATCCAAGAAGCATATTTAAGGTCTTTGCAGAAGAACGAGCAGAATCTGGCCAATGGCGGGATTAAGCTGGATCCGGGAAGGTTCGTGCTGTTGTTCAACGAGGCCCAAGACCGGTTAGTTAAGTACTATCTAAATAGGAAGGATGACGAGACTATACGCTCCATCCAAAACCTTCTTGTTTATTGGATGTCGTTGGATAATGCGGGTAGGATGGATGACCCTGAGTCTACGTCCTTTAACTTACCTGACGACTATCTATGGTTTTCTAACATAAAAGGCGTTTTCTCGTACAAAGGATGTGAGGCCGCTGATTTCGTTATGTGGGAGGCTAAGAACGAGAATATCCATGAGCTTCTTGGAGACGAGAATAACCGCCCTTCTTACGACTATCGGGAGACATTCTATTCCATAGGGAACGGGAAGGTCGTGGTCTACGAGTCAGGCTTCCGTACCGAGGAGGTTAAGATGACGTACTACCGCCGTCCTGTCAGGGTAGACCTATCGGGGTATATCAACGCCGCCGGTATCCAATCCACGGACATCGACCCGGAGCTGCCCGATTATCTTGTGGAGGAGATTCTGGATATGGTAGCTAAACAATTCAACCTTAATGAGAATGAATTGTATAGATATAGAATGGATAAGGATAATGTGGCTTCTTTTAAGTGAACAACGTTAGTTTGATAGAAAGACCTGCCTAGAAATAGGCGGGTCTTTTTTTTATTTCATGGTATGTGTGTTTTTGCTTTTTTATTTCTATATTTGCATAATATTTAATTGTGTAAAATATTATGATATGATTTCAAGTAGTAAAATTTTATTCGGTGTACCTATTAGATGTGATGAAGAAACATCATTTATGTCTTTGACTGACTTACAAGAGGCTTATTTAAGAAAGAGAATCGTAGAAGGATGGAGTGATAAGAGGATAGAGGGAATTTTATCCAATAGGAATAGTTCTGAGCGTATATATTATGTTATAAAAGACAAGTATATAAGAGGTATATCTTTATCAAGTTTTATTAACGACGTAAACAACACATCTCTTGTCAAGACATTAAAATCGCTTGGGGTGTATAAATCTACCGGTAGAGGATCGAATAGGTTGGTTATGTGTGCTAAAGAGATATGGATGATGGTCGCCATGGAATTACATCCATCTATATATAATGAATGTATAAAAATGTTTGGAAGATCAGATATAAGCAATGACGCTATTATATATATAAGGGGAGGAAACGAGTATAGTGATATGTATAGATATCTGTCTTCATTTTTTAGTTCTGATGATATTGAGAGAATAATTTTTGCTATAAATAAGACTGTTACCGGTGAATGTGATAAGTTTTTATACACCAAGCAAGAATCGGAAAGGATTGTTTGTATTCAAAAAGATATATGCAAGTTTATAAAAATGGGTATATTCGAATCTGTCGATGATATAATTGATATATTGGTAAATGATGTAGATGATGATCATGATTGTAATATATTCACCTATTTGGCTGTCGATGGTTTAAGTAAGGATATTAAAATAGGTAAGACGTTTAATGTAAAGAAGAGAGAGAGGGATTTAAGATGCGCTAATCCAAGGTTAAGTATCATAGCTTGTGTAAAAGGTGATATAGAGAGATGTTTGCATGATAAGTTTTCCGACAAGAGGATTTCAGGAGAGTGGTTTTCATTGTCATCTAATGATGTTGATAATATTATAAATGAATATGGATTTGTTTTAATAGAGTAGCTTTACAAAAAATGTAATCCGCATTAATATATATACACTCATGACCGTACTTTATTGTCGTAAACTCGTTTATTGTTATGTTTGCGTTAGGTAAATGATTTTTAAACTAAAATATTAATTATATGTTGCACAGACCGCAAGATCGGGTACTTTTCGTATCCCCACACGCTAAGATGGTGGATGTTGATTCCATCTTCTTGAAGGAAGGACAGATCGGTATTTACGATACTAAAGATACTTCCGAGAACGGTTGTAAGGCCGTGATTGATTTTACCGGTAAGCCTCGTAACGACAAGCGTTATGAGATCCGTATCGGTCGTAATGAACAAGCGGCTTCCCGCTCTATCTATGATAAGGATTTTTCCACGCCGTTATTCTCTTTGAACGAGATCACGGAGATCTACGCTTCTTGGCCGAAGAAAGATCATGCTTATGTCGATGATGTTATCTTAGGATACAATGGTGTTTCTGATGACACGGCATTCTCAGTTTCCAAAGGAGACCGTATCGCTATTCGCTTGGTCCTCGCTGGTCGTGCCTTCGAGCTTCTTGGCTATGAGGAGGGTCGTGTAGAGATCAATGACGCCATTCTTTTGGATGATTGTGATAATACGCCAAATCAATGCGAGGAGTGCGATCCTTGCGAGGAGGTTGATTTGTTGCCCGCCGTATTGAAGTGTATTGAGCGGATGAAGAATCAACCTATTGCTGGTGGTGGTAAGTTATCTGATTATATCGATATTACTCCTGTTACAAGATGCACCAACGAGGCTACGGAGCCTGAGACGGAGGACGTGAACTTCTATTGTATGGAGGTATGTGATACTGGTGATGATTTGGCCTTGGCTGAGGTTCGCGCCCAATATCCGGGGTTGAAGATCGTACGAGATACTATTGAGGGTAGCATGTCACGTTATAAGGTTATGAAGAAGGGGGCTAAACCTGCTGACTATACTCAACGTCTTATCTCTATCATGAAAGGATGTACAGACTGTCCTCCTAGCTATACGGAAGTTAAGGGTGGTTATCTTTATTCTATTTCTTTGGAGGATGATGGTGTTGATATGTCTACTACAGTAGAATCTTTACCTAACGTGGTAGCTGATACGGTTAATAAGATGAGCCAGATCAAGGGATCGGGTTTGTATATTGCGGCCACTTCTAAGAAATTGACGAGTGATGAGATTTCTGCTTTTGTGGAAGCTAATCCTACGGCTATCATCTATTACGTTGCTAAGACATCTGATATGTGTGAGAATCCTACGGTTCGTACCGCTTCTTGGTCAGCTTGTGGTTCTTGCAAGGTATCTACAGAAAAGTATTATATCACTATACCGGATGACGAGTGCGGAAACAGTGCTTTGGAGGAAATTCAACAGGCTTTCCCGGAACTGGAGATCACTGATTACGGCACTCCTGCGGCTTGCCAGCATAGCTTCCAGACAACGGTATATACCAATATGTTGTGCGATGAGTGTGACAAGGTATTTGAAGGATTCTTCACCAGCAATGCTCCGGCTTCCTATCGTAACCGTATGTGGAAGAAATTGGAGTCGGCTCAGGAACTTGGCTCTAACTGTAAGTGCGGTATCCGTTTCCGTGGCAAGGAAATGTTATTATCTCCGTCAGAGTGCTTGATGGATCAAATGACATATATCGAGGATAGCGTTGAGATCGTTGGCGCTAGCGGCGGTTATCCTGATTCTCTTGACGAGGGATCTCCTATCTGGTGGGATCAACTTCATTTCGAGAGACTGTCTAGCAAAGCCCCGCGTACTCATGTAGGCGGTAATATGATGGATGACGAGTTGAAGGGTTACGCTCATTTCAACGGCTTCCCGAAACATCAGGATTTCATGGGGCGGACGTTCATGAACGAATATAGTCGTGTAGAGCAAACGGCTCAGTACGTTGACTTCCAGATTACGCTCAATCCTCATAGATACGCTCAGGGATTCGGAAAGGTTATCGCCGATGATCCGGTTAACCTGATCTTACGTGTACGCTATGGCGCTCATGAGGGTGTTCAGGAGATGATCAATATGATCGGTGCTGCCGCTGGTCTTGGTCCGGCCATCGTAACCGAGCCGAAATAAAGAACCTTTTTTGCGTTCATATATTTCCTAAAGGGGAGAGATTCAATTCTCTCCCCTTTTTTAATCTATAATAAATGGTTGTGATGGAGGAGTGAAGTTTGTCGTGTATCTAGGTATGTTTGATATTCTCATCTCGTCTATAATACCGCCTGTCATATTATCGCTAGACCCTGTTCTTCCTCCTATACATATATCGTAGTCTTGTTTTGATATGTTTTTTTTCTTGTTAAATTTATTTATACCATTAATATATAATCCACATGATTTGTTATTAGATGATAATGCTATGTGATTCCATCCTATCTCTAAGACAGAAGAGCTTACGCTTTCATAATTGTCGAAATTTCCATATATGATATTATCATACCCTATATAGAAGGCAAATCCTGTAGGGCTTCCTGCTATATCAGATGTTATAAATCCTTGTTTTGAACTTTTATTCGTACAATAATACCATAGTTCTATGGTATAGTTCCCTTCGGATATAATATCCCAGAACCATTGTGATTGGTCGAATATTATAGGGGCGCTGTCGAATTTAGCGGCTTGATCAAATTTTCCTGAGACATATGATCCCCCCCCCCATGTGACAGGACCTACGTTCTTTCCGATATATTTGAAATCATTGTTAAAATGAAATAACAATATCGTGTTGTTGGCTTTTTTGTTAAAGAACATTCTTCTTCTCATACATCTTATGTTTTTAATTACGTTCAAAAATAATTATATATATCTTTGAGGTGAATAATTAAACGATATAATATGTCCGCTATTAATGAGTATTTAAAGAGACTGGCTTCTATATTCGGAAGCATGGGTTTCTCCGTTCCGCCAGATGACTTCTCAGGGGTTGTAATAGACGGAAAGACGTATCCGGTCATGATGAGGAATGACGGGTGTTACGTTTACTTCGATGATAAAGGAGTAAAGAGACTTGTAAGCGAGGTTCCTAGAAAGGACTATCAGTTCATTAACATCAAAGACGCCCGTGTGTCGATCGTCAACCAATGCTATCGTACGCCGGGTGGTCAGGTAGAGGCCCGTATCCATACCTATATGAATAATAAGGGAGAGATACTGGCCGAGAAGATATTTATCATCAACTCATCTGATATCGATATTCCTATCGGCAGTGAGTTTGATAAGATTCCTGATGGGTGGGTGGCTATAGATTGCAGTATAGCCGAAATGACCGATCGGGAGTTGATATTCGTAAGTAAATGTTATGCCACGGAAGGGGGGAAGGTCCAGATCGAGGGCGTTGAGTCGGTAGATCCCCGCTTGAACCCGGAGGTGTCCCATTATGAGGTGGTGAATACGACTGACGATAGTAATCCTATCGGTACGGAGTATGATAAGATACCTGATACATGGAATCGTATAGTATGTGATTTCCCTGATATGACTCAAAGGGAGATAATACCGGTTCTTAAATGCTTTGATACCGGGACCGGGAGAGTACAGATAGAGGGATATAAGATATTTGATTATGAGATGGGTACCAGAAAGGAATGGTATCGCGTCAAGCAAAGTACCGATCCTGAGAATCCGGTAGGTAAGTTTATCACCAGCATAAGCGATGACTGGGTTGAGGTTGTTTGCGACTTCACGGATATGGAGGACCGGGATATTGAGGTAACTGTAGAATGTTATAAGACACCGGCCGGTAAGGTGAAGCTGGAGGTTCTCACGTCATGGGATGGCAATATAGGAGTTAGGGATAAGAGCTATAAAGTCCTGGAGACTACCGATCCGTCACAGCCTGAGGGCGCCAGCTTCAGTTCCTTGCCAGATACGTGGGTAAGGGCTGTCTGTGATTTCGACGATATGGAGGAGCGTGACATCCGGTCTTATGTCGAGTGTTATGACGGAGGCAATGGCAATGTCAAGCTTCGTAGGCTGGTTTCTTATGACTCCAAGATAAAGGCAAGATACGTCCGCTTCGAGGTGCTTGAATCGGATGACGCCGGCTTCGTCCCGGGGGCCGAACTGGCTACCCTCCCGGACGGATTCTCTTTGGTGTCTTGTGATTTCACGGATATGGAAGATAGGATGCCTATTGATATCGAGGAGTGTTACAAGACATCAGCCGGAAGCGTGCGTATGAGACATGTGGTGTCTTATGACGGTGATCTTGGGAAAAGAAACCAGTTCTGGGAGATTGTGGACTCGTCTGATAATAGGTATGGGCTAGGAAATAGGATAAATAATATCCCTGCGGATTTTATCCGTGAAAGGTGTGCTCTAGAAAGGTTGGATGATCGTATTACCAGAAATGCGGTAGAATGTTACTCGACACCGGGAGGATCGGTAAGGATTAAATCCACTTACGTTATCAACCCTTTAAATCATGTTAGGTCGTATAATCATCATGTATTGAGTTCTACAGACAATGATATCCATGTTGGTACTCAATATACCTCTTTGCCATCTAATTTCACTCGTATCGAATGCGAGGAGCCGGATTATATGGATCGACTTATAGATACCACTGAGACTTGTTATGATACCGGAAAGGGTACGGTGAAGATCAGGAGACAGGAGTCGTTGAACGGAAATCTGGATGTAAAGACTTTCGACTATAAGATCGTTGAGTCTACCGACCCCGATCATCCTATCAATACTACCCCTACGCAGACGGTTATTAACGGCTGGACGGTTATCAGTTGTGATCTTAATATCATGGACGTGGATGATTGTTATGAGATCGGTGGTCATAAGATACATTTGAAGGGATTCAGGACAGTCAATCCGGCATTGCAGGATATTAAGTCTATATTGTATGTCGTGTACTCTGATCATCCTGATTATAATGTAGGTGATGAGCTTACGTCTATACCGGATGGGGCTAAGGTGACGATCTGTGATTACGCGGATAAGAGCCAAAGACATATGGTTCCGGTGCGAGAGTGCTATGAGGTGGCCGATGGCCGGTTCTATGTGGAGGGAAGTCGGTTGATTGATAACAATATGGTCGTAGAGCGGATGTCGTTGATGGTGATGGAGTCATCCTCCCCGACCTACCCGGTAGGGACTACGCTGACCTCCATCCCCGATGGCGCTACTATCGTGGCTTGTTTATGTCAAACCTGTTAATATCAAGGCTATGGTTAAGGTATGTAATGATTATTATATGATTGACGCCCTAGCCGGCGGTGAGGTCATAAGGAAAAGGAAATATCGTCGTGAGAATACGATGATCGGATATAAGTGGTATGATTATAATGGGGTCGAGGTAACTGACCCCATTGAGATATCACGTCTTGACGGATTGGCTACTAAGCATCAACGTGTTGATGAGGCTTATGATGATCATGCCATTTTCATGTCGTCAACAAACTACGTTAACAGCGTTTCCGGTATACCTATGGATAAGCATATGGTTGTCGTTGAATGGAGGCCGGATAGCGAGCAGGGCTTTGTAACCATGGCTCATAATGAGGGTCTTGACGGGGACAGCTATTATATAGTTGTTATCAATGCCGGAGATAAGCAGGCTACGATCTACACCCCCGTGGATCCTGAGGATCCAAAGGATGGGACTTCCCGCGCGGTTGATGGCGATAACGTTTCTGTTGGCGGATCATATGTCTCTATATCCCCCAAGCAAGTAGAGAGGATAAGGGCTACTTTCCGTGATGGTAAATGGTATTATGAGTTAGTCACAAAAACATATCCTAGTAATACTGGAGGCATTAAGATCGGGGATGTTGATTTTGTGACGTTCAGATATTTATGGGAATCAAGTTCCGGAAGGGACTTGGACACGATGACGGAAGCCCTTAATTCTAATGTTCCCACCATAGATAATCTTGCTGTAGGTTGGTCTGGCCCCGGAAATGGAGATAGCTCTGTTAGAGAAGTTCTTAAATGGGGTGGTGATAATACCGGTTCTGGTAAGGAATGTGTTTGGATGTCGGTGAAGGATTTAAGGGCTAAATATTATGATATCCTACCTGAAGAGACGTATTTCATGGCCTACGCTACATGGTTTGGATCTAAAGGTACGGGTAAATGTTCTTTTGAACTTGTTGGATACAAGGGAGGTACGATGAGCCAAGATGGATATAATTTCATCAATACCGGTGGATCTGTCGTATATCAAAATACATATGATTTTATCTGCAATACCAGTAAGGGGGCGAGTACATATAAGACTTCTTATCAGAAAGTAGCCCGTATTACTTATAATAAGCTCACCAATGAGGTCTATATGTCTATAGGCGATGCTACAGATCAGGAGGATAATTATGATAAGCTGGAGCGGGAGATCAATAATATAAAGGAAAGACTTAGCGATGTCGAGAGCGAGTTGGCTGTCGTAAGACGTATAGCTGAGGGCAAGAACGCGGCGTATATCTTTGATACGGTCGATGCCATGAATGAGTGGCTGGCGGTTCCGGAGAACACGGCTAAGCTCCGTGTGGGGGACAGCTTCTGGATCAGGGAGCAGGATGTGCCTGATTATTGGTGGGATGGAACTCAGGCTTTAGAGCAGGAAGGACCTAAGGTTGATCTATCTCCTTATTATACAAAAGATGAGATTAATAATATTGTTGATAATATCAACCAGAAGATAGAGGATAAGAGTACGTCGATCATCTTCGATACCTATATCCAGATGAAGTCTTTTGTGGATGACCCTACCAATGCCAACAAGCTTAAGGAAGGTACTATCTTGTTGATACGAGATAAGAACGTACCTGATTATTATTACGATGGAGCTGGTATAGTTAAGATGGAAGCCGACGTAGAACAATGTCTTTACGTTACTTTAGCCAATAAGCCTACGGAAAGCACCGTTAGTTATACCCAAGATCGGGAGGTGACTGATTTCGCTCCTGGAGCTATAGCTAGATGGGTTGACGCTGACGGTAATGACGTGTTCTATAAGCTTGTGGAGGTAGTAGGAGGCAAGGCTAAGTGGATTACTCTTATCGATACTAAATACGGTAATGTGACGCTACAGAGCACTTATGACAAGAACTATGAGATCGTGAATATCGTATCTGGATCACGTTTACAAGCTATAAATAGCGATAAGGATGAGATCAAGTTCGTTAATAGCGCTACCGGTAATGTTACTGTCGTGTTTAACGCCACGGTATCAGGAGGAGCCAAGAAACTTACGAGCCTGTTGGCCGTGAACGAGGTGGTCCTTACGCCCGGGGCGGCGGCGTCCTTCACCCGTACCGGCGAGACCTTCACCCTCTCCGATCTTTTTGGTGTTACGATCTTCCCGGATCTGGCTGATTCCAACCGTGAGGGAGAATGGGTGATGAGCGTAGGCGTAACCGGAAAACCGATCCTTATGGAGGTAAAGGAGATGAGGAAGTGGGATGAGAGTATTGTCAGGGAACTTACTATTGATGAGCTTAACGAGAAGTTCCCTAACGTGGATATTGGATTCGCTGTCGTATGCAAGACCATCAACAAAGTATATGAGATGGTTAATGGATATAAGGAATGGGTGTCTTATGATATAACCTCAATAAATTAATGGTATGGCTTTTTTGGCAGGATACGACACGGTAGCGTCCTATGTCACGTTTATAGTGAATGAGGACAGGTTCCCTTGTTATGATGGTAAGGGCGCTGATTATATACCCGATCCGATAATATCAGCGGATGCTTTTAATCGCAGTCTTAGGTTCTCGACAAGAAAGCCAGGATTCGTGGACGTTGATTGGGGGGACGGGACAAAGGATCAATATCCTTTAGTTAAGGTATCTGATGGTAGTTATAGGATTGTATTCAGGTCTCTTGACATTGAGTATAAGAAGAATCCGGATGATACCGTATGGTGGTATAAGAAAGAGGATGGCTCACAATACATACCGGTTCCCCCACATAAGTATAGCGATATCAGGCGTAGGGAGGTTACGATGAGGTTCTCTAACGTAATTGATGGGGAATTTAATATGGATGGTATTGTCCTTCATGAGTTCCCTATAATTAATCTTCCCGATATAACTTATTTTACTGTGGTTAGATCCGTTTTAAAAAATGGCGATATCCCATATGACAGGATAAGCAAGAGCGTTAATCTTCGTAATATACAGATGGGAGCTTTTTCTCATTCTGGTGTATGGAGTAATTGGCCAGAAGGTTTTTTAAATATGAAAAACCTGAGGTATTTCGGATGCAATAGCGTTTTTAATTTCGGGGATGATCCTGATTCTAATTGGAGAAGGTTCTCTGAATGGAAGAATCTTACCGAGTTTAATTTCAATTGGTGTAACATCCCTTCTTATGATCCGGCTTTTAATTCTATTCCGGCTGTGGGTATAAATATTATAAGCGATAGGAATAATATACCTGTATTTGATGAGGTGGATAAGGTGGGGGATGATAAGGCAGGCGTTTATTTTATGGGTAATGGTAGCTCATGGAAACAAGATCTGGTAGGAGGGAAGTTGAACAAGATTCAGCGGGCATATTGTTCTTCAAGTACGGTGCCGGTAGACGATCTTCCGGATTACTTGTATGAGATAAGGGAATTTAGGGTATGGAATTTGCGTAATGGTGGTAGATTTATAAATACGCAGGAGAGGGCTGATACGTTCGTTAACACGTTTTATGATAAGATGATGTCCTGGGATTATATAACGATGTCACAGATGGCTTCTGACGGTAACAGGAATCAGTTTTATAAACTTACCTTAGATTTATATGCTGCCGTATCTCCTACTAATAAGAGACCGTCTGGCGTTTATCAGGCTCCTGATGGGTTTGTCAAGGGGGTTAGTAATGGTAATCCTACGACGCCTATGGAGAAGGTGTATGTACTTACCAACAACTATGGGCAGACGTGGATCTTGGCACCTGCCCCGGCTTCTAAGGCTGCCCTTACGAGGGCACGGCGGGCGGGGAAGACCAGGATCACCCCGTTCGTTCTTGGCGTAAAGGATGGGCATGTATCCGTGTTCAGCGGAGACGTGTTAGATGAAAGCATGTCCAAGTACAGTTTTGCCGATAAATACGAGGCTATAGATATATGTAGTAATCTAGGGCTTGATAGTTCACCTGTTGTCGAGTATTTTAGAAGAATAGAGGAGGGAGAGGTATGAAGTTGATATGTAAGGATACGAATAAAGGGTCTATAACCTTTTTTACTAAAGGCAAATACGCTTTTAGGGGAGTTGGCAGGAATGATACTACTGATGATGTGCCTGATCCTATATTGGATATTAATAATTATAATGAGAGTATACAGTTTTATTCCAAGACCCCCGGCATGTGCGAGGTCGATTGGGGTGACGGGAATAAAGAGCAATTTCCTTTCGTGAAGGATAGGAGCGAATCCATATACGGGCGATATAGGTTGATGTTCAGGAGAAGGGATATAAGTTATCGTAAGAATCCGGATAGCCATCCATGGTGGTTTTATAAGGAAGATGGGAGTGAGTATATCCCTGCGCCTAATCATGCTTACGCTGATGGGCTAGATAAAGAGCGGGTCATTACCATGACTTTTACGAATGATATTACATACGTTCAAACAGCAAGGATAATGATGGTAGGATTTCCGATATTAGACGCCCCAAGTATTATCAACTTAATCTTATCCATCACCGGCGATGGGAATATAACCGATATCCCTAAAGATAGGATACGTAGATCGGTAAATATAGAGTATATAACACTTAACGAATTAGGTGTAGGGACATTGACATCCATACCAGACGATTGGGATAGGCTCACTAAGTTAAAAGGCATTAATCTAAGTCGAACGGCTGATTTTAATGATACGGAGTCTTCTAATATAAGGAAATTCCCCTCTATGTGGCCTAATCTTGTAACATTATCTTTGGCAGGTTGCAGGGTTAGGGTATATCCAAGGGAATGGCTGTCTTTTAGCAAGCTAAAAGAATTATATATATCCCCGGGAGTGGCTATGCCATCGTTTGATCCTAATACATGCCCGGCTATGGATGAGGTGGATAAGATAAATCCTAGCTTAAGGACCTTCGATCATATAAACAGATGGTATGGGTCTGTCGTGAGCTGGCATCCGTATATGATCGGCAAGGGGCTGGAAAATATCACTAGCCTTACTGCCTCATATGGCTATAGTAATATAGATGTAAGTAATCTACCGGATTATATATATGAGATGAGATCTATGAGTAGTTTTTATATGCAGATCTCCTTGTTGACCCAAAGTCGATGTGATACGTTTATATCAACATTATATGAGAAGGTGATGGGGTTTGATTATCTCACTATGTCCTCCTCTGCTTCCGATGGCAAAAGGAATCAGTTTTATGGATTGTATCTAGGTATGTATTTGGCTGCCAAACCTGTTGATAAAAGGCCTAGTGGCGTATTACAGGCACCTTCTGGTTTTATAAAAGGTCAGTCTAATGGCTCTCCGTCGACTCCTATGGAGATGGTTTATGTGCTTATGAATAATTATGGATGGAGGTTTAGTATGGCGCCAGAGGCTTCGGTGTTAAGGTCAACACGGTCTTCTGATATTGACACGAGGTCGTATAAGCCATATAAGCTTATTGTATTTGACGATGGGCGTACCTTTGTAGGCAATGGAGATGTTTTAGCTCATGATACGGATAAGGTATTATCGTTTGGGGATCAACCAGAAGGAGAGTATTTATGTGATTCTATGGGATTGGACAGGAATGTTATTGTAGAATATTTTAACAAGATAGGTAATGGCTAAGACATTATATAAATATGAGGCTTCATCAAATAAGTTCGTGTGGTTCACTACATGGGATAGGGCACTTAGAAATTATTATACCGATGATTATAATTATGTACCTGATCCTGTCGTTGATAATCCTTATAATACGTTTGTCGAGTTTAGATCCAGAAAGCCCGGTATGGCTAATGTGGATTGGGGGGATGGAATAAAGGAGCAGTTTCCTATGACCAAGGTTCAAGGGCAGGATAATTATCGTATTATATTCCGTTCTTTGGCAATACAACACAGGAAAAATCCCAATACTACGTGGTGGTTCAGGAAGGAGGATGGATCGCAATACGTACCTGTGGATAATCATGCTTACGCTGATGGGAGGAGGGACGTACAACGGGCTGTGTCGATAGATTTTACTTGTGATATTTATTATGCCAATATCCAAGTTTGCAAGATGACATCTTTCCCGATTGTGGATATACCAGGACTTGAGTTTTTGGTCGTATCCCATACGCTGTATGTTAATGACGGTATACCTGTAGACAAGTTGTCAAGATCCAAAAAGTTAATTTATATCGATCTTCAAAATATAGGGCAAAGAATGACCGTAATTCCTGAGGCTATAACCAGTAAGACAGAGGTATATTATTTAAATATGTTTAATATGCTTGATCTTAGGGATATAGAATCTAGCGGGATAAGGAATATAAAGAATATGAAAAATCTTCAAACCCTTGAATTGTCTTCATGTTATTTGGATAGGTATATAAAGGAGTTTAATGATCTTCCTAAATTAACTTCGTTGAAAATATATCCTGGCCCTTCTGATATGTGGAATTATTTTGATATAAATACCCTTCCTTTTTTCGAGGTAGATAAGATAAATCCTAACATTACTGATTTTTGTTTTTTAAATGACTGGGCAAGTGGAGAAAGGAGGACGGGTTGGAATGATGATAATATGTCTGGAAGGGGATTGGAACATCTTACTGGTTTCATTGCAGCTAATAGCAATAGTCTTAGAATGGATAAGCTTCCGGATTATATTTATGAGATGAGGTCTATTACATGGTTTGTGATGGATTATTCTACTCATAGCCAAAAAAGATCAGATGATTTCGTAAACTCCTTCTACGACCTTGTTGTAGGATGGGATCAGATTACCATGGCATCCGTGGCCAAAGATGGGGAAAGAAATCAGTTTTATGGACTTGCGGTTTCTATGTATGGTAGTCGATATCCTGACGAGAACCAGCGTCCTTCCGGCACGGAGCAGGTCCCAGAGGGATTCGTGAAAGGCTCGTCCAACGGGTCTCCCGCTACACCTATGGAGAAGATATATGTGTTAAAAAATAACTACGCCCAGAGATGGACGATTAAACCAGAATAATATTATGAATATCAATATTTTAAAACTAAATTGGGAGGGGGGGGGGTAAAATCCTGTTTGCTTTATGATGAGAAGAAGGATGCTACCCAAGGTGAAGATAGTAGAGGTATTCGAGGAACTGTCTCCTCAGGATAATGGATATTGGGAAGTTCCTGATGGGGTCTATAAGGTTGAGTTCGCCTTGGTCGCCGGAGGCCTTAATGGAGGATATTCCGATATATATAATGCCGGGAGTGGTGGCAACGGAGGTGGTGTACTGACTGAGACTATATCCGTAAATCCAGGTGTTACATATAGGGTGGTTGTTGGAGATATAGGTGGTGATAGTATATTCGGTATATATCAGGCTATTGCCGGTAAAGGTGGAAGAGGCGGATATGGAGTTGAAGGGGATGGTCATGATCCTTCCCCGGGAAATCCAGGGCAAGATGGATCATATGTTTTTAACAACAAATATCCTGACCGATATCCTTATCCTATGGGCGCTGGTGGTGGATCGGGAGCTTATACAAGAGGATGGGATACAGGCTTTTTATCTGGAGGTAAAGGTGGCAATCACGGAGGAGGTGATGGGGCTGGAGTTGAGGATACTGAGGGTGTTACTATTAATGGCAAAAATGGAGGTAATGCCACCTATTATGGAGGTGGTGGAGGAGGAGCCTCTAAAGCTTCTAATAGTGGGGCTACGAGCGGTCGAGGAGGATCGGGTTATCGCGGTATTGTTATTTTACATTATTTAAAAAATGGATGATATGAATAGATATGATATTATAAGAGAACTAGGTTCGTATTTTGATATAGTGGAATTGGTGTGTCCTCATACATACAATAAGTGGAAGGACAGATCGTGGCAGTTTCTTGATACAGCGTTTCTCCATAATCTTCTTATATTACGGAGGGATATAATTAAACAGCCTATGTATTGTAATAATTGGGACAAGCAGGGGCAGTTTTCCCAACGTGGTCTTAGATGCAACATCTGCCAGATAGTTAAGGATAAGAAAGATGTTTATCTATCCGCTCATGTGTTGGGTAAGGCTGGGGATTTCGATGTCAAGTCAATGACGGCGGAACAGGCTAGAGGCTTGATCTTGGATCATCAAGATATGTTACCATATCCTTTCCGGCTTGAAGGGAAGGTGGGTTGGTTACATTTTGACAGCCTTGATACGAGGAACGGTATACACGCCGTGGTGTTTTAGGTACTTAACGGTATAGTGGTTAACTTTGCGTATAGGGTATAAAATGAAAGACAAAGACATGATAGAGCGAGTGGGGGCTTTATGGAATATAGCGCTTGCGTATGGTGCCTCTTGTTGGGCTTATTTCCAGCCAGTACACCATTTATTGACCGTATTACTTATAGTATTAATAGCGAATTTCTTGGCTAGGTTAGCGCAAAGCATAAGGGGCTGGAAGATCCGTAGAAGCCGTAGGAGGAGGTTTAGTTTCAAGAGATGGCTTAGGGAGGTCAGGTTCACTGATATTCTTAAGGAGTTCGCTTTGTCTTGTTTTATAGTAATGACATTATGTGTTATATATAAGACGTTATACCCGATCGAGGAGGAGGCTAGCATGATACTTACCGTTACCAAATATGGGGTGTATATAGCCCTTGTTGGATATGTGATGCTTTTCCTGAATACGATAGGGGATGCTTTCGCTGACGCTTATCTGGTTAAGGTGTTCAAGGCCGTATTCAAGAGGATAAACGTATTCAAGATGTTTGGCTTCTCTAAAAACATACCTGACGAGATGTTTGACGATATAAAGAAGATTGCTGATGATAAGGTTAAGGATAAGTCTTAAGGCTGTTTTTTGTTTAGGTCTGTCGCTATTCCTGTCCTCTTGTGGAAGCAGGAGGCAGGTTAGCGACACGTCTATAGATAATCGTTTGATAAGCAGGATAGAGACGATGATAGATGAGGTCATGGACCGGAAGATCGTAGAGATCAGGACATCTGATCTTAATGCTGATATTGTCATAACTGAGAGGAAATTCGATACTACGAAGGAGGTGGATCCATCCACTGGGGAGCGACCCGTGTCCTCCCAGACGGACGCTCATATCGTCATCGGCCGGCGGGATAGCACGGTGACGACCGATTCCCTTGGCGTTGATAAGACGATCACCGGTATTGAGGATATTGATAAGAAGACAGACATCGAACATAAGGATGTAGATGACAAGAAAGAATCAAGATGGCCAATAGCTGTCACATCAATTAGTGTGTTGTTGATATTATTGGTTTTAATATATTTGCTAAAGAAGATGAAGGTTTTATGAGACGAAGAATGATTGAATATACTAGGGGGGGGGGTAATTGATGATCATACTAGGTTTTTGATGAGATTCAATGGTAATTTTAAGGTAGAGGGAAATCCTACTCCCACTGGCAATCTCTTTATAGCCAATAACGCCAATCTTATCACCGATGGCTCAATACAATGTGCCCAATATAACAAAACGGATCCTTTTCTTTATACTATCATAAACACCAAAGAATCGTTATTGCCTGAGCTGTTTTATGACGGTCATCCATTTACTATAGACTTTTGGTATAAGTCAACCAATCTTGTTACAAGTTGTTTGGTTGAGCATGAATATCCTAATGGTATTTTTTATTTTGGTGTAGTTTTAACAGGTACTGGTTTTTATTTTTTATTTCAAGCTCAACAAGCTGGTTGGCATGTTGATAGAGTTGAGGCAAACAAATGGTATCATATAGCTATAGTCAGAAGCAGTAATGAATATGACATATTAAGATGTTTTGTTAATGGTATACTTATTATTAACACGAAAATCAATAATACGCTTTCCCTTAGGTCTTATAACCTAGGTATTAATACACGAGGTGATGGTATGGATAACGGAAATTTTATGATGGACGATTTCAGGATAAGTGATATAGCTAGATGGGAGTCAGATTTTGAACCTCCAAAAAGAAAGGGATTATGATCTACCATAATCCCCTACATTCATCCTTACCCACGTATCAACCAAAACCAAAATGAGGTCAGTCCCGGATTCGAACCGGGGTATATGGTTTTGCAGACCACCGACTAAACCACTCATCCAACCGACCGTGACGCGAATATAAAGATTTTATTTGACCAGATAACTTAATTGACCATCTTTTTAACTAACAACTTTCCTTAAAGCCAAATAGTTCTTATTTAACTTCTGGAACCGTAGAGATAATTGTATAGACAAGTATTGTTTTTAGGTGACTCTTGCTGGAAGCCAATAAACAAGGTGGCGGCGTCATGGCGTGGGGCTGGTGGCTGCCTTCCATGGCCGGCCAGGAGCGGAGCGACTCACGACCAACCCTGCCGATTCCCTTTGGCACTTCACGCTTTAGCGCAGAAAAGAAGTAAACATATAGGATCATTATGTTTAAAGATAGTAGTCATCTGCCAAATAAGATCGAATGTAAGGATATAGTAAATATCTCAATAATACAATCATAAAGAGTCTTGAGTGGGATTATTAAGATCTTTATCTGCCAACATACTACTCATTTTTAAATTAATGTTTTTTGGATGTCTACTTTAGATAATAAAAGGCGTTAGCTAACATCATTTCATTAATAGGGTTATTAATTAGAAATTGGTAAGAATTAAATAAAGGAATGCTTTATAATGAGATTTGCTTCAGAAAGAGGCGAAGCTTCTTATTACACATGTCACAAAATGGACAACTGTGTTTCAGCAAGTTATGTTATTAATGAAATAATAATGGTGATATATGGGAAAATTAATTCATCTTATTCTTTTAAAGGTCTTATATTTTGCTTATATTTGAAGTGGACAAAATATGAACAATATGAATTTCGACTTGAATTATATAAGGAAATGCTCTTCTATGATAAAGGAATTTCCGGTGTATACCGAGGCTGAGAAGAAGCAGGTAGATGAGGGGCGTACTTGCATTAAGCTATCTAAAGGTCAGCCTATATATCCGCGTAATTTCAAGAAACGTAGAGATACTTTCGCTGGCGCTGATTATACCACGGCTAATCCTAGGAACATCAGTCCTGATGATATTTATATACCTCCCTACTTTAGGCTTAAGATTATTATGGCTATTATCATCAACTTTGATAGAGCTATAGTGTTTAATAGGATATCTGATAAAGATTTTAAGCTAGGTATGACGTACCGGTTTATCTATGAGTATGTAGGATCGTTTAAGTGTTTTGAGAAGGCTTATAAGATGATATCGATGGTAGTTGATAGCGAGTTGTCGATCATGAGATCAATCGGTGATTATAATTATAAGTGGAATATTCGCAAGGTTTATCCATCATGCTTTGTAGGCAAGGCTAAGTTCAGGTATATTGGCGGCGAGGACAATGCACCTGTAAGTTCAAAGGGGAGGGCTAATAAAGCTAGAAGAGCCGCTGTTGACTACAAAGTTATGATTATGGTGAATATCATAAATACCAGATCTGCGAGTAAGATAAGGAAGATGATTGACTCTGATGGTAGTCTTAAAAACAATGGTAAAAGGTTTGACGGTAGGAATGATAAAGTTCTTTTCAGTATATTCAATAGTCATTTGATTCACGAGGGGTTTAAGGAAGTTAAAACCTCGTCCTTATATAAGTACTTGAAAGAGGCCTTAGATTTTTTAGGTGTAAGTCTATTAGAGTTAAGATCTATTGCTGATAGAGCTATTTCTGACATAGAGGATGGCAAGGAAGGATATGAGCCTGGCCTATGCTCTTATGATGACTGTTTTGATATTAATTCTTTTGTGGAGGATTCGTGATGAGTAGCTTTAGTATCATAAGAGGTGGAGATATGTCCATCGTATTTAACCACGATAATAATATGTTTAATATCCAAGAGCTATCGGATTCCATTGGATGTAAGAATATACTGTCATCTGTCGTAAAAGATCCTTTGAATGGGTCGATGTATGTTATTAAAGAGATATCCGATCAGAAGTGGGGAGATATAGTGGCTTTGGTCAGATTCGGATGTTTGTTGAATAAGTCTCTTGTAAAGGAGATAGTCGTCAAATCTATAAGATTGTGGGTAGATATTTGTGGTATGTCTTACAGCGATATCAAATCATCTACATCCGATCCTATATACAATACGTTCCTTTTTAGCGGCTATATGTCTTTGGCTGGGGATAATCCTGACCTTAAAAAGTTTATTGTATCTCTTAGGAGTAGAATGCTTAGATATGATCTCACATGCTTATGTCTTTATTTAGCTATGTCTATGGCTATCAATGGAGGTATAATTCTAAGCGAGCAGGATCTTCTTGATGCTCTTATCTTATAGCCTCGTTTGTTTTATCGATCAAATTAGTATCTTTGTGAAAAAGATATTAAGATGAATCAGATCAATATCATACCGAAGATAATTCATGATAAGTTTGCCGCTAGGATTATCATGGATGATTACGATATAGAGAAGCCTATCGTAATTACTGTCGTAGCTAGGCGTAACGATGGTGAGTATAATACCCAGATATTGACATACCCGACATCGGGAGTCGATTATGAGGGTAATGTAAGGATGGTGTTTTTTGATGTCGCTAGGTCTCATGTTTGTCAGATAACATCGGTGTTTATCAACGGTCATGAGGTTAAGACATATTATACCGATATCCCGGATCTTGATATGCAAGCCCGTTATGACGATAGCTTATGCCGGTACGATAAGAAGGTTAACATGAATGATATTCGGCTGTCATTTCAGGTGCTAGAGACACGTGATCCCAAGGTGCTTCAGGTATTGGATGAGTCTGAGTGGGGGCTACTGGAGGACAGGAAGGCGATTATCGAGATCACTACGCCGGGCATGTCCGACCCCGTTACGTTGTTCCTTGGCAAGAATCAGGTCAATACCTTTACTAGCCTAACATTAGGCCTCAATTGTTTTAATTACGATGATTGTAATGTAAAGTACCTTGATCTACCTGATGGTATATATGATATCAAGATCATAGGTAGCCCTTCTACTTACAACTTCAGTCGCAAGTATCTTAAGACGGATCTTATACGCAGACGTCTTGATCGGCTATGGATTAAGACTGATATCCTATGCGAGGACAAGGATAAGGATCTTATAAATAAGATACAGGAGATGGAGACGCTTATGGCTGTAGCGGAGGCTAACGTCAGGTTGGATAATATAGAGGCGGCTCATGAGATCATTGATCGTGTCGGAGAGCTTCTTGAGATGGCTACTAATTGCGTGGATTGTTGAACATAAAAATATTTAGTCGTGGGTTGTAATACTTGTAAGGAAAAGGCGTTAAAGGCCGAGAGGGAAAGAATTGAGAGAAGCATGATGAATCGTGTTTCTTCCACTGTTATTAGTGATAGGGAATATGCTTCTAGAAGCACCGCTGGTTGTATGGTCATGCTTGATCCGTTGCAGACCATGGAGCGTGATGTGGTTAGTATATATAAACAAGTTCGTACCAAGGGTGGTGGCGTGGGTGTATCTTATCTTAATATGCAGAAGAAGATCCGTGAGTGGATCAAGAACCTGCCATATGGATGCCCGCCTGATGAGGAGGTACAAGAAATGAGAAAGGAGATACTTGATGGGCGCTCAATCTATATCAAACCTTGATAGGATAGATCTATGTAAGGTCGTAGACGAATGGTTATCTTGCCAATGGGGTAGATACATGAGGTATCATAGGTATAGGATCGGGGACAAGCCCGATGTATCCTATTGGGGCAAGATAATTCGTTTACAAAGATCCTTGTGTGATAATGATTGCGGGTTATGCCCGGATGAGGTGAGATCGTTAAAGGAACGTGTTAATAAGTTACTGGCATAATCAAAAATAATATTAATTCCATATAATTTCATTATAGGGTTTTAATATATCCATAAGGATCGGATTATTAGCCTAAGCTTTGAAATAGAGGCTACGTTATTTGAGAATATATAGTTACCTACGGATGTTTATCCAAGTCCGTAGCTCTAAGGTAGGTGATTAAACAGGGATTGTATTTGGGTTCCAGTGTTGCCTGTACAAAACCTTCAATAACATTGGCGATGGGTACTAACAGGGTTTTTACCCTGACTTATGTTGAATAAACATTGAATTAGTTTGTAAAATGGTGTATGTACAAGACATAGATGGTAAACCGATGATGCCAACAACAAGGCATGGTAAGGTTAGGAGGTTGCTTAAAGCAAATAAAGCAACCGTGGTGAATCTTTGTCCGTTTACGATTCAGTTAACTTACAAATCAACCGATCATAAACAACCAGTTACTCTGGGCATTGATGCAGGAGCTAAACATATCGGTTTTTCTGCAACAACTGAAAAAGAAGAGTTATTTGCTTGTGAAACAACCTTGAGAACAGACATTGTAGATTTACTTTCAATGAGACTTCAAAATAGAAGGACAAGAAGATCAAGGCTCAGATATAGAAAGTCGAGATTTAACAACAGAGGTTCCTCTAAAAAGAAAGGATGGGTAGCCCCTTCTGTAAAACAAAGAATCGATTCCCATTTAAACGAAGTGAATGAGATTCATAAAATCCTTCCGATTACTAAAATAGTAATTGAAGTCGCTCAGTTCGATACTCAGAAAATGAAAAACCATGATATTTCAGGAGCTGATTATCAAAACGGAGAACAACTTGGTTTTTGGAATGTCAGGGAGTACGTTTTGTTCAGAGACGGACATAAATGTAGTCATTGTAAAGGAAAGTCGAAAGATCCTGTTTTAAACGTTCATCATTTGGAATCAAGAAAAACAGGAGGGGATTCACCTTCGAATTTAATCACCCTTTGTGAATCGTGTCATAAAGCATTTCATAAAGGAGAAATTGAATTGAAGAAAAAGAGAGGTAAATCACTTCGTGATGCGGCCGTGATGGGGATTATGAAATGGAAATTGTACGAGGAGTTGAAATCCAGATATGACAACGTTTCGATGACTTTCGGTTACATCACGAAACATAATCGGATTAAATATGGGATTGAAAAAAACCATACATCCGATGCGTTTGTCATTTCTAGGAACTTCAATGCGAAACGAATTGAGTATCAATACTTGAAACGTTTAGTTCGTAGGCATAACAGGCAAATACATAAAATGAAAATTTTAAAAGGAGGGAAGAAGAAAAACAATCAAGCTCCTTTTGAGGTTTTCGGATTTAGATTGTTTGATAAAGTATTGTATAACAATGAAATATTCTTTGTTTATGGAAGAAGAAAATCAGGAAATTTCAATATCAGGGATTTCAACGGAGAAAATCCAAAGGATGTTTCACACAAAAAGTTTAAACTCATTAGAGGAAAGAGGCATCCGATTATATTAAAGTAAATAAATATATATAAATAGGTTTAATAGATTTTTTTAATATGATAAAACATAATTGTTCACATATAACCCCGTCCACTTGCGTACCCTACGAGGGCGATCTCCCGGAGTGGTCAAAGTATAAGGACTCTGATGAGTGCGTTATGATCTCTGACGTGATAGAGGAGATATATGACGAGCTTACCCGTATCAGGGAGGCTATAGACGTCCGGGATCTCGGCGAGTCTTGCGTGAAGGTAAGTGGTGATAAGACCGTAGCGAAAGTTCTTTATGCTTTGGAGGATAAGATTTGTAATGGGTAATTAATGTCCTGATTTTAGGATATTAAAAATAGCCAATTGGATTGTGTTTGTCACACCAATTGGCTATTTTTGTATGTCCGCCGACTCTCACGAGGGAGCGGACATAAACTATTTAATTATTAATCTCAAAATTAGACTAAAAAATGAAGACGGTTAATGTTTTGACGAGAAAAATGGGTGATTTTAACGTTTTTCAAAGAACTAGTGATGGTTATTTTGATGCTAACGAATTGTTGAGGCAGTGGAATGCTGTAGAGGGTAATCCGGAAAGAAATTTAAAGAGATTTTTAGAGAGTCCTAAAACAAAGGAGTTTATAGACGCTTTAATAAGTGATTTAAGCCATGGGGCAAAAATGCAGTTACCAGATACACAGGTATTTAAGATTATAAAATCAAAGACGTTGAGAGATGGATCTAAAACTATTGGTAAGGCATGGATGCATCCTTATTTATTTATCAAGTTTGCTATGTGGATAAACCCTAAGTTTGAGGTTCAGGTTATCAGATTTGTTCATGACCAGCTTATAGATTATAGGGATAAGGCCGGTGATGCTTATAAGAGAATGTCTTCTGCTTTGTCTAGGATAATTGAGCCTTCAAGATTAAGGGATAAGATTCAAGATCTGGCGAGATCTGTAAATATTATCATATACGGATTGCATCAAAGCATGATAAGAAATTCCGTAGGCGAAGAGGTCAAGGCTAAGGAATTGATGGAGCTGGAGATTGATATAGCTAAGATGATTGAATTTGGATATATAACCACAGAAGAACAGTTAAGGGATTATCTGTATAAGGTTTTGAGAAGCAAAAAGGCTCTTCCTTTGTGATTTGAATTTTAATTGTATCTTTGTGACAAAGTGAATGACAATGGTATACGGTAACAAAGAAATAGTACGGACGTTCACCAGAGACAACCCACCTGCCGGGTACGTGGGCGGCTCTGTTGACTACCGGGTCCCGGCCGATGTTTATTTTGGCGATACGCAGGAGGAGGCTGATAGTAAGGCTGAGGATGATGTCAATGCCAACGGTCAGGACTACGCCAATACATATGCCGACATAATACCGGCTGTATGGTATAATGATCAGGTATGCGATGAGTTTATCAAGAACAATTGCGTAAGCGGTAAGGGATCCAAGGAGCAGGTATGTATAGAGGAAGGCAGGTTTGTCTCTTACGTATCTAAGAAAGATGCCAATGATAAGGCCAGGGTGGAGCTTGGACGGATCGGGCAGGGAGAGGCCAACTCCGTCGGGGCTTGCTGCGAGGACTGGGCCTCACAGCCTTTTCGTGGCTTGTTTTACAAGAACGATTGTGAGGCTGGCACATCAGGCAAGGAAGGTATTGTATATGAATTACCAGCCGGAGCTGTCATATCCGATATATCCCAGATAGACGCCGATACGTTAGCCTATAGGAAGTTCATGAAAGAAGGTCAGGAGAAGGCTAATGCCGAGGGTAGTTGCTCACCTGTATTCTATAATACTATGATCGGTGATTGGTTCGAGAAGATATGTCCATTCGGATATAAGTCCGGTAAAGTATATTACTCTATCAAAGCCAACAGGTTTAGGTCATGGATATCGGTTGAGGATGCCAACGCCAAAGCCCGTGAGGTTTTGATGGTAGAGGGGCAGGAGTACGCTGATCTTAATCTTGAGTGCGAGAAATGGATTGAGAATATCGATCAAGAAGATCAGTGTTATTGGTAAGAATGCGTTTGTGTTTTCCATAATGTTATATTAGTGTTTTGGAGGGGATTGTGTGTCTCCTCCATTTTTTTGTATATATATCAATGGTGATAAGTTTATATACTGTAATACACTTGCTTATATGTTGAATATATTTTATATTTGCATACCTATCTATTCATCTCGAACCGATAGGTATTATGTTTAATTTAAAATATTGTTCAAAGTTATGAAAAGTCGGGTTGAAATCAAATCTTCTGATAGGAGATTGATGGGCGTTGTTATACCTGCGCTCAGTGATAATGGTTTTGTTAACATCACTTTAGCTATGAGAGTCTTGTCTGATGATAGGCTTAAAAAGGGTTTATCTCCTAAGAAGCTTAATGATATTATTAAGTATGATGGCTTTCAGGAGAAATGCAGGGAAATAATTAGTAGACTAGAAAACAGGGATTTATGTAAGCGGATAAATATCAGCCTACAAAACAAGACCCTAAATCTTAGTGATTTAAACAAAATGGGGTTGGCATGCCGAAAGGGTAAGGGGGATGGCCAAATGTGGTATATGAATCCATATCTTTTCCTCGTGGTGGCTATGGAGATGAGTCCTGAAGTTTGTGCCGATGTCGTAATGTGGTTTGTTGATAATATCGTAGGGGTAAGAAATGCAGCTGGTGACGCTTATATAGAGATGTGCAGCAGTGTATCTTCGCTTATAAGCGATAAGAGCAATTTAAAGGAATCGCTATCAAGGATTGCTAAGGGTATTAATTTCGTTGTTTTCGGTGTGCATGAGGAAGGAATAAGAAATAGAGCCTCCTTCGAGGAGCTAGATATGATAGTATCAATAGAAAGAAATATATCTTATGCTATTAAGGCTGGATATATAAAAGACTATGATGGCGTTATAAACGATTTGGGAAGGCAGTGGAAAGACAGATGGGGTAATCCTGTTCTTAAATTGAAGTCCTGATCTTATCTTGTTGTTATGGTTTATGGGTATAGGGGATGCGAATGACGTGTCCCTTATATTGTTTAATAACGTATGTTGTCTTGTTTCCAAACCAAATAAGTATCTTTGCTAAAAACATTAATATTATTAATATGTGTAATACAGGTGGTTGTTGTCATGATCATTCGAGGGAGCGTCCTAAAGAATGCTGTCATGGCGTTAAGATAGATAGGTTTCTTAACAAATGCCCTGAGGATCCTTGTGATCCTTGCGATAGGGATTGTCAGGACGAGCCTTGTGTTGGCTATGGATGTCCTATAGTTTTATATGATAAATGCGTCTTATACTCAGGTGATGAGTTGGTGGTGGACGGTATAGAGAAAGGTACTGATATCTCTGTCGTTGTAGACTCATTGAGGCGTATTATAGCGTCTAGGGATAAGCAGATAGATTTATACCATCGTGAGGTTCTGGATTTGAAGAGGATTATAAACGAGCTTGTCAACGCCGGTGGTAGCGGCGAGGATAGCGGAACCGAAGAGGAGGTTTGGTGATGAACGGTTGCAACAAAAAACAATACAGACCTACTGTAGACGACACGAAAGTACCGTGCTCTACGTACATGAGTACCGATTGTATTTACCCCGGTGATAAGGTTCGTGTGGAGTCGCTGGGATTGTCCCCTAATTGCGATATGTCTGATGTCCTTAACGCTATGATAAAGGCTATACGGGATAGAGATGCGGAGATATCCGAGTTAAGAAGAATGATCAATAAATTAATTTGATAATATGAGAAATTGTAATCCATGTAAGCCGGAATATAGACCGGGGAACGAATGTAGTATCTACAGTTCCCAGATCATATATGATGGTCAGTCGTTTCCTGAGGCAGATATCAGGAACGGAGATGGCATGAATAACGTAATCGAGTCTCTGGTAAGGAAGCTGGTTGCCGTATCTGGCGCCACGGCGTCCATCCAGCGTGACTCGTTCAAGGGCGTTCAGGCTGTCAGGTTAAGATACGAGCCGTTGAACGTGCTCAGCGTTACCTATTGTGGTACTATCGTCCCTAATGACGGATATGTCGTTTCTGGTAGATCCGTTAAGTTCAAGAAAAGGTATTGCATGGGCGATGAGTTCGCTGATGTTAATATCGTATATACTACATTGAATAGTAATATTTTAAATACTTCATGCTATGGCTAAGAGAGTGTATGATACGGTCTTGGCTTCCGAGTGTGACGGTTGGGTATGTGGTGAGACACTTAAGAAAGGGTCTGTCCCAGCAGATAGGTTGGAGCTTGATTCTTTTTCAGAGGCCGTCAGGGAGCTTATAGAGCGTTTTTTCGAGGAGGGATGGTTGCCGGATATGATCTGTGATCTTGGTTGTGGTGGCGCCAGCGTGTTTGAGATTAAGCCTACTAACTTCGAGTATCCTCCTGAGGGCGGTGAGCAGATTCTGGAGATTATCGTAGGTAAGAGTGATAAATGGACTATAACTCAAGCGGAATGATATGAATAATTTAAAAGATATTCTTGCTAAGATCGAGCAAGGCTCCTCATGGGTGTCCTACGACAAGATTTCCGGTACCGGCCCTGATAAGGTGGCTATTAAAGTAGAGCCGGGATGGATGGGTAGGTTGCCTAGGGAGACTTACGTAGCGGTCGAGAAAGGCAAGGTAACGAAACTCGCTACCATAACCCAGAAGGGTATTGAGCGGGTGAGCGTAGATCCGGCCAATATCATGTTCGACATGGAGGGTGGGACGGCGGTCATCAACGCCAAGCTTAACTCCGCCTCGGTCAAGGCCTCCTGCCTTACCCTTGGTGGTTCGGTAAGTAAATGCTATATGGTGTCTATGAACGTCAACGGGTTATCCGTTAAGATACCTGACGAGGATAGCAGATACGTGGTGTACGCCGATCCTGAGGATCCGGGAGCCACTGACCTGTATGACGCTAGCTTCGTTATAGCCATGCCTAAGAACATGGATAACGAGGAGCATCATGAGATGTTTGTCTTGAATGGCAAGGTTGTTAATATCAATCAACAGCCTAATGATATACCTTATATTATACTTGATCATGACTTTGATAACGTGACTAGTGAGAACGGTCAGGTCGTTATCGATATCAAGTCCAATACCGAGTATGATATTGAACTGGTATGTTGCACTTGTGGCGATGGCAGCGAGGAGCCGGAACCGGAACCACCCTTTAACGTGGATCCGCAAAGGTTGACGCTTAATAAGGATGGTGATACCCAGATCGTGAGGGTAGAGGCCGGAGATAATGTTTCATGGAGAATAGAGGAGGATTGACATGGCAAGGGAAGTAGATAAGAATTGCGTTGAGGGTAATTGCTTTGCCATTAACGACAAGAGCCATGGGGTAGGCGATAATAAGCTTAACATCGTATACAAGGCTAATTACACCGGTCAGATCTGTACGGCTAAGTTCCGTATAACGTCAAAGGATGGTAGTGTTGTTAAGGAGTATATGATAGCCCAAGATGCCAAGCCCGTTTATTATAATATCAAGATGGTTCAGCCGTTTACCAAGGATGACTGTCTAGCCAACCAGCACGGTTCGGTTGTCTTGTATGTGGTTGAGGAACGGACGTACAAGTCGTTTATCTCACAGGAGGACGCTGACGCTAAGGCTATGGAGGATATAGCTCTTAACGGACAGAAGTACGCTAATGAGCATGGTGAGTGTATAACTGACATCTGGTATAACGAGGAGCAAAGGAAAACCTTTATCCGTAACAATTGTGATAAGTTTAGTGACGGTCAGGAATATGTTTACATCGTTCCTGAGGGTAAGTACGTGTCTTCTATCTCTCAAGAGGACGCCGACAGGAAGGCTCTTGAGGATATTGAAAAGAATGGTCAACAACAAGCTAATCTGGAAGGTGAGTGTAAGCCTAAGGAGAATATCTATTATGGTAAGTTTAGCAAGACCTTTACCCGTAACAATTGTGACTCCACTCAATACGGAACGGAGGTTGTTGTTAACGAGACTATGGTAGAAGGCGACTTCAGGTCTATCGTCTCTCAGGAGGAGGCTAATAAGTTAGCCCAAGCCGCTGTAGAGGCTCAGGGTCAGGATATAGCTAATATCAAGGGTAATTGTGAGAAGATACCGGTATTTACCGGATCGTATTCTAAGGTATTCCAGAGAACTAATTGTCCTGAAGGTTCTACGCCTGTTGACTTTACCGTGGATGAGAAGATGTGTACCGGCTATCCGTTCACTTCTACAGTATCACAGGATGCCGCCAATAAGCTGGCGCAGGACGCTGTTGAGGCGCAAGGTCAGGCTATCACCAATGAGCGTGGCGATTGTCAGACTAACGTCTACTATAACGTTAGGATGGAGAAGACAGTCACGAGAAATAATTGTGATGAGTTCCATATCGGTCAACCTTATACTTATGTTGTAGCCGCTGGTAAGTACTTCTCTATTATCTCTCAGGAGGATGCTGACAATAAGGCTAAGGCCGATCTTGAGGCTAACGCCCAGCAACAAGCCAACCTAGAAGGTGAGTGTAAGGAGAAGACGATCTACTACGGTAGGTATAATAAGGAGTTCACTCGTAATAACTGTGATGAGACCCAATACGGCACCAAGGTTGTCGTGGATGAGACTATGGTGACAGGAGATTTCAGGTCTACCGTATCTCAGGAAGACGCCAACAATAAGGCTAAGGCCGCCGTCGAGGCTCAAGGTCAGGATGTGGCTAACGTGAAAGGTAAGTGCGAGAAGGTGCCTGTATATACCGGTACTTATACACGTACGTTTACCCGTAACAATTGTGGTACTGGAACTGGTGGTACTTATACGGTAAATGATAGGATGGTTGACGGTTATCCGTTCACGTCTACCGTATCTCAGGAGGATGCCAATAACAAGGCCAAGGCTGCCGTTGACGCCCAAGGACAGGCCCTTGCCAATATCCACGCCCTTTGTACGTACACCGGCCGTGCTTCCTTGGGATTCACGAGAAACAACTGTGGTGAGTGTAAGATCGGATCTAAGGTGACAATCACCCAAGATATGGTAGAAGGACACCCATTCCAGTCTAACGACTCCCAGACCGCCGCTGACGCTATGGCTATGACCGCCGTACAGACTCAAGGACAGGCTTTGGCTAATACCAAGGGTACTTGTTCTGACGCTACTATGTATACCGGTAAGGCTAGCTTCGAGTTCACGAAGAGCAATTGTGGCGCTAATCAGGTAGGAGATCCGTTCACCGTGACACAAGATATGGTGGAAGGTCATCCGTTCCAGTCTTGCGTATCACAGGATGAGGCTAACTTAGTCGCTATGGCCGCTGTCATGAATCAAGGTCAGAAGATCGCCGATGAGCGTGGTACTTGCCATGAGGCTCCTAAGTACACCGGTCATTATAGCGAGGCGTTTGAGAAGAATAATTGTCCGTCTGGTCTTATCCCGTCTTCAGTTACCGTTACTGAGGCTGACGTGACCGGAGGTCCGTTCTACTCATACGAGAGCCAGTTCGCCGCCGATGAGCTTGCCAAGGCCGCTGTTAAGGCGCAAGGTCAGGCTATAGCCAACGATCGTGGTACTTGTGATGAGTTGAAGATATATGTCGGTAATTATAGTAAGGAGTTCACTCCTAAGTGTCCTACTTGCCAGTACGCTGATCCTATTACCGTAACCCCGGATCTTATGGGACAGTTCTTTACCTCTACCCGTTCACAAGAGGAGGCTGACGCTTTGGCTAAGGCCTACATTGATAGGATGGGTCAGGCGTTCGTTAACAAGAATTATGATGACACGTGCCATACTAAGGATGAGCAACCGGTTTGGGAGACTATCGAAACCGTATGTAAGGACTGTATCTCTCAATTACATCAACGTAACACCAATACCTGTTATACTGATCCTGATAATCAAGAGCGGTATATAGCTGGTGGTAATAATACATGTTTCTGGTTTGGTACGGCATCCAAGGCCTTTACCCGTCAATGTGCGGATGGTGGAGTTGGAAGCTCTGTTACCGTAACTCAGAATGATGTTACGGATCCGGCTCCTAGCTCTGACGGCAAGTTCAAATCATGTGTATCTCAGGCTGACGCTAACGCCAAGGCATTGGCCGCCGTGAACTCTCAGGGTCAGGCCGTGGCTAACTCGAAGGGTACTTGTACTTGGACAGGAAGCTATACTGGACAGGTTCAGAAGAACAATTGCGCTGATGGCGGCGTAGGAGACATGGTATCCGTAAGTAGCAGCAAGCTTCCGGGACACCCGTACACCTCCACCGTTTCCTTGGCTGACGCCAACAAGAAGGCTGAGAACGCGGTTCGTGGATCTGATGGTCAGGCTTACGCCAATAAGAACGGAGGATGTACATGGACTTACGTGGCAAGCCGTGACTTCTATAAGAACAACTGCGCCGAAGGCGGGGTAGGCCAGAGGATTACCGTGACCTCCACGCAGGTTAACGGCGGTAAGGCCATCACCAGCAAGGTTTCTTTGGCGGATGCCAGAAGCAAGGCCGAGCAGATCTTAGACCAGAAGGGACAGGATTACGCTAACCAACATGGAACTTGTGTATGGACCGGTACCGGAAGTTATACTTTCTACAAGGATAATTGCGGTTCTTGTAGACAAGGTGTGGCTATATCAGTTCCTTATAGCTCATTAGGATTAGACCCTATAACATCAACGGTTTCTCAGGCTGACGCCAACAGCAAGGTTCAAGACGCTTTCAGGAATGACTCGGCTACCAGAACCGCCGCCCAAGCTTACGCTAATAAGAACGGAGATTGCGAGGATACTCCTCCTAATTGGAGTGGTTGGAGCTATGATGGCGGAAACTATTGCTCAGGTGGTGATGTTTGGGCTAGATATAGAAGGACTGATAGCACTGGATGTCACTCTGACGAGACTGAGAACAGGTTGCATGAGTCTTGCGATTGTGGATGTTCAGGTGGTTCTTGTGATAGCTGTTGTGATCCTAATTCTTGGAGTAGAATAGGAGAGGCTGAGTGTAGATCTGGCGAAAGTGTAGCTTTATATAGAAATGATTGTGGAAGAGAGGAATATCTAAGCTATGGATCTGCTTGCTGTAATACGATCGGTTTCCAAGGAGGATCTGCTACTAGTAGGAATTGCCCATCTGATAGACCTTGTGGAGTAACGATCTCCTATCCGGGTGTACCTTCTGGATCTATATGCGCTTCTAGCACGTCTTCTGCCAACGCTCAGGCTAGCGATAAGATAGAGAGTCTTAGATCTCAAGCTCAGGCATTAGCGGATGCGGGTTGCAGTGGAAGAGTATGTAATGATTATGTAGAGGCTACTGCTACCAAGCAAGGTTGTCCGTCAGGATGTACGGCTCCGAAGGCTTCCGCTTACTGGGTTTCTGGCGGAAACAATGGCGCTTGGTGTGAGTGTAACGGTGATAAGGCCGCACTTACCGCCGCGGCACAGGCTGACGCACAGAGACTAGCGCAGGAAAAAGCCAACGCTATGGAATGCGATTGCCCCAAAACATGGAGCGCCAACGCTATGCTGAGCGGTGATCCTTGTAATGGCCTGTCTGGTTCTACATCCACCTTAAGGTGCTCCTATGAAGTGTCTTACAATAATCAATGTGGATCATCTAAATCAATAACTGTAACTGTTACTGGTAGGAATGATCATGGACAAACCGTTACGGCTGGAAGTACTACCGTAAGTATACCTACTGGGTCTGGTAAAAAAACCGGTGTCATAGGTTTTGATTCAGGAGTACAATGTGGATCCATAAGTGTTTCTGGGGGAGGATCTGGGAACTGTTAAGATTCTGATGTATAACAAAAAAAAGGAGAGGCTAATAAGTCTCTCCTTTTTATTAAAAACCATAACAGCAGTGATTGTCAACAATTACCTGAATCATGACCAGAGATTGTTACATCTCCACATACCACTTCTCGGCTAAAATATACACTTCCACTCTTGGTTCCGGATCCTGCGGGAATTGTAAAGCTAGCGCTATTGACCTGCTCTTCTCCGTTTTGTGTATATCCTATACCACTCACAGAACCAGATATAGATCTACCACATTGATTATTATACGTAATCGTAAATCCTCTTGATGTGACAAGTTGCTCATGACTCATGCAATCATTATTCATAGATACAGACCATGACCACGTCTTCTGCTCCGGGCAATCGCATTCCATAGCGTTGGCTTTTTCCTGCGCTAGTCTCTGTGCGTCAGCCTGTGCCGCGGCGGTAAGTTGGTAGTTTCATCAACCTCTTTTATTCTATTTTCGATAGAAATGACTAATATTGTATCACTAACATTAAAAAAAAGTAAGACTATGACATGTACTAAGAAAAAGAAGATGGCAGAAGGAGGCAAAGTCTCCGAGAAAAAGAAACCTCAAATGAAATGTGGAGGCAAGGTTAAGAAAAAGAAGTAACAACAGGAGGGGTATATCCCCTCCTCAGTATTTAGCATATGAAAAATTCAGAATTTGTATCTAGGATCATGAATGACATGAACTCCATTAACAAGGACGCTCATGTCAGTAGGAGGTGGATATTATCCATAGGCAGACAAAAAGCAAGGTCTTATATAGCCCAGAAATACGCTGACGGTACTTTGTTCGGCGAGGAATCGTTATACACCCATATCAATTGCCTGGAGATGGAGAGAGTTCGGAAGGTTGATTGCTGTTTTGATGAGTTCAAGTTATGCCGGATTCTTATGAGATCTAAGAAAAGGTTGCCCGATATGATATATACCCGTATAGGACCGGCTATTATAAAGGTATCGAACATCATGGATGATATCATATTCACTCCTATATCGTTAAGAAAATACGCTAATAATAAGGAACGTAAATATGGTAATATAGATCAATATTATTATTACGTCAATGATGGATATATCTATATACCTGATATAAATATAGAGGCTATAAACGTGGATCTTATAACCCTTGACAGGAAAGCGGCGCTAGAGCTAGGGGGATGTGGAACGGAAAAAGATGATCCATGTATATCTCAATGGGATTATGATTTCATATGCCCTGATAAGTTACTGGAATATGTGGTATCTGAGACGTTAAGAGAGACGATAACCAAATTGCAGATCCCCACGGACGAGAATCCGGATATGGATATTAACAAGAAAACTCAAAAGATTCAGTGATGATAAATATAATAAGGTCAATAATTAATTTCTTCGGTTTCAATGATGCCATAGTTGATGGTATAGGCGAAAGAGGAATGAGGGATAGCTCAATCATAAGATATAACGAGATACATGATATGTATGATAAAATTATAAAGGATTTAGGAGATGTATCAGCATACGTATCCAAGGGTTATATCTATGATAAGATAAAGGAAAGAACAGGATTAAGCACCAGACATATTAGTAGGATATTGAATCACACTAAGAAGAAGGATCTTAGATTCGTATAGCATATTTACCGCCGCAGCCCTAGAGAACCTGAAACAGTTATGTCAGGAAAGAGCCAATGCGATGGAGTGCGATTGCCCCAAAACATGGAGCGCTAGTCTCTGTGCGTCAGCCTGTGCCGCGGCGGTAAGTGCGGCCTTATCACCGTTACACTCACACCAAAAGTCATCTAAATATTACTCGAATTAGGATAGAATTGTTATATTTGTGGCATGAAAGTTAAGTCGTTTAAAATACTTGATCAATACTTTCTTCGGTTCTACAGGTCTATTATGTCTAAGAACGGAAAGAGGAGGAAGCATACGATCGTGGAGAAGAATGATATTCTTGAATGTCAGTCGTTGATCTGGAAGGTCATACGTGATAAGTACTTAGATAATGAGGGCGGGGTTTATATAAATAACATCGGTTATCTATGTCATAAGATTAATCCCAGCCGTAAGATATATCTGAATAAACTTACCGGGACTATAAACAGGCGTGGGACAGGTGGATATTCTTACGTCCATACGTGTATGGATTTTATGCCGAGGAATAAGTATTTTCATTTATATATCTCTCCAGCATTAAACAAGGAGTGTAGGATGGCTATGGAGTCTGGAAGGAGATATAAGTTCTTGTACCGGGAAGTTGAATCGGAAAGTAAGGTATTTGGAGTTAAATGGGTTTATAAACTGTAGAAGTTTTTGTGATCCAGTTAGCTCGTGAGGGTAGACTGGATTTTTTTTGTATCACGGATTCAAATACATATCTTTGTGCAAAAGACTTAAATATGACGATAAAGGGCTTATTGGCCGAGATCAAGGCCGATTTACATAAATACGATGATAGCGGGGCTATAGATACCTCATCTGTTTATAGGTGGGCTGAGATCGCTTTAAAAAGGTTTGGGGGTGTTATAGCCATCATGTCCGAGGCGGTTATCAAGACCAGTAACAAGCAGGCGGTATTACCATCTGATTTCTTCGACATGCTTGACGCTTACAGGTGTGAGCCTCTGGTTTGCGAGATCCCTGGCGGCGATAAGGTTAAGGCTGACCTTCAACACGAGATCGGCTGGGTTGAGCGCACGGAGCGCGGGTTTCGTTGGAACTCCTGCACCGAGTGTTGTAAGGAAGAGTTTGAGAAGACGATCACGGAGAAGATTTATATCGGATCCCATGAGGTTCGTTTCCATTACCATCATCCAGTAAGGTTATCTATAGGTCGTGGATTGAGGCGTGATTGCGCTGCTGATAAGTATCGGGATAAATACGCTTGGGATAATTATGATATAACTATATCCGGCAATACTATGTATACCGGCTTTGACGGATTTATTTATATCGTATACAGAGCTACTCCTAAGGATGAGGATGGTCTACCATATATACCTGAGACGGATTTAGGTTATCTTGAGGATTATGTCGAGACGTATATCAAGATGAAGATCTTCGAGAACGCTGCCGTGAATGGCTTGATACAAGGCGCTGGTGAAGCTTATAAGCTATACGCCCAACAAGAGCCGGGTAAGTTCGCTAGGGCTATGAAGGAGCTTAAGATGTCGATGATCACGTTAAATGATTATCGGGAACTGGCTGAGGATAATAGGAGAAGGATGCTGTCTCATGAGCGTATGTGGCCCAACGCTTTTGATAAGTATATTAAACTTATTTAACAAAATACGATGATATGGCTGATTGGATACATTTAGATAAGACAAGTGGTACCGGCCCTGCTGAGGTTAGGGTTACCGCTGATATCAATGAGACTGGAGAGATACGTCAGGCTACGTACAAGGTTATAAAAGAAGGCACCAAGGAGGAGAAGACGTTCGTGTGCAGGCAGGAGTCGGTTCCGGTGGTGATCATCCCTGAGTTCGATTTCCTTGTGCTTAGGTATATTTGGGCTGACGAGGACGGCATTGACTTCGACACGGCAACCGGTTTCGACAACACCGGCCTCCCGGACGTGGACGGTAAGCTGGTTGGTTGGAGTAAACAAAACCAGACCACGCAGGAGCGGGTAGGTGATTATCTTATCCACGGTGGTGATAACATGGAATCAGGTAATGAGGCCGCCTTGATTCAGATGGGACCGTTGTTGGATGGCGATAATTACGATAAATTACCTCTTGAGATCAGATGCAGTATATACGGTAACTGGTATGGTGGTCGTGAGAAAGGTAATGTCACTATCAAATTCACGGCCTATAAGGGCGGAACGATGGAGAAACGTGGATATGATTTTGTCAATATAGGAGGTGAGGAGGTTTATACCGGTGATGCCCCTACTAACGTATCCGCTCACGGCGAGGATAATTGGCAAAATATAAAGACCTTGTATTCTAAGGTAGGCACGATGATTTATAACAAGGAATCTCGTGACTGTATTGTAAGAATAGGCGAATAGATTTTTCTTCATGATATAAACACATCGGCTCTCTTGTCCGTGAGGATAGGAGAGTTTTTTTATTTTTTTTTAGTCCTTCACTTATGACATATTTGATCTTCTATTGCACAGGAATAATCTAGCTTTGCCGAAAACTAATATTATGATCGCATTAAATGATGTCAATAACGAACTCCATGTCCGGTTATATATACTGGAGGTGCTTAAGGATTATATAAGAGATGATGATTTCGATGGTCTTGTAGATAAGGCGTTGGATTTTGTCATGGAAGGCGTTTCTATGCCTAAGGCTCCGGCCAAGGATACTACCATGAGTGACATATCAAAGAGCGTTTTGGCTTTGGTAGCGGGTGCTGGATTAGATGATAGGCTAAGCAAAAGCTCTTTAGAGTTAGCTTACGATAGGTGTAAGATGAGGTATGTATTCGATCCTCGAAATCGGGATATGCACGGTGTAGTCGTAGGTTATTCCAATGACTTTAATAGTCTGGTCGCTGTGTGTGATGAGGGATCGAAGAAAGGGGTGGACAAAGGATCTACTGATTTTGTGGACGTCAATGAGAGATACGTGACTAACGGGTTCTTCTACATATCCGTAGAGGACGCCGACAAGCAATCAAGCTACATGGGGAAAAATCCATAATTATTATGTTTTTGTATTTTCATTAAGGGTAAACGTTGCAAAGTGTTTAGTCTTCCTCCTGACTTGTGAAAGTTAGGGGGATTTTTTTTATATTCGCGTGATTTGAATATTTTCGCATAATACGTATGGTTTTTACTTAGATCCGGCGTGTAAGTGATTATCCGTCGGATTTGTTATCTTTGCGAAAAACATAACATCGTGCAGAACAATTCTAACATAGCGGTTCCCGACTCCGGGATGAACAGGGATAAGCATCCACAGGATCTATCCCCGTCTGAGTACAGCTTTGCCTTGAACGCTACCATAGAGGGTGACGATGGAAGCCAGCTTAAGATCCAGAACGAGCCTAGTACCCTTTTATGTAAGCGATTTGATGGCTATAAGGTTATTGGGTATAAGAATGACATAGCTGGTGATAATACTTATTTCTTTCTATCTAATCCGGATGATAATACGTCTAAGATCACATTCATGCGGTCATTGGATTATATCAAGACCGTGGAGGATCAGCTAGCTGGATCGGGGAAGGACATCCATCGTATCCTTGGCGAGAGGCTTGAGGAGTCGGATGGTCGTTTTGATGAGATATGTGATTTGATGGAGGTCCTGATAGAGGACTGGGTTGATGACCCTTGTCTTAATTTCTCCATTCATCATCCGATCTTCGATATAGAGATCAAGGACGAGAAATGCGGGAAGGTGATATACTGGACCGATGGATATAATCCTCAGCGATATGTTATGGTCGATAAGGCCCTTAACCCGGATGATGATGGTGACTTTTGGTATCATTACCATGGGTATAAGACATGTGGGGATGACAAACCAATAGAGAGGTGTAGGCTGGCCTGCGAGAAGCTGCTGGTGTTCCCGTTGCTGACGGTCCCGTGCGTGGAGCCCGAGGTCGTGGAGTTCGGGGGGAGCCTGCGTGCCGGGACCTACCAGTTCTGCGTGGCGTTGTGCGATGAGTTCGGGATTGAGAAGACTGGATATTGCTCATTGACCAACCCAATCATGTTATTCGATCGTCAAGATATGGTTATCCGCGATGGTTTATGGGGTAAGTCAACCAACATGGGTATCCGCCTTACCGTGTCTAATATAGATAAGCAGGTATCTCATTATAAGATAGGTGTTATACAGAATACGGTTGGGTTTAATGGTGAGCAAAGCCCGGTTCTTGAGTATTTCATAGAAGGTATACATCCGATAACGGAAAGGACTATCTATTATCTTACGGATCAATATAGCGAGCGTACGACCATGGAGAAGTTATCCAAGGAAATACCGGTATATAAGACAGCCAGAGGCATGACGTCTGTCGGGAATCGTCTTCTTCAATACGGATTGACCGTGGAGAATGAATGGAATCTTCAACCGGTCGTTAATTTCTTGGGTCATTTCGTTAAATGGCAGACATCGATAGCCACGGAGAATCTGTATAAAGACGGTGTGGCTTGCTCTAAATACGCCTCTTTCATGCGTGACGAGGTATATCCGTTGGGTATAAGATTCTTTACCAATACAGGATACAGGACGGCTAGATTCCCGCTTATCCCTCGTCCGGCCACAAGGGAGGAGATGGAGGTTATCGTTGATGAGGACGGTAACTCTGACGACCTGTCGGCTGCGTCGGTGCTGGAGAACAACCCGCAGTGCGCGGGGAACAGCCGCCGTCATCTTTGGCAGTTTAAGAATACGGCAAAGATCATAAACGACCCATCTTGGGGATTTGATGATTTTGGAGGAGAATGTAAGAATCAGTTAGATGTCAAGCAGCTCAGATATGTAGAGCAGGAATATGCCACGGTAGGAGAGACCCAATTCGTTATCAATACGATGGGGGAAGATGTTACGGTAGATGATGCTATTGATTATATCGCTGATAATATAGAGAACCTGTGTGATATCATAGAATCTAATGTAGGTATTACTGACGAGTTATGCGCTGCTATATCATTGCCGGAGGATCAAGACGGTATAAAGGCTCCCGATTTCCCTAGTGGATGTGATGATATCGAGAGGATAGAGACCAGGACTATATTGGATAAAAACTCTTTGGTGGATTCTAGGATTGATTTTACGTATAAGCTGGCTAGTGATTACGTGGAGACCGAACCTACGACATTAATACAAAGTAACGCCGAGTCACAAAGGAAATTCTCTGTATTGTGTGATTTCGATAATTACTCCAGTGGAGGTAAGAATATCATAGATCTGGTTCAGGAATGGCTGGATGGTCAGGATGAGGATAAATTCCCGTCTGATATAGACTCCTCCGCCTTGGTCTTGTGTCAGGATATGTCTAATGTCCGGCAGTTATATGATGAGGGTATATGTACTAATGGGTGCTCGGTAGGTGATCCTCATGTGAATCCTACTATTAACGATGTTCAACTTCCTACATTCCAAGGGAGTAGGTCATTGGGTAAGTGCACATATTTGTATCAATATCCCGGATGGGAAGGAAATAAGCATACGGAAACGATGCTTGGTCAGTTAATGGATACGATGGAGGCTTATTTCCCCCAATATGAGAGTCAGTTTGGTATCGAGAACGCCATGTGTCTTTTTGGCGATGGTGATAATTCTAAGTTCAATACTGGTATAACTACTGACTGGGAAGGTCGTGTGTCTGTGCAGAATGATATTGACGCCAAGACCAATTGGTTCGGTAGAAGCAACTTGACTTATTTCAAGTTCTATCCACATGTATCCTCATACGCCAGATGGGTGGAGTTGGATTACGAGAAATACATAAGTGGTTTATCCGATCCTGATAACGGTATTATGTATATAGAGATGATGGGTAACTATAATTATCCGATCGGCGACTCATCATCATACAATAAGGTTCGTATAACGTTTTTCTCGGACAAGGAAGGTACCGTGGCTCCTAATCCTTTGGCTAATGATGCCAAGAAAGGTGTTATAGTGAATTACGTGGATCATAAGATATTTATGATGCCAAAGTACTTGTTCTGGAATGATGACAAGACTACTTTCCATAAGATATATGTTTGCATCGAGCCTGCGGTATGCGTGTTCTTCACCGGTTTCGCCATGAGGCAGGATATGAAGGAGCTTGCCGGATTCTATACGGCCGGCACCGCCATCTTCCCCGCCCCGTTCTGTTTTGGCATTCGGCCACTGGAGGTGAAATACGTATTCTTCTTTACGAAAGAATTGAAATTAAGAAGATTTGTTACCTATGAGGCGAAATGTATCTCATGTGGAGATAAACCCGCTGATTGCGCTCCCAGACCATATCAGTACGGTGATTTCGGATATTGGGAGTCTGCCAATAAGTATCCGGCTAATTTTGAGTTGTATGATTCAAGCAAGATCGGGATATCATCGGGAGGATCAAAGAGGAAGGATATAATAGATTCTTTGACGAAATACTATGGGTCTCCTAAATCAGTTGGGGGTAAGTCTTATTTCACCGGTAATGGGGATAACGCTGAGTACCCCAATACGTCAACCACGTTTTGTCAGAGACCTATACGTCATTACAAGTTTCCGGATAACTCTGTCGCTCCTTTCATGGGTAATCCGTCTCAACTGACCGGTCAATATGGAGTTGACTCCTATATTTATCCTATGGGGGTGATGCTTGATGACGATATCGTTAATGAGTTTTTGGATATAGCGGTAGAGAACGGTCTTATAGATAAGGCTAGAAGGGATTCTATAATAGGATATGAGTTGTATAGGGGCGATAGGACGTTGGATAAGAGCGTTATCGGGACCGGTCTGGCTTATGATATGTTTAAGTACGATGATCCCGACGGATCGGCTAACCTTTATCCTAATTACCCTTACAACGATTTGTCTGATGATATGTATATCTATAAGGATATTAATCGTGAGAAATTTATAACGCATCCGTTTAACAGGAAGGGTAATATCTGGTATTCATTCTTAAGTCCTGATATTGCCTTTAACAAGCCTGACGCTCCCACCGAGTGCCTTGTTGATGGTTATCAATTAGGTAAATCCTCCGGTATATTCAGGGAGGTGGAGGATCACCCTAAATGGACGATATTAGGGAGTAAGGCTTACAGTATGGCAACGTCATTGGCTACGGTGGAGGCTATGGCTAATTTAATATCCGCTATAGCTGAGTATACATATCAGTCGGCTTCACAGCAATATGTCGGTGGAGGTGTGTTCTTTTTAGCCAACCCTGTCGGCATAGCGCTGACGGCTATCCGTCTGGCTACAGGTATCGCCAAGGCCACAGCCCAGTCCGTGGTGGATATAGGCAAGTATAGGTATCAGTGGTTAACGGCATTGATAGATAGGGGACCTAGACGGAACTATGCTTATTATTATACTTCTGTCGCTCATTATAATTTATTTTACCAAAAAATAGGGGCGTCGGAGCTACGTGGATTGTCAACGGCTAAATATATCAAGAGCGGGTTATATCCGGTAACAGATATCTCTTCGCAAGGGGAGACCGTAGGCGGTAAGCCTATTATCATAAACAACCTCGATCGTGAGCATTCATTGTTCATGTCATTTGGTATGGATAAGTATATGCTTGAATATCCGGAGTTGGTTTCAAGTTACGATACCAGCCGTATTCAGGATGAGTGTAATATTCGTAACGATGAGGTGGCTGGTATGACGCCTCATTTTATGACACGTGAATCTTTCGTATCCTGCCCCTATATGAGGATAAAGAAATATTCTCCGGCTCAATACGGGCAGATAGAGGATATCAGGTGGGTATCGTTAGGTGGTTGCGGGTTGATGGATAAGGATAAGCGTAAACCTGTTTTTGGAGGTGATGTATTTATATCAAGATTCTCGCTTAAGAGGAAGATGCCTATGTTTTATTTGACTCAGTTTGGTCAGGGGGACATGATACCATTCCCTTATTACGATTATCGAAACATCGGGTATCCCCGTTATTTCGTCAATTACGATACTGGGGAGGATTATCTTAACAAGACCGATACGGATACCGGATCGCTATACTCTTTCCCTAGCCGGAAGAGCGCTTATGAGATGGTTTGCAAGACCGGAGATATGTATCTTAGCGGTCGTTTCTTCCTATATTTCTATGGCATACCTCAGTTTCTTGTGGAGTCTGAGATCAATTGCAATTTCCGTATAGCCGGCCCTGAGCCTTACGAGGGGTTCTATCCGGAGGTGGGGGATTATATATCATGGACTCAGGAGCGTAATGTCCCTATATCAAGGGGTAATGTGTTTAAGATGAGTCCTGTGTATAAGAATCGATTTACGTTAGGTGGCAGGTCATTACCAGAGACGTATGATAGCAATTTTTGGGACTGCGCTTACCAAAGACCCAACGGCGTCATATGGAGCACCGCCGACGTGTCGGAGAACGGCATGACCGATCCTTGGCTGTCGTACAAGCCTATGGATTACCATGAGTTCAAGACCTCGTTCGGAAAGCTTATAAGCATGAAGGGAATAGAGTCGGATCAAATACTAGCTCGCTTCGAGAATCAGGTAGGACTATATAACGCTATAGACGTGCTGGCAGAAAGAATATCCCCGGAGAATAGCGAGCTAGGGACAGGTGGGCTTTTCGCCTCTCGTGGCATTGAGTATAATAATACGACGTTAGGATATTCCGGGACCCAGAGTCGGGATATGATCAGTTGCGAGTTTGGGCATTTTTGGGTCGATTTAAGGCGTGGCCAGGTGTTTAAGGTAGATTCTAATGGTAGGAATCTTACGGAGGTCACACCGGGGCTTAGAAACTGGTTTAAGGAGCATCTTCAGATGAAGATCATCCGTAGCCGGATATATAACGCTGATACGGACGCTGAGTTGTCTTATTATGATATCGATAACAAGTTCTTTGGTATAGGGTTGTCCATGGGTTGGGATAATAGGTTTAAGAGGGTTCTGATAACCAAGAAAGATTATATACCGGTAGGGAATCCGAGCGAGTACCAATTCCGTGGCGGCCGGTTCTACAGGAACGGACAGGCGGTGGAGTTGCAGGACGCCAGCCATTTCACGGACGTCTCCTTTACCGTTGGATATAACTGCCTGAAGGGTGAGTGGAAATCATATTTGTCCTACACCCCTGATTATTATATCGAGCATCAGCATTATTTTCAGTCTGGTAAGAACTACTCTAGCGATAGTAGGGAGGTAGGATTATGGTCGCATGGTTTGACTAATCAATCATATCAAGTATTTTACGGTAAGCTATATCCGTTTGTTATAGAGGTTCCGGTACGTGAGCAGTATGTGAATAAGATCCTCACGAACTACCAATATCGGATGGATGCCAGAAGGTATCAGGATGAGGTTAATTATCAAGTTCTTAGGACTACAGGATTCAACAAGGCATGGTTCTATAATGATACCAACAACAGCGGTGAGCTTCGGATGGTTATCGCCGACAAGAACGATATGAGCCAGCGGTTAAGGTATCCTGTAACCAATGACGATAGCCGTGAGATACTGGTGACGGAGGTTGATCAGAAGATAAATATAAATGACTATTTTAACGAGGTCAAAGACGATACTAATAACCTCCCGGTATGGATCAAGGACGTGAATGACATTGACCGGAAGATCGACCCTAGGGCTGTCGATTATCATCGGAGGTGGCGTGATCGTCTTCGTGGCGATTGGTTCTTGGCTAGGTTCGTGAATGACATTGAGAGCAGGTTCAAGATGATAGTTCGTTGGTTTAGCAATGAGGAGAAAGTTTATTGATTTATTAATCTATAGGGGGGGGGTATTTTGCCTCCTCTCCCTTGTATATTAAAAACGACATGGAAGATTTTATTGGTAAGTACAATGGTAATCAAATAGACAGTAGACTTGATAAGGTCAAGGATATGGTTGGCGCCACGGCGTCCGGGGCTGGCGCTGCGGGATTGGTGCCGGCTCCCGCAGCGGAGAAGCGTACAGCCTTTCTTCGTGGTGACGGCACATGGCAGGATATAGATGTTCATGAGCCGGGCTTCTTGGGCGATAATCTCGATAGCGAGGATGATTTTAGAACTATATTATTTAATTTGGGCTTTGATAAGGAATTTACCCTTACCAAAGCGAAATATGATATAATAGCTTCTAAATGTGAGGTTGATATACCAATTCAATATCTTTTATCCGGAGCATCATCGACGTATGGGGTTGGGGACTTGATATTAATTAAGGATTCATCCGGGAATATTCAAGCCATGTTGCGCTCTGGATGCAATACGGGAGCTGGGGTCATTGTATCTTATTATGTAATGATCAATATATCCAGCGACCTTACCCATACGTCCATTGTCACCAGTCATACCGTACAATCGGTATCTAACCAAACTAAGGACATATCCTTAACGATTGGTGGTGACCCAGTCGGAGATAACAGGAGCATCAACTTCTCTACGGCCGGTACAGGGACCAAGGCTTTGATGGATAATGGGAAATATAAGGAGGTGCAAGCTAGGGGTGATATCGAGAACGCGTTTTTAGATACTGTTTTTCATCTAGCGTCTAATCAACCTTCTACTTTAACCCAAGATCAGTATAATACTATAAAATTGTTGTTTGGTAGTAACCCTACGTCTAATATCAGGATGATAAAACCTAGCGATTCTTTTGTGGAATTGGTAGGTGAATTTCTTATCAATGATTTGATGGTTTTTAATGATCAAAGGAATGATTGTATCACTATTTACATCAGCGGTTCAAATACCATTCTTGGTATGGGACTTATGGATATATCTATTTCTGTTTATCCTAATCTAAGTGTCGGATATATTCATTCTAATTCAAATGTTGCTGCATCAAATGATTCCGAGATAGTTCTTGTAAATTCTTTTAAAAATACTGAAGAGGATATAGATTTTGATAATCAACTTCATCTTAAGATGAAAGGTAAGGGTGATAAGGCCTTGATGGATGATGGAACTTATAAGGAGATAGGTTCTTCTGGAGTGGATATATCAAGTTATATTTTAGAAGGAATTGATTTTAAGAAAAATACTACCAAGGAAGGTTTTGACAAGATAAAAAGCTGTGTTATTAATAAACAGCATATGTATCTGTATTTTTATAATGCTGTGGGTGGTGATGAGGCTTCTTTCTATGCCGATGTTATCGCTGGTGTTTTATATGGAAATTTAAATTTGTGTGTATATGATTTTGGTAGTTCGAAGATTGTCAATATTGATATAAACTTACAAGATTATAGCATAACTGTTAATACGCAATGATATGGTGAAAAATAGATCTGCTGTTAGTAAATCAGGCAAGTGCCCTAAATCGGGGTGCATCAAGAAAGTAGGAAGTGATTGGAGGGTGGTTAGTAACAAAACTGGAAAGTTATGGCCGGCGAAGTATAAGTCGAGGGATTTGGCCAAGAAAGCTCTGGCGGCTTATCATATGCATTGAGGGTGTAGGAGGGTAGGTGATATGAATCATGTACCCGCCTATTGTTTTATCCTGCATCCGATTATGTATATCTTTGTAGAAAACGTGATTTATGGCTAAGAAAGATAAGAAAGAGGAAATCCCTTCATGGATAAAGGATTTGTATAAGGAAGATCTTGATCGTGTTGTAAGAGGTGAGCGTCCCATGTATTTTAGGGGTATGAATGATGATCCTTTAAAGAACGTATCCCCGGAGTTTGATATCCTTAGTGGAGGAGCTGCTGTTAAGGGTATGAATGGGATAAGAGGTGCGTTGTCCCCGTTGAATAATGGCATGGGTAATTATAATTTCAGTATCAGGGGTATAAATAAGAAGATCGGTGAGTTGGTTGATGAGGCGGGGCTATATTTACCTGAGAAATTAAGACCTGTATATCGGACTGTGGTGGACGCTATGTCGAGATCCAAAGATAAGGGATTGGGTTATATCACGCAGCCGTTGGCCAACGCCCTGTACCCTACGGACGAGCGACGGGACCGGCGTCTGGACGGGGAGCATCCCGTTGGTTATGTGGATGCCATAGATGGCATATGGCCTAGGGAGAAATATGGGCTATGGGGAGAAAAAAATGAGAGGAAGCAAGATGGAGGAGAAACAAGAGAATCTGTTCTCGATAAGCCTAGATTTGGGAGCAGGGTATTGGATAATTACGTAGCTTCTGCTCACCCGGTTTTGTCAATGATATATGATATCGCTAACTCAAGGTATACTGATGGCCCTACTCGTATAAATAAAGCTGCGTATTCATCAATAGACCCTATGGGGAAGAATCCGGAATGGTATGAGTATCCTGTTCATTTTATGAAGATGTTCGGGAAATATATATCTGGTGATTTTAATAATAAGTTATATGGCGATAGTGATAATGATGATTTGGGCACAAGAACTAGTGATGAGGCTTGGGCTAAATACAATAAACTCCCTTACGATGAGTCTGTATTGATAGATAACGGTGATGGTACGTATAGTATACGAAAGGAATTATCTAATAGGATGATACCTGATTCGTCTATCGTAAGGAATAGGATTGATGTGAATAGGAGTCTGTTTGATAAGGAAACTAAGGAATACAATGAAGGACTTATAAAAGCTTTAAGCGATGCCGATCCAGAGGAGTATGAGAGGATCCAGAGGGAATATAAGGATCTGAAAAGGGTAAGAGAGGGTGCCATATCAGCGGACGAAATGAATATAAAAGGGTTGAGATCTCTTTATGATAAGGGGTATGGCGTCGTGAATGAATTTAATTATAAGGATCGTAGGCTTGATAAGAATGAGGCTGGTCCCCATAGTGTACTTGGAGATTATACGATATATCGTGACAAGAACAAGGGAGGGTACAGGTATAAGGATATTTATGACTTTAATCCCGCCGTCCAGTTTCTTTTGAATGGGGATATATTTAAGATAGATGGTAGTGTTGATAAAAAGGATAATGGAGGCTTGGTAAACACAGGACTAGATTACGGGGCTGGTAAATATGTTATTGACCCAAACAGATCAGAGGGTAGCAAGATGGCTATATATGATGAGATATGGGATTATTTGACCGATAAGAAAGGAATACCACAAACACAAGCTATTGGTATTCTATCGAACATCGCCGCCGAGTCCGGAGGGGACACCGAAGCCCTAGGAGCCGCCGGTGATTTTGGCATCCAACAATGGCTTGGACCGAGGAAGAAGGAGCTACAGCGCAGGTATGGTAAGAAACCGACATTGACCCAACAACTGGATTATCTTGTGGATGAGTATCAAGGTCGTGTACCGGGGCTAGGTTGGAACTACATGAACCAAGGCAAGTTCTTTGATAAGGACGCTCAAGGCAATATATATAATTACTATATGTATTCGAAGGCTGATTTTGATAACGCCACGAATTATAAGGACGCTACCGTAGCATGGAATCAAGGATACGGAAGACCCCTTGGATCGACATTAAGAAACGAGAAGCGGTTTGAGTTCGCCGATATGTTCTCCAACAGATACGGTGTCCCGGAGAACGAGCCAATGAGATACGAGTTCGGGCAGCGGGATTCGGGCACGGGGGACGGAGGTCAGCAGCCCGTACCTGAGACGGTAGCCCCTGCCGATCCTTCTTTGGCTTCCCGCCCTTCCATGGATAGCTGGTGGGAGAAGGAAGGTCAAGACCTGTTATATAAGATGCTAGCTCAATCCGGCGCCAATAAGAAAGCTATAGAGGATATCGCTAATAACATCAAGAATGATCCCCAATCAGAGGCGCAGATAGCGGAAGCCGAGCGTATGCGTAGGGAGCAGGCGAAAAGGCAGTTGGTGCTTAATATGATACCGGGATTAAGTCTTAACATAAAAGGTATGAGTAGAACTCGAAATTAATACTACATTTGTGAAATTATTAAATGTTTTAGATATGAAAAGATTGTTGTTTTTATTTGCTATGTTATTGACGCCGTTCGCTTTGATGGCGCAAGAGGTAATCCCATCAGAAGGGGCTATTACTATTGATCTGACTACCTTTACCGGCATCATGGCTTTTGTTACGATGTCAGCTACCCAACTAGCCAAGGTTGTGCCGTATATTGACACCCATAAGTGGGCTAAAGTCCTATCCGCCGTAGTCATAGGTATGCTGGTTTGTATATTAGCGTGGCTACTAAAGGTGTCTCCATTGCTTATAGGGAGTGAATGGTGGGAGGCTCTATTATATGGAGTGGCTGTAGGTCTCAGTTCTGCCGGTTTCTATGATTTGGTTAAGGCTATAGGATCATTATTCATAAAAAGAATTTAATTCTGTACATAATAATAGCATTTGCTGAGAGACTCATCGTTGTGAAATGATGAGTCTCTGTTTTTTTAAATTATCTTTGTGTCAGAACGAAATTAATTAGACATGAGCAAATACGTAATCAAGAGGAAGATACCTAAATATCAAGAGGCCGGGGAAGTCGGGTCGTATATGCTTGGTAATATGGACGGTATACAAGGGTTAGGTATAGAACCTTTGGTGAATACCAACCAAGGATTACCCGCGCCGGTCAATCCGCTAGGGATATATTCTTTGGATACTCCAGATCAGTTGAGGACTAAATACGCTAATGCTTTTGATCAGGATAATGTGTTTCCGGCTAGCTTCAAGGGTAGTTTACAGCGTATAGCTGAGAATTATCAGGACAATGGTATTACGCTTAATAACATAACTGTTAACGATGTTGATAAGTCTAAGACCGGTTCAGGCGAGACGGATGTTTTTGATTTTACCACCATCCCCTACTATGGCGCTGATGATATAGGGTCTAGATTCACTCAGATGGGTCGTGGTATAGGGCGTATGAGAAGCGAGGGATATGGTGATTTATCCACTGGGGCTAAAACAGCTAATACGATAACCACCATAGCCTCAGGAATTAGTGGTATCATGGGGTTGGCTCGTAACGTGGTTTCTGGGATAGCGTCAGAGAAAGGTACTCGTACTAATATCAGGTTGGCTCAAGATCGTGAGGCTAGGCAAAGAAGGCAATCCCAGATGCAGTACAAGGATGGTGGGGGTGTTTATCTAGGGCCTAATAATAGGTTCGATAGCGGAAGCCTTACCGGTGAGTACCTGTATCCGTTACCTAAGTCGATGGAAGATCAAGCCAACGTAGAGGTCGAGAAGGGTGAGTACGTGACGCAGCCCGGAGAGGCGCCGATGGAGGCTATGGGGCAGAAGCACGCCGATGGTGGAACCCCCGTTTCCTTGGAGCAGGGAACGAAGGTTATTACCGACGACACAACCATAGAGCCGGATTTCGCTAAATACATCAGAGATACGTATGGGATCAAAGCCACGCCTAAGGATACGTATGCTACGTTAATGGACAGGTATAAGGCTAAGATCGGTCTTAAATCGGCTTACGATGACCAGAAGAAGGCATTGGAGAAGCTGGAGAAAAATAATAAGATAGATGATGAGAATACAAGGCGTTTGAACGCCTCCGTATTATCCAAGGCTATAAATGATAGCAACGATATCGTTAATGGATTAGAGGGAAGATTTACGGACTTCGCTAACGTCATATACAAGGAGCAGGAAGACCGGAAGATGAAGAAGGATGAGGATACGTATTTCGCTAAGGGTGGTGAGATAGATAACATCATATCCAGATCCATGAAAGAATACGGTCTTACGGAGGAGGATATAGCTGAGGCCAAGAAAGAGCTGCTTAAGAAAGTGGCTGGGATTCGCCAGAAGATGGAGAAAGGTGGTAGTTCTTTATTCGATTATCTACTTACTTTCCGTCCCGTAGAGAACAAGTATAATAATAAGGATAACACGTTTGGGTATCAGCGTCAAGGTCAGGATGGCTCTTATGGCGGTATTAATACCGATGAGAGACTGGAGTATTATAAGACGTTCATGCCTTTGGCTTATGATGCTTATATGAGCGCTCCGAAGGCTACTGCCGCCAAGGCTCTTCAGGATGCTATATACAGCACTACTGGTGGGTGGATGGGCTTGGCCACGGCGGAGAACCCGATCATCGCCAACGCAGAGGCGCTTCGGGATTATACGACACTCGTTTCCTTTGGAGGCGAGGATAGCCAAGGTAATTACCCGGAAGATAAGAAAGCCTCATATCATGATAGGATGAGAGACAATAAGTTTGGTCAATATTCCTCATCTCGTCCTATGATCGGTCTGGATGTTGTTACAGAGGAACAGCATAAAGCTCTTAACGACGCTGGTATCACTCATTTTAGCCAACTATTCTCTGACAAGAACAAGGATGTCGTTAATAAGATACTTGGCGAGGATATGCTTAAGATGCAGGCATTGAGATCCATGAAAGGAATGGAAGGTCTTGATTTTATACTTGATCCTCATAAGGTGGCTCCCGGTCCTATGGATATAGGTGATGTGGAGGAACCTGATGTTAAACTGGATATGCCTGAGCTGATTGACCCCAATACACTCCCTAAGACCAATACAAATGCCGGTAAGTCGAACAGCGGCAATGGAGGCAGGAATATAGTAGGTGGTGGTCTTGACTTCCCCGAGGTATTTAGGATGACCCCGGGAGCCGTGACAACGGAAGGTCTGGAAAGGCATTACGCTCCTACCGTGGATCCGGTGTTGAGATCGGCTGATCAGTATATGGTTGAGACCAATCGTGCTTTCCAATCACAATTGGATCAGATGGGTAATGTCCCGGATTCCCAGAGAGGGGCTTTATCATCCAACTTACAGGCTATCATGAGTTCCAATATAGGTAGATACATTAATGAGGTAGAACAAGGGAACGTGGCTCAAAGGACTTGGGCTGATAATGTAAACGCCCGTACTTGGTCTGATACGTATGATAAGAATATAGCACAACGTCAAGCTTATCAACAACGGATATTGCAGGGGTTGGCTATTAATGACGAGAACTGGGCTAGGTATTTCGATAGCGTAAATGATGAGATCCAGCAGAAGTGGAATACGGCTACGACCATGAATACATTAAGGTCTATATTCGGGGATGTCAAGATTGGTCCTAATGGGCAGTTGATCGCTGATCCTCAAGGAGATATATTGAGTTATAGGAGATTATATCCCGCTCAGGAAGTAACTAAAAGCAAGAAAGGATAAAGGATGGCTTCACAATATAGTATATTAAGGAATTACGGCAAGTATGTATCGCCCTACAACATGGATGTCATGATGCAGGGGATGGGGTACATGCAGCAGAAGATAGATACCAATCGGCAGGCTATAAACGAGTATGCTGATTATATTATCAATTCTGACATTATAAAACCTCAGGATAGGGAATATCTTCAGAATAGGTTAAATGGGCTGATACAGGACGTGAATAACGTGTATCGTAAATCTAATTTGGCTTCCGACGGTATAGCCAGAAGCATACAGGCTCGTCTTGGAGAAGCTCTGGATACCCGTGTGTTGAATGCTATTGCCGGTACTAGGGAGATCCGGGCTTTTAGCGAGAAGATGGAGGATATGAAGCTGAACAATCCCAAGATGTATAGTCCTATAAACGAGGCTGAGGCTTTTGCGGATGCCGTGGCTTGGATGAATGACGGTCAGGTAGGGACACGTCTTAATCCTATACATTATACCCCTTATACGGATTACCACGCTGAGATTGATGAGAAGATGAAGAATTTCATCTCCCTTAACAAGGGGAAGAAAGTCAATGTACCGGTGACTGATGCCAATGGCAACAGGACGGGCGAGATGCGTGAGATGTATATAGATGAGATGAGTTACGCTCAGGTCAGGGATATAGCCATGGCTTCTATATCTGAGAACGGTAAGGCTCAGATGCAATTAGAGGGAAGATATATGGCTAGAACGAATCCTGACTTATTTAATGTTCAAAGCACCTCAGATTTCCTTAAAGGGTATATTGATGATTTCAGTGTCAAGGAAGAATCCATACGAGCCAAGCTAAAGGGCGTTGGCAATGACAAGGCCAAGAGGGCTAAGTTGGAGTCAGAGCTGGCGGATATCACCAAGCAGAAAAATGATTTCGTGGAGGAGGCTGAGGGCGTTATCGGCAGCAACTACAGTCCGGAGCGGGCCGGCATGTTTATGGTGCGGCAGCAGTTCCTTCGTGGTGTCGGATTGAGATGGTCTTATAATAACTCATATGAGACGTTGGGCGTTGACGATTATTATTTCAAGGCTAATCAACAGATGATGGAGAGGGCTAAGTTCAATGAGACAAAAAGGCATAATCTAGCCATGGAGAAATCCGCTTTGATAAGAGCTAGTAAATCAGGTAAATCGGAGAATGGAAATGGTGGAGGCGATGACATGACCGGTCCCACCGTGGTTACGAAGAGTGCCAATCTTGAAGATGTGAATATAAGCGATGAGTTCATGAATGGATTTATAGCCAATGAAAAGGCGGTGAATACAGGCATGGAGAATTTTGTAAAGTCTCTATCAGACGATGCCAAGAGGAAGATCGACGCATGGTCATCTGATCCTGAGAATAGTAATGTGGTCAAGGATATGGATAGGGATCAGGTTATCATGACTTATTTTAAGGCTAATGGTGGATCTACGAATACACTTCTTGATTATAATGGAAAGGATAGTTATATAAAGCTTCTTGGGTTAAATAACCAAAGGAATAAGTATAGTAAGATTAATGAGGGTTTCAATAAGGCTGAGAATACTGTTTTGGATGGTGTTGATGCTATAATTGAGAAAGAGGCTAGATCGTATGAAGGATCAGGTATAGACATTAGTTACGGATTTGGCACATTCAATCTTGGGGATATTAACAATAATGGTGATAAGGTTTTTGATATAGATGGCATAAACGATATAACATTAGACGATTGGGCTAAGCTATCTGCTTATAGTTCTTTGCTAAATGATAATATAAACGTTGTTAATAGTAATATTCAAGGGGAAGCGCCATACGTATCGGTAGATTCAGGTCAGTCAAGTATTATTATGGATCGTTTGAATGATCTTATGGGAACGTCTTTGTCGCTTGATGATATTGAATCTATAATGTCTCTTGCCGTATCTGGGGCTAACAAGAATAGGCATATCGAGGAAATAAAAGACAGGTTTGCTGGGGATAATAGAGCGATCGCTGTCGCTACCGCTATATATGACGAAGCGCATAAGGAAAGAAATGATTTATTAAGGCATAAATGGAGCCGTGGAGATTTGGGTAGGTTAAATGATGACGCAAAGCGTGCTGGCGAGGATTATCTAAGACAATATCGTCATGAATATGCCGAGCGTGAGTATATCTTCTCCGGCGATTATCCATCTAAAAGTAAGGCGGAGGAGGATTATATAAAGATCAGCGATTTATTTACTCGTGGTGGTGGTTTTATCCCTAAGAATGAGGATAATGCCAATACAAAGATAACATTTACTATATCTCCTATAGGTGATGGTAATTATCAGATCATTGGTAATAATGGAGGTGATGGCAGATCTGTTGTTGAGGTAAGTGAGGCTGATTTAGCCGCCAATGACCTTACTTTTTATAAAGAAGATGTAAATATCCCATCCGAGACCTACGACTCTGGTGTTGTATCTATATCGTTTGCCAATTCAAGTGATAACGCTTATGGGAAGATGGCCAAGGCATTGCAGGTAGCTCCTGTAGCTTATGCCAGCGGAGCCAAGGATATGACAATGCCTTATATAGATATGTTCACGAATATAAATGACGGTAATATCAGGAAGAATCAGATGATGATCGCTACCGATGTGTTATTTGATAACGCTTCTATGTATGAGTTAAGGGCTTCCGGATATAAGTATAATAATGGTTCCTCTGGGATAAATGTTGATATATACAGCAAGGGAGGAGCAAGGGATGGCGGTACTCCATTATACTCAATTGATCTGGATGGCGTTAATTATGCTGATGAGGTAGCTAGGAAAATTGATTTCAGCCCTCAATATTATTTGGTCATGGCATGGCAACAGATACTTAGTAAGGAGAATGAGGTGTATTGGAGAAGTGAAGGTAGATCTACTACTGATGATTTTGAAAGTTTCATCTCGCCTATAGCTAGTATGATCGATCAGGAGATAAGAAACAGGAATAACGGAAATAGTGGAAATAATGGAAACAATGGAAATCTATAATAATACCTCTAATGGGAAGAGTCTTGCCGAGAAGTACAGATATCCTACCATGAACGTAGATAATATAAAGGCTATTGGCACAGATTCATATAGTATACCGGATCGTGACATGCCTCCGATATTGGATCCGTATTCCGCTTCCGAGAGATCAAAGTCCCAGATACCATCATTGTCGGAGAGGATCAAGAATACTGTTAAGACAAATTATTATGATGATATAAAGCATATGTCCCCATTGGGATATATGGCATCTGATCAAAGTTATAAAGGTAGGTTTAACCTTACAGGTCCTGAGATATCGTTAGAGGACTCGAGATATCGACTCAGTGGCGGTACTTGGATACCTAAATACGAGTCTTATATTCCCGGCGTAGATAACGACACGCGTCTATCTAGGAGCCAAGGTAGGACCGAGAAATGGATGAGAGGATTGGGTAAGCTGGCGGGTAAGACTGCTTTATACGGATTAGGCGGCGTTATCCAGCCTTTTTATGGTATTTATGCCGGAGTATCCAAAGGTAATTTCAATGCTGTTTTTGATAATGATTTTACGAGATGGTTAGATGATCAGGATAAGAAGATGGATTATGGTCTAGCTCATTATTACAATCGAGAGGAGCGGGATATGAATTTTCTTCAGAGCATGACTACGGCTAATTTCTGGTCTAACGATTTCTTATCCGGTCTTGCTTTTACCGCTGGTGCCATGTTATCATCAGCTGTATATTCCGGTGCTGGATTGATGAACTTAGCTCGTACGGGAGCTAGGGCAGGCGTGGCTTTGGCTAGGATAGGCAAAGCGGCTTCGGATACCAAGAAAGCGTTCGGCGTTTACCTTAGGGCCGCCCGTACTGGACAGAGGATAGGCAAGGGGCTGGACACCCTCGCTTTCCTTGGTACATCTACCTCGTGGGAGGCATCTGTCGAAGCTAGAAGCATGTTGATGGAGGCTGAGGAGAATTTCAGGCAGTCTTACCGTAACGCTTATGGAAGGGAAGTCCCATATGAGGAGCTTATGAAGTTCAGGGCTGACAATGCCAATGCCGCTAATGCTGTATTCGCCGCCAACGTCGGCATATTGTCATTATCCAATATAGCTATGTTCGGTGATATGTTCGGCATGGATCTTGGCGTGGATAAGTTTATAAAACGCAATATATTTGGCGTAGGGGCTGAGAGGATGGATAACGGTATGTTAAGAACCATAACGCCAAAGAAATGGCAGAAAATAGCCGGGAATACGTTCAATATTATCAAGCGCCCAGTGTCAGAAGGTCTTTATGAGGAAGGTCTTCAGGGAGTGGCTAGCAAGTCCGCCGAGGATTGGGTAGAATCAAGATACAATCCTATGGCTATCCGTCAGAACATAGGTTATATGGAGGCTATAAAGAACGGGTTCAAGGAAACATACGGGTCTAGTCAAGGCTGGAAGGAGATCGGCATCGGTATGATTATCGGATCGGTTATGGGTGGAAAGACCTTTGGAGGTATAAAGGAATGGAGCCAAGACATGTCCCGGAACAAGGGGATGGTGGAGGCCTACAACGCCAATGCCGGCGCCTTGACCGAGGCCGCTGTCCGTGCTATTCGTGGCAGTATGGCTCTTAACGCTCAATTATCTGGCGTAGACACATCGTACGAGAGTGATGGTAGGATCATAAACAAGGATTTTAGTGACGCCGTATTCAATCGTCTCCGTTATGATTCGGAGATGGGGATGCTGGATGATACCAAGGAGAATTTCAGGACGGTAGTCGAATCTATACCTAACAGCGATATAGCCTCCGATATGAATATGACAGATGAGCAGGTAAATGAGTATAAGTCCAACCTTATCAGTGAGTTTAATAAGAAGGTAGATAATTTTACCATGGCCAATAGGTTCGCCGACTCCCTTACCGATGGTATATCCAATAGGTCGTTTAACGCCTATATCTCCAATATGGCTTATAATGGCCTTGAGGCGAAGGATAATTTGAACGATATTGCCAATCAGTTAAGAAGGATATACAATACGGATATAGGCCCCGCTCTTGATATATATTCTCGTCTTAATCCTGATTCGAGCAGGGATCTTGAAGAACTCAGGAAGCTTACGGATGATATACAGAGGATGGAGAAGAATATCTTGAGGCTTCAACAAAGTGTCGCGTCGAAGGACGCTCTTGAATCTGATAAGGCTAAGTTGGTCAAGGAGAATGATAGGCTTCTTAAATTAACAGAGGATAGGATCGCATTGGAGAGGAAATTAACTACGTTAATTAACTCAGAGGCTGATATATCTAAGTTGTTCTTAAATAGAAATGATTCAAGGATCAGTGCCGCTGATCTTATGGCGGCTTATGATACTATAGCTGATTTTGAGAACGTCGTATCTATCCGTGGGGTTGATAATTATAAGGAGGCTATGGCATTGCTTAGTGAGTATCGTCATAATCTTGTGGCTTATAAGAATATAAACGAGTCTCTTCGTCGTATGCGTGACAGAAGATTCATCCGGGCGCAGGAGCGCGGGTTCATGAAGATATTATCGAACGTATGGGGTAAGACTTATGAGGAGGATGATAGCAAGTATGATTTCAGGAATACTGATAATCCTGATGCCAATGATCTTTACGCCAACGACCAAGCTATAGACAAGGCTTACCAAGATGGTCTTATAGGGGAGGATGAGGCATTTATGTTCAAGACATATAATCATATGATAGCCAGATCTATGGAGAACGAGATTAAGACCGATGAAGGTAATATAGTCGAGAGGGTTCCTGATGATGAGGATATCATAAATCCTTCTGACGATAGAATCAATAATATAGCTATAAAGATATGGAACGGTAATGAGGATGTCTTATCTCCTAGGGAGAGACAGATATATGATAATAACAAGCCTCGTGTCGATAGTCTAGTTAACGGGTTTGGGGATAATCCTATTTCAAGGATCAATAAGGCTAGATCGATAATAGATAGATTGAAGATCCATGATAATATTTATGATAATATCAAGGACGCTGTTGATGATATTGTAGATATGAATATCAATGGTCTTGATCAGGATCAGATCAAAGAAGCTATAAAGACTTATAATGATCTTATGAATGAGGCTGACAATGGCAATGAGATTGATCAGGATAAGCTTAATGAGGCTATTGATATTATCAATAATTATTCCGATGGGCCTCTTCTTCAATTCGTGGAATGGATGAGGTTGTATGATAACGGAAGTATAGCTGTCAAGGATTACGATAAATCCATACCTATGGGTGATGTCCTCACAGAGAGCGAACCCGGGACATCCACCGGCAGGACGGAAGTTAACGCCGCCCAGAACCCGGTGGTGTTGATGGCCCAGAAGAGAGAGATCGGTGGGGTCATGTATTATGAGGTTGGCGGAATGAGACTTGATAGGTTTATGGACAGTCTTGGGCTTAAAAGATCTGATGCCACTGATACTGATAATGGAAGGGTGATGGATTTCACCAACGGAACCGACATATTTACTGTTATAGAGTCGAATAACCACTCAAGATGGATGATTAGCGAGGATGACGCTCAGGCTTTCGAGAACGCTACCGGTGTCATATTGGGGCGGCAAACCGCCTTGTCGACCTCCATCTGGTTCATGGTGTATCGCAAGGGGCAGGATGGATCTATTGTCCCTTATTATACGGGTGATACGTTTGGATCTAACAACGAGTCGGTGAATCAGGAAGCCGTAGCTAATCTCCGTAAGGATAATATCGTAAGGTTTAAGATGGATATGTCAGATCCATATACCAAGGAATTGTATGATAAATACAATAGCCTTAACGCCGTTGACCCTAATTCTGATGAGACTAAGTCGGCTTACCGAGAGCTGGTTGATAATATGGTTATTAAGATCGTGGATAGCGACGGCAATTTCGTCTCGGTACTGAAAGCCAATGACCCGGATTCAAAAGGAAGTAACGCTGATTTAAGGAGTATGGCCTTTGAGTTGTATAGGGATAATGTAGGATCTGTCGCTGGCGAGATTGATATACCGTTCGTAGGCACAGTCACCAGTGTTTTGCCGGGAAGACCTAATTTTAGCGTAAGTGATGATAATGGGACGTTGATGGTATCCGAGAATGACTTTACCAGCGAGACGGTCGACAAGGTAGAGAGCGTAGGATATATAGAGAACGGGGTGGTTACGATGAGGGATGATATTAAGTATAATATATTCCCGTTCTGTACGGCTATCGTCAGGGACAAGTATGGTGACTATAAAGATTCACGTATCCCGGTCGTAGCTATAAAGACAGGAAATGGAAGAAATTACCTGTACCCCGTAAGATTGAAAAATCAGGATATATCGTCATTCTCATCCATGATCGGATCGATGGCTGATAGGATTACGGAGGGTCTAGGCGGAGGCGTAAGTATTGATGATATAATGGATCTTAATAACGCTATAGCCAGATCAGGGTTGGATAATAAGACATATATGATTCCGCTGGCGGGAGACGTGGATGTTATCAAGAACCGGCTTAAAGCTGTCAAGGAAGCGGCTAGCAGGATGCCTATGACCGCTGACGTAAGAGGATGGATAGGTGATTCCAGAACTAAGGAGGATATTTTGATGAATGACGTTACGATCAACATCGATCTTAACAACGATCCTTTCATAGCTCCTAAGTTTAGGATGAGTATCAAGGAGAACAAGGTATCCAAGGAGGAGACGGAAGTCTCGTTCCCTAACCTGCCGGATCTGCCATCGGAGTTCGCCTCGCCTACGAAGGCGGCCGAGGACAAGTCTTTGGTTTCCGACGGTAACGTAGTATCCGGAGAAAATGAGGCGGAAAATCCTTGCTAAATAAAATATCTTGACTTATCTTTGCGGCGTCAGTCCATCACCTGACGAGTAAGATATTTAAAAGTTGGTCCCTGTCGGGTGTGTGATGGCCCCGGTGGGGACTCTTTATATTATGCAATTAGATGCCTTTTTACATCGGAAGATCATGCAAGACCTACGCATCCAGCGAGCGAAGGTCTTGATGATGTTATACACCAGTCATTATTTTGTCAATAACAGACAAAAGCAGTTGCTTGACCATACATACGCTTTAAGCAGGGATCAGGCTTTTGATTATATGACTGAGTTCAACAAAAGGCTTAGTGATAAGGTGGGTATAAAATGTACGATGGATATCCTTCTACCTACCGATGACGATAACGCTAATATCATAATCGAGTACAATGGTATCATCAAGAAGCTGATGAAGGAGGCCGAGAAGCTGGAACTTGACACTGACGCCATTAAGGAAATGATGCGTGATCTTCTTAATGAGTTGAAGGATGATATTGATCTTAATATCCTGATATTTGACGTAACCCAGTTACTTATAAAATACAATCTATTTAGGTTGGATGCCATAACCGAGCAGGAGTTCAAGGACTCTTTCGTCAGGATGGATAGTAGGAATATGGAGATAAAGAAATTAACTTTATCTGATATCAAGAAGGTGGTGATGATGATGGAGGATAGATATAGTTATATTTCGTCTATATGATGGACAAATATAATTGATTACGTTTTTTGTAAAAATGTCTCCTGTTTGTTTGTAGTTTCAAAATAAGGTCTTATATTTGCGGTGTCCATCCGTTATTGGGCCATAAGAAGATATTAACTCGCCTAAGCGTAGGCGATAGATGAGGGTCATTGGTGGAATAACGGACGCCAATGGCTCTCGTTGTTTTTATATCATGAGTGAATTATCTGAGATTTTTAGTTACAATGGTAATGATGTAACTTTTAAAACGGTTGATGATGTAACCTATGTTAATGCCACGGAGATGGCTAAATACTTTAATAGGAGAACAAACGACTATTTATCGTTAGTATCTACTAATGAGTTAGTTAAGGCAATTACCAGAAAAACTGGTAAATCTGAAAATCAGTTAGTTATAAAGAAGACTGGAATGCCGGTTTTTGGAGGTGGGGTATGGTTGCATGAGGATATAGCTATAGATTTTGCCCAGTGGCTTAGTGTAGATTTTAAGCTGTGGTGTACAGATAAAATAAAGGAACTTTTATTGAAAGGGCATACATCAATAAATAGGAGTAATTCTGATATAAGCAGAAGAGATCTACCATCCGATTATATAGAGGCATTAGAAGCGTTAATTAAATCGGAGAAGGAGAAAAAGGCATTAGCTGAAGCCAAGAAAGTGGCAGAAGAAGCTAAGAGGATATCTGATAATATTATCAAAGAACAGGCTCCTATGGTTGAATTTGCTAAGACAGCCGAAATAGCCCAAGAGACAGATATGTTGATCAGAGAGGTTCGGGAAAAGCTAGAGGCTCATGGATATGATATAGCGGAGAAGAATCTTCGTATATTGCTTGAGGATAATAAGTTCTTCGCCAAAACCGGTAAGAGATGGTTGTTATCCCAAAGGATGATAGATCGTGGTTATGCTCGTTACAGATATCGTGATGACGATGAGTTTTATGGAACTAACACTGTTTATGTGACTCCTAAGGGATTCCAGTGGATCGTGTCTAAGATATCTGGGGAATGGATGCCTAGGTTCTTGGAATTGAAAGGTAGGGTTCTGAGTAGATCAGATAAAGATATTTTCGCTAAACGATAAGTTTCATTTTTTTTTGTTATTTAGGATTGAGTTTTTTGCCTGTCCGTGAGGATCGGCAAAATGATTTGTACTTTTTCAGAGTAAACATAAGGTT